ATATTATATTATATATAATATAATATTATATTATATTATATTATATTATATTATATTATATTTCTTTGGTTCTTTCTTTCAGCCTCTTGCTGAATCACCCATCCCACCCGTTACCAAAAGATAAAATTTCAAACTCAAAAGGAGAACGACACAATGACAGAAATACGAGAAACCGCATACAATCAAACCAACGACCATAAAACAGCAGAGATATCGACCAACGAAGCGGTATGGATCAACAAGCTGCTGCGACTTGCCGACAAATACCCTAACGAGATACATATTCTTGAGCACCCAGATAGCAACTACGGTGTGCTTTTGGTTGAGCTACCTAAGTCATGGTTCAAAATCAGCCCACCCAGAACATGCAATTTGACTGATGCACAGAAAGCGGCGGCATCCGAAAGACTCAAAAATGCTCGTCAGAAACGTACATCTGAAGTGTAAAAAAATGATTTTAAAAACGCACCAATGAGTTTTCAGGTAAATTTATATGTTCTACCAATTGCGTTTTAAATTTGCATAAAAAAATACTATTGAATAGAGGGGCATAGAATGAGTATTGATTTTTATAACCAACATATTTATACCGCACGAAAAGAGCACGAATGCACTTTATGTAGAAAACCCATATTGAAGGGTGAAGAATATGTTTATACTGTTTGTAAATGCTATTGCGAAGATTTGTATACTTCCAAAATGCATCTTACTTGTGATGATTTGACGCATCGTTATATCCAGACTCTGGAGCCAGATGATGAATATAATGAGATTGACGTGCTGGATGATATTCGTGACCAAGTATGTTCAATTTGTGAGGACAAAGCATCTTGTAAGTGTAAATATTGGGATGTGCCTAGGTGCTCAAAAGTTATTGAAACATACCGTTTGTAAGAAGGAGGGTAAAACGCTTGTAAGCGTGATGATGGTACACCAGGCATTGAGTTTAACATAGAATGCTGTGGCTACACAAGACAGATTATTGATGCATTATAAAAATATAATTTTGAGAGGCAATTACAATGATCGATTGCAGAAATTTAATTATTGAAGACATCACGCCATGGCACGGCGATGTGTTTGATCATCCGATCTATGAGTACTCTTGTAAACTGTCTAAAAAGAAAATCATACCTCATATTCATTGCAATTATAAGCGATGCCAAGATTATGTCCCTGTTAATGAAGATGAAAGTGTGAATTATAAGAAAGGAAATTAACAATGAAAGACTGTAAAGACTGCAAATATTTTAATGGATATGACTATGATGACGGCACACCTGAGTGTGATTACGAAGGAGGATATGAGGCTTGTCCATACTGTTGTGAAGGAGATGTGGAAGAAGATAAATGCAAAATCATACTTGATATGCCCGATATTACAACATTTATCAAGCACACTGTTGCCAATACAGTTGAAAAAGCAGTATATGATATGATTGATAATTGTGTTAAGTCAATGGTAAAGGACGAAATTAAAGACATTGCGGAAGCATATGTTGACGAATCTCTTAAAAAAGTTGTCGATGATGAGATAAAAGCATATATGCAAAAGGAGATTACTATAGGTGGTGGATGGCGTGAACCTGAAAGAAGGCTGAGTAGGAATGCGTATCTTGCTGAATGTACAGCTAAAGTCATTGACGAAAAGCTCAACCCTGAAAAAGTTGCAGATATAGTTAGAAACTATTGTCAGAGAACAATCGATGACAACGTTGCAAGCATTAAAGTTGCTGTTAATACAGGCATAAAAACTCAGTTTGACGAAACGACGAGAAAAGCACTGTCAGATAATGTTGTTTCAATGCTTATGGCGGGAGATACATATAAGAGACTTTCGGACAGTATGGAGAGAATACTGAAATAAGCGAAGATGAAAGGAAGAATAGAATGGATGCTGTAGAATTTCTGAAACAAAAAAACAAGATTGTGTGATACTAGTGATTGTGTGGATTGTCCACTTTCCAGTTGCAATAATGGTAAATCTGATTGTGATTGTAGTAATTTTATTCTGGTATTTCCTGAAGAAACAGTTGCGAAAGTAGAAAAATGGGCTATAGAGCATCCGCCGAAAACAAGACAAATTGAGTTGTTGAAATTATTTCCTATGACAAGAATGATAGATGGAGTAATTGATATATGTCCTATAGCCTTTGTAAAGGATCCTGATGGTTCGAGGGAGTGTTTAATGACCGATAATCTACCAATAAGTCAAAATTGCGAACAATGTAAACGTCAATTTTGGCTTACTGAAATAAAGTAACGATAGGAGGAATGTGGAATGAAGCTATATTTTTTAGCTCGTTCGGGAGAAGAGAGGCTGCTTGCTACGGTAAATACTGAAGAAGAAGCGTTTTGCGAGATTCAAAAATTTTTAGATGAGCATAACTTCACAAGTTATTATACACGGATTACGTTATTGCCAGATGGTGGTAAGTGGATTGATGTTGGCAGCCACTCAGAATTCTTCGAAATAAGATCAGAAAAAGAGGAGGAATAATTATGACTGAAGAAATTGCAAAGATTTATGATTTTGTTGCTAAAATGGAGGATTTATATTATTCGAAGCTAATGGGAGGAGAAAATCCAACATCTGCTGATATGATCGTAATGGCTCAAGCGTCAGCATTCCAAAGAGTTAAATATTTTATTGAGAGTTTGGAAGAAGAGAAAGAGCGAGGAAAGGAAAATGACAATTGAAGCAATTAAACAGATGCTCGGTACTTCTACATATGATTTTTTAAGGAATAACGAGCATCTTGGTGATAATATTGTGTTTCTTACACTTGGTGGTAGTTATGCCTATGGAACTAATATAGAAACTTCAGATATAGATATCCGGGGCTGTGCTTTAAATACCAAGGAAGAAATATTAACCAATAAGAAATTTGAACAGTTTGTAAATGAAGAAACTGATACTACTATTTATGGATTTAATAAGATTGTTGGTCTTTTAACGAATGTGAATCCTAATACTATTGAGTTATTGGGTTGTAAACCAGAGCATTATTTATACATATCTCCTATTGGTCAGGAGCTTTTAGATAATAAGAATATGTTTCTTTCAAAGAAATGTGTACACTCATTTGGGGGATATGCCTCAAGTCAGTTGCGTCGTTTGGATAATAAGGCGGCACGAGACTTGGGTCAGTTTCAGCAGGAAGCTCATATTTTGAACAGTATTAAAAACGCAGCTTGTTCGTATAAAGAACGTTATTTTGAGCATCCAGAAGATGCAATTAGACTATACATTGGTGAGTCAGTACAAGAAGAATATGATACTGAGATTTTTATGGACATCAATCTTCAGCATTACCCTCTTAGGGATTGGAAAGGTATGTGGTCTGATATGAACAATATTGTTAAAGATTATTCCAAGCTTGGCAAGCGCAATGCTCATGCTACTTCTCACGGTAAGCTGGCAAAGCATATGATGCATTTAGTACGGTTGTATCTGATGTGTTTTGACATTCTTGATAATGGAGAGATTGTTACTTATAGAGAAAAGGATCATAATTTTTTAATGTCTATTAGAAACGGTGATTATTTAGACGAAAATGATAAGCCGACCGAAGAATTCTTTAATATTGTGGATGAGTTGGAATCTCAGCTAGAGATGAAGAAAAATAGCACTATGTTGCCGGAAACTCCAGATATGAAGCGAATAGAAAAATTTGTTATGAGCGTTAATGAAAGAGTTGTCAAGGGAGAAATGTGAATGTCGGAGAAAATTAAAATATCTGGTGAACACCTAATGCCTGTGTTTGAGCGAATAGGTATTTATCCAAAAAATATTTATCATGGCAAGATAGATAAGTTTGAACATTTTGAGGTTTGGGAATTGACTCTTGAGGAATTTGCGAAAATGAATAGTATATCTCATGATAGATATCATGCTATTATGCCTAATGGCTCTTGGTGGGTTCCAGCGGCAAAGGATTTTGATATGCAAGGTGAATAAAATGACAGAAAAGATAGTGGTAGGTAACAAAGTTGAGAACTATAAACAGGCAACGTTAGTTAGTTTTAGTCAGATTGATAAAACATGGTGTGTTGATACTACTATTCCAAAACATTATAATAGATTTCTTAGGCAAGGTTGGAAGCTTGTTAGGGAATATGTTTATGATAATGGAGAGATTATTGGTGGGGTTTTTGAGGCACCAGAAAGAGCAATTACTGTTCGAAGTGTTACGAAGGAATAAAAAATATGAGTAAATAATTGTAAATGATTTGTAAATTAATATCCTGATATATTGACAATTGTCTGTTTTTGCTGTATAATATTTATAGTACAAAGTGATTAGGAAGGAGACTTGTTAAGATGTCGGGATTTTTTATTATTATACCCTTGTTCATGATGGAATTATACTGGATAGACCAGTATTTTGTGGATTGACTATAAGACAAAGTGATTGAGGTGGTGAACACATGGCAAAATCACAAAAAAATCAAATTTTTGTGCTAAAAATTAATACTAAATATTTGTCGAAATATAATTGGCATTTAACTTTTAAACTAAGTGAAATTAGAAAACAGCCACAATTGGTAGTTAGTCTTGGCTCGTCTCAAATATTGAGATGGTTAGAAAAAGAACAATGCCGTCAAAATAATGATTTTGAAGCAACAAAAATTAAACGAGAAATTAAACAAATCAAAAAACAAGAGAATAGCATTGAGAATAAGAAACGAATTAGTACTTTGTACGATCAGTTATATGAAAAACAATTTCAACAAGATTATTTAATGCTTGTTATGGATTCTCCAAAGGACTATAGATATGTATGTAAACATGGATTCAAAATAACTATTGATTATGGGCATACCATTAGGACTGTAGAATATAAAAGGTTTCTTGGAACCGCAGGTTCTATTAAAAAGAGCACTATTATTTTTGTCAATAAAGAAGTTCATGATATCTTAATGACAAAAATTAATAATGGACGCTATGAGGGACCCAAAGGGGACGAAGCACCTAAAAAATACAATGATATTGATTTAAATTATAAATTTATTGCAGCAAAAATCAATGCTTATTTTGCGTTACAATGTTCTGCTAGTATTGCCGTTCCTTGGCCACGCATTATTGTAATTAATGATGTGCATACGAAGTTCAAGGATGTCGTAAGACTTGTGAAGAACACTGGTGGTGATAATCCAGAATGGCCAAGCGTGACGGATGATATTAAGACGGAAATAGAAATTAATACTTGTGATGGTATGGGATTTATTTCTCCTGAAATGAGTGCTGAGTGGGCAAGAGCCCTAAATGAAGGCGATGAGCCGTTATCTGGGTTTAATACTCGTTGTGCATTCTTGAAGGGGATGGTATTTACGGTAGATTTTAAGAAATTTGCTGAAGAAATGGCGCATACATACATTATTAAAGACGCATGGGGAGACAAGAGAGACGTAAGGGATGCGGACGTTATTCTCACTGTTTCTATGTTAAAATTATGGGACTCGTATGCTGGCTATGAAGATTATTATAATAACTGTATGAAAAATGAATATGAGTTTTGTATTGCAAAAAGTACACCTCATGAACTACGTAATGTTCACACTACAAACTATCAATATCTTCAGGATTTTTCATTTACAGATGCGCAGATTGATGAGTTAATCAAACCTACTGTTACAGGAATTAAGGAATGTCTAGGGTTAGATTGGACAAAACTTATTTTATATATGTGTGGTACTGGACTTGACGAAAAGAATGTATTGTATATGGATCCTATGTGTAAGGCAATTATGGCAAATCCAGAACTCGTTCAAGATCCTTATGTGAGATCTAAAGTTAGTAGGATGATTCAAAAACGAATTAATTCGGCAAAGATAGGTGTATTGGACGTAGAGGGTGATTATAGTATTGCGGGCAATGACCCATATTCATTATTACAGCATATGTTTGGTCTAGAGGTTACTGGTTTGTTAAAAAAGGGAGAGTGTTATCATCAGTATTGGAAGGACAGAGGAACAAAAGAAATTTGTATATTTCGGGCTCCAATGACAACAATTGAGAATGTGTGTAAACTTAGTGTTGTAACTAGCTCTGAGATGGAAAAATGGTACAAGTATATCAAAACATGCATCATACTTAATAGTTGGGATACTACGGCAATGAGATGTAATGGAGAAGATTATGATTCGGATTCGAATTTTTGTACAGACAATAGAGTTTTACTGGATGCCTTTGAGTACAAAACTACTCTGATGTGCGTACAGGATAGTATGTCCAAGAAAGTACCGACTGAGGAAGATTATATAAAATCTGACATTAATGGTTTTGGTGATGCTATTGGTAGTGTTACGAACAAGGCAACAAACATGATTTCTTTACGAGAACAATTTGATAAAAATAGTGAGGAATATAAGCGGCTCACTTATAGAATTAGTACGATGATGAATTATCAGCAGAACGCTATTTTGAACTAAATGGTAGCGGCGTTCAGTAATGAACGAAAAATAAAAATACGGTGAACTTACAAATGTAAGGTGTGTAGTCTACGCTAGGAATCATAGGAAATGATGATGAAAGACTATGCTAACTGGGAACATCTAAATATGTGTGTATTAAATATTAAAACAAGGAGGTGATTAGTATGTGGAAAGTTATAGAAGGTTATCCTAAATATGAGGTTTCTGATGATGGTGAAGTTCGAGTTGTTAAAAGTGGTAAAATTTTAAAAAAGAGTGTTGATACTCGTGGGTATTACAAAGTAACATTAACCAACAGTGAAAACAGAAAAACATTATTTGTTCATAGACTGGTAGCAATAGCTTTTGTGTCAAACCCAAACAATCTAAATCAGGTCAATCATATTGATGAAAACAAACAAAACAATCATGCCAGTAATCTTGAGTGGTGTGATGTTGTGTACAATTGTAATTACGGCACTCGCAATAAAAGAATTTCAAAAGCAAATAAAAATAAAATATTTTCTACAGAGCATCTTCAGAAGCTATCAGAAGCACAAACGGGCGAGAGGAACTGTATGTATGGTAAAAGATATGAGCAAGCCCCACGAGCTAGAGCAATTATTTGTACCGAAACTCAAAAAGAATACTTAAGCTGTAAAGAAGCTTCTGAAAAGACTGGAATCTCCAGAACAAGTTTATGCAACTGCTTAAAAGGTAGTAGTAAAACAGCAGGAGGATTCCATTGGGAATATATTTAAACACACACATACATGACAATCCAGTGCCAAGCCAGATCAGCGATGATTTGGAAGGTCAAACGACTAGAATATACGGTCTTGAGCACAAGATTATGAAGTTCGTACATATTGGGTGAAATTCCAAATATGGAAGTGCCGTACTCCACTGTCAAAGTGGATGAAGATATAGTCTACTCCCCTAATAAATATCGGGATAACCGAGGGTATAAAGGAGATAGAATTAAAGGTGTGGTCGCAAGACCAGTGCCTAAAGAATGGTTGAATTCGAAAATGTTTAAAATTAAGGACGATGATGATGAAGATACTATTAGAGATAAGCAAATAAATACTAACATAGCAGCAGAAATTAAACCGTGGTTTTTTATCTATCGCTATTCTCAGTTAAAAAAAGAGTTAGATGAATATATTAAAACTGTTAGATCAAATTGTAAAATTAGGTTTGGTAAAAGTTTAGATGAATTATACACTTCAAATGACAAAACCGAGGAAGAGGAATTATTTGTATATAACTACGAAAAATATATGCCTGTGAGCAGAGCACCTGGAACAATGAACCGTATTTGTTGGAGAATCGAAGATGAATTTCAGACTGTAGATGTATTTCCTGATATTGAGTTTGATTATTCAATATTAAAAAGTAATATGACGTATGCTCACGAAGAATACGTATCAGTTCAACAGTTGTATGATGAATATAATAAAAATATGCAATTATTTTTAAAGGGTATTAAGAAAAATGAGTCTTCTAAGGAAGAGAGAGATGCATTTATGTCTCGACTGATTGAAGATTTTACTATTGCTTGCTATGAGAAATGCCCAAATACAGAAGCATTAACTAACATTCTTATCGACATATGTTACACATCAAATAAGAATAAGTCATTTGCGTGGAATATTGCTGGAGAACAGATTTTTAATAATGTTTTAAAAAATAATGGATATAAACTTCAATATCCAATCAAGGATAAAAATGGGAATATAGAGTTTTGTGGTCATAAATTCTCTTTATATACACAACAAGTAGGTGGTGATTTAGATGTTGATTCTGAATGAAGCAAAATATGCAAAGACAATCTATGATGGAAAAAATCAAGAAGAAAAATTTACTCTTGCTAAACTTAGATATGTTACTAGATACCTGTTATATGTTGAACATATAGCTGATGATGAAAATTATATAAATACTGTAGCGTGGATGAAAAAATATCATGAAAATTTTGAGGAAAGTTATTATTCTAAATTGATTTCCGATGCTATAGAACAAGCACACAAATATCCATTTTATAATATTGAGAGTATTAAGATCACTCGGTCTGAATTGGACGTCATATCTTCTTTAGATAATTTGAGAGCAGAAAAAATTTTGTTTGTGTTGTTATGCATGGCAAAGCAGCAAAGCGTCTCGTGTGGTTTTACAAATGGTCTTGTAAAGTATTCTATTGTGGATTTGTGTAAAATGGCAAGAATATCAGTCCCCGCTGACGATAGAGAATATATTTTACATTATATTTTACAACATGGATTTTTAGAATGCCCAAAGAAGAATAATACTAAATGCTTGATTGTCAATTTTATTGATAATAGTGATGATGTGGTACTCAATCTTGGCGATATTGATTGTCAAGAACTTGCGTATGTTTATTTAAGCTGGAAGAATAATGGCAAAGGATATGGTTATTGTGAATGTTGTGGACGACTTATGAAAAAATCTAAAACGAATCCTAAGAGGTTTTGTGAAGATTGTTCTAAAATTGTAGGAGAGGTTCCCGATGATAATAAAGTTGTTTTATGTGTAGACTGCGAAAAGCCTGTGTTTATAGATAATATGAACACAAGAACCTGTCGGTGTGAAGAATGTCAACGAAAAAAGCAGTTGGAATATCAAAGAGCTTCCATGAAAAAGCTTAGAGAGAAAGAATAGGTTGTGAAGTGACCATTTTAATTTCATACAGTACAAAGTGATTAGGAAAAACTTAGGGGGAAATACACCTGATAAAAAAATAGGTCGAGATTTTCCTAATGAGAGAAAATAGAAAATGATTATTCTCTTAACATTTTTAAATACGAAACATACAAAAGGAGAAAACGAATTATGGATGAACTTATGAATATTTTAGCGGAAGTTCCAGAGTCAACAGCAAATCTTCAGCTTCCTGATCCAGAGCTTAGAGACTATTATAGAGATGAGCAGGATAGAATTTTCTGGGTCGATGATGCAATTGATGATAATCTTCTGGGGCTTGTTAAAATGATTATACGTTGCAATAAAGAAGACAAGGATATTCCGGTTGAAGATAGAAAACCAATTAAGGTTTTCGTAGATTCACCAGGTGGGGATGTGCAAAGTTTATGGACGACTATCAAGGCTATTGAAATTAGCAAGACCCCCATCTGGACTATTAATCTTTGTTCTGCCTATAGTGCAGCAGCAGATTTAATGGCCTCGGGACATAGGCGTTTTGCTTTACCAGGGACTAATTTTATGGTTCATAACGGAAGTTGTAATTACGGTGGGCAGGTTGATCAAGTGGAATCGATGAAAAAGTATTTTGATAAGCTTGGAAAAAAAATCACTGACAATTTCCTAGCTCGTACTAAAGTTGATCCAAAGATATTTAAGAAAAAAGCAGTTAGCGATTGGTTCTTTGATGAAAATGAAGCCCTTGAAATGGGTGTTATTGATGAAATTATTAGTTCATTTGATGTTTTGTTTTAATTCATAAAAAAGGAGCCAAGTTATGGCAAAAAATAAAGATAAGATTAAAATTTTTTTCGTTGGCGAAGCAGCAAATGATGTTACGGGGTCGTCTATCTGGATACAAACTCCAGATAGGCAGATTCTGTTAGAATGTGGCTTATTTCAGAGTTGTGGTAGCACTCTTGAGACATACAAAGTAAATAATAAGCATTTTGAATTTAAACCCAAAAATATAGATTATTTGTTCTGCCTTCATAATCACAGTGATCACATCGCGTTGTCCCCTCGTTTATATGCAAAAGGATGTACAGCACCAATGATTATGCCACAAGGTTCATATGAAATTGCGGAAATCCTTCTTAGAGATAGTGCCAATATTATGAGAGCTGATGCAGAAGAGCTATCTCTTAAATTTAAAAGAGATTATGCTCCAATTTACACAGATTCGGATGTTAATATGTGTCTTCAGCATTATACTGAATATCCAATTGGAGATATAGTTCAGTTAGATGAATATGTAAAATTTAGATTTGTTCCTTCGGGACATATTCTGAATAGTGCGCAGATAGAGCTTTGGATTACTTGTGGTAATTTAACTAAAAAAATTGTATATACATCTGATCTTGGTAATGTTCATATTAAAAAGTATTATGCAAATACTTTTGAACCTATTAAACGAGCGGATATTTTAATTGGGGAAACTACTTATGCTCGTCAACCTAAAATTGCAGACGCAAAGATGAGAGAAAAAGATTTGGAAAAACTCGAAAGTGTAATTAGACAGACGTGTTGCGAAGACCGTGCGAGAATTCTCATTCCAGTTTTTGCTAACGATAGGGCGCAAAATATACTTACATATTTGTACGATATTTTTGGTAACGATGAAGCTTTTGATATTCCTGTTTTAATTGATTCGCCTATGGCAATACGTTGTTGTAAAGCTTATTCTCGTATGTTAGATGGTGAAGATGCAAAAAAATGGGAAACAGTTTTGCAATGGAAGAATATTCATCTTGTTGAGGATTCTGTTGAAAGCAAAGAGTGGAGAGATGCTAACATTCCTGTTGTGGTGCTAGCTAGTTCTGGAATGATTGTCAAAGGAAGGTCTACTGGTTGGGCATGTAGCATGTTACCTAAAGTTAAAGATAGAATCGTTTTCTGTGGCTTTTCGGCAGAAGGAAGCATAGGGGCTATTATCAAAGAAGGTAAACAGAAAACTATTACCATTTCGGGCAAAAAATGTGCAAATAAATGTCAAGTGACTAATCTTATGAGTTTTTCTAGTCATGCTCAGAGAGATACGCTTTTAGACTATTATAGTTCTGTACAATGTGAAAAAATCATATTGGTACATGGGGAAATGTCAGGCAAGCTTGACTTTGCTAAAGAGTTGCAGGAAAAAATTTTTAATAATGACAATACAGGTAAAGTTGTAGTAGCGCAGCGTGGATATGAGCTGTCCATATAACATAAAGTGATTGATATACAAAGGAGTAAAAGGATATGGCTAAACAGGGAGTAAATAAGAAATATTCAGTTTCGGCAAGTGGTGTTTTAAACATAGAAAATGGCATTTTGACTATTTCAGTAGAAGATATTGGAGATTTTCGTCTTGATGTACTGTTGCGTGATTTTGATGGCTGTCCTATCAAGTTTACAGCGGTATATGACGAGGAACAGGAATCCCCAGAGGTTGTTAATGTTGAAACGGGAGAAATTGTAGAATAGTAGCTAGAATCAATCAAGCCTCTCAACGATGCTCAACCCGATTGGACTTTCGTAAAGGTTGGTGCGGAACCTTCAAATCCGCACTTTTGCTCTGATAGCTCAGTTCGGTAGAGCACCTGACTTTTAATCAGGATGTCATAGGTTCAAATCCTATTCGGAACATCAATTAGCCTAGTTGATTATGTTTGCGGTTGTGTGGTTCAGCTCATTACTTGACTACTATTCTAGCAAGAAATCTATTCGCTGCAGAGAAGGTTCTTCGGACGCTAGGCATATAACAGCATAAGTAATTGGTAGCATCAAGTGCGAGTGCTTGGAATGGAGGTTCGAACCCTTCTGCTGTTTTTTTATACAATAAAAAAATAAAGATAAGGAGAAAAATAATATGATTATTACAAGAGAAAAGATTATCCATGAGCTGTCTGATAAATGTCAGTTTTATCAACGAGACATTAGGGTATTGCTTCGTGGACTTGATGAAATTGTCAAAGAGCATTTTAGTGAGGTTGCAGATGATGAAGAAGTGGTTCTTCAGCTCGTCGAAGGAATTAAAGTTGGATTTAAGGTGGTTCCTGAAAGACAAAGAAAAAATCCCGCAACAGGGGAAGATGTAATTTGTTCGCCCACATGTAAGCCATTCACTAAATTTAGTATGCCCTTACGAGACAGTATTCAAGAAGCATATGAAAATAGAAAAAAAACATCAAAAGAGACGTAATGTCTCTTTTTTTGTTATATAAGAAAGGATAGAAGATATGGAAGAGATACTAAAGAAATTACCTGAAGAAAATGAAAGTCAATATATTTGGAAAGTTGGACAAGCAAAGGATGCAGGCTTAGTTACTGAAACTTGGGAACAACTTGCTCCAAGGCTTAATATAGAGCTTGGTATAGATGATACTGAGTGGAGGGGTGAGTCGGCTTTTCGTAAAAAATACAGAGTTATGCAACAGGCATACGATGATGTATTTAGTAAAAAGCAATTTGCTGAGGAACACAAGGATAAGATATCTGATGCAACCAAAGAACTCTATATAGCAAAAAAACAATTCGAAGATCAGAGACGTGAATGTCGCAAGTTCTGGACCTCAGAAGCGAGATTTGAACATTTAACTAATAAAATAATAGAATCTGTAAATTTTTTGTGCGAACAGCAGCCACTAGCTTTTAATGATTTTTATATTGGAGAGTCATATAAGGATGCGGTACTTTGCATGGCAGATTTCCATTATGGCATGATAACGGAAAATATTTGGAATAAATATAATACTGATATTTGTCGTCGGCGTGTACAAGAGCTTATCAATAAGACCATAAGGTACTTACAGCTTCATGATGTGCGAACATTACATGTGTTGCTTTTAGGCGACGCAGCTCATGGAGCTATCCATGCTAGTGCAAGAGTAGCATCTGAGGAGGATGTTTGTGATCAGATCATTAATGTATCCGAAATAATAGCAGAAGCAATCAACACATTATCCCAATATGTTCAGACAGTGAATATATACGCTACATACGGAAATCATTTAAGAACTGTGCAAAATAAAAATGATAGTATTCATTCAGATAATATGGAAAAATTAATACCTTGGTGGTTAAAACAAAGACTTCGTGATAATCCAAAAATATCAATCATTGAAAGTGAATATTATGAATTTATTTATTTAAACGTTCTTGGATATGATATTGTAGCAGCACATGGCGATTTAGAGAAATTTAAAAATTTTGGAGTTACAGTTAATACATTATTTTCGAAAAAGTATGGTAGAACAATTGATTATACTATTAGCGCAGACAAGCATCATATTGAGGAGTTTGAATCTTTAGGTATTGAGTCCATACTTACACGTTCGTTATGTGGTACTGATGAATATTCCAATAACAACAGATTGTACTCTGCCCCAGGTCAAACATTGATGATTTTTAGTAGTTCTGAGGGTAGAGAATGTACTTATAATATCAAATTAGATTAAAAATAAAAGTAGTTAAGGAGATTAAATTAATATGAATATAGAAAATCAGAATATAAAAAGTAAATTAGTTTTTGATTATCGTGCGTGTCGAGCACTTTTAAAGAAGGGCTTGCAGGTAATAGACATAAAGCCTCTCAAGACTGATAAAACAAAGCCAGTGATAGTTTTTGCTGACACGCCTGAGTTTCAAAAGGCTTTTGCTGAAATTACAGAAGAACTTAAGAAAAAAGACGAAGCCAAGAATGAATCTTCGGCTGAAATAGTCGATTAATGCCATAGTGGTCATTTTCGAAGAAAGGAGTGATACCTGTGGCAGGTCGTGCAATGGGTCCAAAAAAGAGATCGGATGACCCAATTAATAAAGAAGAATTTTTATGTTATTATTGTGGGAATAAAAAAGTAAGGTCGAAATTCTATGCATCTACGGATCCGTTCAATACCGTGGGCGTCATCCCATTTTGTAAGGACTGCATAGAAAAAATTGCTCGTAATTACAATAAGACATCGAAGCAGTTTGGAGATGTAACCAAGCAATCGTTGTGTGCGGCACTTGAAAGAATGGATTTGCCTTATCTAGATATACTTTGGGAAGCGTCATACAAAGAGGTTAATGCTCCAGATTTAGATAGACCAAAAACAAATGTATGGGCAGCTTATATTAAAAATGTCAAATTGCCTCAATATAATGGAATGCGTTGGCGTGATGGAGATTTGTTTAAAAAGGGTGAAGTTAAAAATATCGATGAAGATTTTGAGAGAAATTTAACACCCGAGGTTTTAGATGAATATAAAACTAATAAAAAGGATATTATTCGACTTGTTGGATATGATCCTTTTGCAAATTATCCTGTGGAACAAGACTTACCTGTATTGTATGCCAAGTTAATTAGTTTTATAGATGAAGAAACTAAAAATGATGGTATGAAAATGAATGCGGTTATTCAGATTGTACAATCATTTAATCAAATACAAAAATTAAATGACGCCATTAATGAGTTGTCTGCGGATACATCGAAATTGAATGCCAATAATGGTACTATCAAACAACATGCAGATACAATATCAAAGTTACTCAGTGGTGCGAATGCTCTTGCTAAAGATAATGGAATTAGTTTGAATTACAATAATAATAAGTCTAAAGGTCAAAATACCTTAACTGGTAAAATGAAAGATTTAGATTTGATTGGTTTTAGGGCGGCGAAAATTAATATGTATGACATTGATTACTGTAAAGGAATGCAGCAGGTCGCGGAAATTAGTGCTAAAGCACAAATTGACCAAATTGGATTTGATGAAAATGTCATGAATGAGGTAAACAATATTCGGCGTGAGCTTGTCGATGATTTACAAAAACAAAAAGATAAGGCTCTGGAGAGAGCACGTGTCTTACTTGTAGAAAATAGGGATTTGAAAGACTTTTTAAAAGAAAAGGGACTAATTGATGAGTTCGGGCAGGTGATTGAAGATGAGTGACACTGTTTTGACCGAATGGGAGATGCTGAACAGCTGTATTGAAGATTGTTTTGAGGGTTTTAAAGATTTATGTGATGAACTTAAAGATACATTCATGGAATATGGAATTTTTGTTAAGCCCAATTTATATGACATGACTACTAAGAAATATCGAGAAAAATTGGATTTGGCAGAATTTTTACAATGGGGTAGGCGGAATCCGTCTCGGTTCATAGAAGAAGTTTTTAATGTTCAGTTAATGGATTATCAACGATATCTTATTGATAGCTCATGGAATAAACCATTTGTTGTATGGGCAATGTCTCGAAATGGGGGTAAGAGTTTGCTTGCCGCCTTATTCATTATGGCAAAAATGTTATTGATTCCAGGATTTAAAGCTTATATTTTGGCGGCAGTAGGCTCTCAGTCAATTGAATTGTTCACTAAAATGGAACAATTCGCTATGAAAAATATATCTTCATTTACTAATTTAAATGATGTTTTTCAAAGTAATGTTGTAAAATCGCAAGCTAATTCAAATGGTTGGATTCATAATCCCGCATCTTATACAGTAAGAACTTATGGCGGAAGTCAGTGTTTTACATTGAATGGTGCGTTCGATAACAACCGGAGTAAACGATCTAATTTAAATGTGTATGATGAGGCCATGAATTCTCCTGATGAATTATTTCATACATCTGAGCCTTTTACGACTCAGAACTCAGAATTTAAAATGGGTAAGGATTACAATGTAGAAGATGTTTTAGCTGAACCTTCCGCTTTTCCGAACCAGCTATTATATTGTTCTTCTGCTGGACGAACTGACCAATATTTTTTTAAAAAGTATAAAGAATTTTCATTACGAATGTTTGCAGGAGATAAAAGGTATTTTTGTGCAGATATTTCGTGTGATGTTATTATTAATGCTACGGTACATAATAAATTATGGCCAGTGCCATTGTTGACACAAGAAAAGGTTGATCAAGCTATGCGTGAAGACAAAGAAGCAGCCATGCGTGAATATAGAAATATTTTTACGTCAGAAGGTGGAGATGGCCAGATTATTAAAAGGGCTGATATTATTCGAAATTCTGTTTCACGATTACCTAAACTCGCAAATGATGGAAATGGAAGTTTATGGGGGCTTATGTACGACCCAGCGAGGTTACGAGACAATTCTGTTATTTTCGTTCCAGAATATTATCAAGATCCAGTAGTGGGTTGGAAAATGAGAGTGCAGAATGTAGTGAATTTAATTAATATAGAGAAAAAAAATAAAACCCCTATGACAACACCAAATCAGATTAAGGAGCTAAAAAGGCTACTTTTAGCATACAATGGAGAAGGTAATGCTGACTATGAGAATATAGCAAGTATATGCGTCGATCAAGGTAGTGGTGGTGCTGGAACTAATATCGTCGACTTTCTATGGGAAGATTGGGAAGATGATAATGGTCATATGCATAGAGGGTTGATTGACCAAGAGTATAGTCCAGAAGAAGTAAGATTATATCCTAATGCAATAAAAAATAAATTACATCTTATCTCTCCAGTTAAATATAAAACAGAAATGTTTAAGGCACTAATTGAAATGATTAGTATGAATTTGATAGAATGGCCAAACGAATATGATAATCGTGGGTATGTAAGTTTAATGTATGACTTGAATACAAAAACTGGAGAAAAGATACCACGGTATATAGAACCAACAGAAAAAGAAATAAAAGAGTTGTTAAAAAAAGGTATTGAAGTTGTGAGGGAACAGCGTCGATTGGACAAAGACGAAGAAATTGCCTTAAAACAGATAGACGCTATGAAGACCGAACTTGTTAACATCTATAGGTTTAAACAAGCAAGTGGTGCTGATAGATTTGATCTTGCACCAGATCGAGTAGGAAAACTTAACGACGACCGTGCCTACGTTGCTGCCATGGGAGCATGGGTATTACAGCAATTACGTCGTGAGCATTTGGTTACAAAAAAACGCAATAGTTCTACTAATCTTGCTGAAATGTTTACTCTAACAAGAGCAAAGCCAGTTAATAAATTATTTGGATAAGGAAGGACGGTGAAGCGATAATGGCTGAAAAAACAATAAAAGAAAAGATTGAATATTTGTCACAAAAGGAGCAAAATGAATATCTTTCAAATCAGGATAAAGGAAAAGCAAATTTTGCTAAATTGAAGGACATATTGCAATTAATTAATCTTGAACAAAATAGAACTATTAACTTAAGTACATATAATAAAGAAAGTCTTAGATCATATTTGCAAGCACCGTCTACCGAGACTAACCAGAAAAATTTACGTAAGCTTAGTGATTATCTTTATACGGTTTCTCATATTTATCGAAGAATGATTAATTATAAGGCGGAGCAAATTACTTGTCGGGCATGGACTGCGTACCCTGTTGTTAATTTAGTTGATGAAAATGACGCAGACAAGATTAAATCAGATTATGAACGCATTACTCGCATTGTCAATAATATGCATATGGAAACTCAGATTTTAAAAATGATGTTACGTGCATGGAAACATGATGTTGTTTATGGCTATATTTATGGTGATCCTGAAAAAGAAGGTAGCTTTTATATACATTTATTAAATCCTGATTATTGTCGTATTTATAGTGCGTCATATTATGCTGGTTGTCTTGGTATTGCTTATGATATGTCATATTTTAGAACATACCCTGATGACTTAGAGTATTTTGACAAAGAATTTCAGAAGTTATACAACCAATACCAAAGTGATAATGTACGATGGAAAGAATTGCCTATTGAAAAAACTATATGCTTTAAGATTAACATTGATAACTTAGATTATCCAGTAGTTCCACTGAGTGGCATCTTGGAAGAAATTATCAACCTTGAAGATTTGCAGGCTGTACAAAGTGTTGTAGATGAATTGAGTGCATACAAAATGATTTGGGCAAAGATACCAACTATCTCTGGGTCTAAGGAGCCCGATGATTTTGCAATAGATTTAGATTTAGCAAAAGAATTTTATCAAAAATTATTAACAATCGTGCCTGAAGGTATTGCCTTGGGTTTATCTCCAATGGACTTAGACGTGTTAGAGTTTCAAAATAATTCTGCGGCAGAAGACACTAATACATTAAATAAGGCATATCAAAATTTGATTAAAACCGCACACGCACACTCGTGACTTTAGTCGTGAGTAAGTGTGCGAATATAGTCAGTGCATAGGGAAACTTGTGCATAGTGGTTGAGAGATCAACCCAATACTAATCTAATTACTGGAAAACCCTAAAGCTATTCAAGCTACAACATAATATCGTACAGATATAAGTGTGAATGCGACGAAAGTAGAAAAAATTGAATAGATAGCATACGGTTAAATCCTAAGTGCTGCAATAATGGGCAATCAGTATCCAAGACCGAAAGGTAAGGATCAACGACTATCCCTCTTGAGGGGAGTACACACAAGCGTGTGGAAATGGTTAGACCCAAACAGGTAATGCTGTGGGATAAGATATAGTCTGTGCTCATATGAAAGTATGAGATACCTACTGTTAAACAATAAGGCAGATAAGGATGCGTAGAATTAGCGACTCTATGTGAACTACAACCTCTAATACGACTAAGAACCTACGATTCTTATGTATATTATACTATTTACAAATTATTTACAATTATTTTATTGACAATTTCCAAATATTGTGTTATAATAATTACATAACAAAGTGATTGGAGGTGTCAATGTGGAAAGATCTTATAAATTCCGAATATATCCGAATAAGCAACAGCAAGAACTTATTACTAAAACCTTTGGCTGTTCAAGGTTTGTACATAATTATTATCTTGATAAGAAAATTAAATTATATCAAGAATCAAAGCAATCAATGGGATTTTATGCTTGTTCTAAAGATTTGACATCTCTAAAAACAGAGAAAAAATGGCTTAAAGAAGTTGACAAGTGGGCGTTGCAAAATTCATTAAAGGATTTAGACACCGCGTATAAAAATTTCTTTGTAAGTCATTCTAGTTATCCCAAATTCAAATCCAAAAAGAATAATCGAAAGTCTTACAGAACAACATTTACTAATAATAACATTGAGTTCAAAGAAAAGAGCATTAAGCTTCCAAAACTTGGGCTGGTGAAATTTAGAGATAAACAGGTTCCTCAAGGCAGAATTTTAAACGCTACAATTTCACAAACACCAAGTGGTAAATATTATTGTTCTTTGTGCTGTACCGATGTTGTCATGAAAGAGTTCAACAAGACTGGTTCTGTTGTTGGAATTGATTTAGGATTAAAGGAATTTCTTATTACAAGTAACGGCGATAAGGTTGATAATCCAAAATATTTGAGTAAATCTTTACAAAAGCTTGCTAAATTACAAAGAGAACTTTCACGAAAATCAAGTGGGAGCAATCGAAGGAATAAAGCGAGGATTAAGGTTGCAAAACAATATGAAAAAATCGCCAATCAACGTCGTGACTTCTTGAATAAATTATCTACACAGTTAATTCGAGACTATGACGTGATATGTATGGAAGATTTGCAAATATCTAATATGATCCAAAACCATAAGCTTGCAAAATCGATTTCAGATGTATCATGGTATGAATTCCGTAGACAATTAGAATATAAAGCTAATTGGTATGGAAGAAAGGATAAGTTTGTGGATACGTTTTATCCGAGTAGTCAAACTTATAGCTGTTGTGGTTATATCAATAAAGAAACAAAAGATTTGTCTGTGAGAGAATGGGCTTGTCCTAAGTGTCATACGACACATGATAGAGATATCAACGCAGCAATAAATATTTTAAATGAAGGACTTAAAATAGTATAAATTACATAAGAACCGTAGGAACTACGGGGATAGCTCGGGAAATGAGTAGTCAATAGACTACTGTCACCGAGAACCCCGCGACTTTAGTCGTGGGAGGTTCAGAGAAACTAATGGTAGTATTGTACTTAATTCTAACAGGATTACTAATAGTGAAAGTTTTAAGAAGGCTATGATGGTTGAGTGCCTTGATGCTATGAAACCAGTTACACAACTTAATGCGTGGATTAATTTATATTTAAAATTAAATTATAATGTTGAGAACTTTGTAGTGGAATATAGTGACGTGTCTCCGTATTTTGTTGAGGATAGATTATCTACACTTAAAGAAGCAGCAGGTTATGGTTTGCCAGTAAAGCTTGAATATAGTTCTTTGCTTAATTTAACACCTGTTAAAGAGCGAGGTATGGCGTATGTGGAAGATATTCTTGGACTTGGCACAACAGACTGGATCCATCCGTTAGTTAGTTCTAATACCCAATCTGGGGTTGACCCATCTAATGATGGTTCTCAGGGTGCTCCGACGAAGGATGATACTGAAATTAGTGCAGATGGTGTTGCTACAAGAGATAAGAAATAAGTGAGGTGCTTGTAATGTCACAGGATAAGAAATTTATTAAAACAACTGATAGAAAAACTGCCGATCAGCTTATAGCATCGGGTTTTCGGCTCGTATCTCAGATTGGTAGTGTATACACTTTTTTGAATGAAGTGCCAAAAAACTTTAATTTTGATAAAGTAGATAGAAAACAAATTGTGTATGATAATAAATTAAGTTTGTAGTCTCCTTTTGGAGTTGCAATATATAATTCTAAAGGAAGGAGGACGAACACATGGGTAAACAATCTAAAATTTTAACTCTTGATAATTTATATCAGTTTTTTGTAGAACAGAATAAGACTGTTGATTTTAGTTCTAAAGATTCTAAACAACCAATTGTAGTAACAGTACCTGGAAACTTTGAAGAATCTGAAAATAATATGCTTGGCATGTTAAAGCTGAAACTTAAAGTCTGCCATACCCAATTAAACCGAAACGGGAGTTTTATTTCTGAAGAAAATATGAAAAAAGCTATGCCGTCTTTGAAATATCGACCAGTTTTGGCGTACATACATACGACGAGTGACGGTATTGAAGATTTTTATGCACATAACATAGAAATTGTTGAAGATGAAAATGGTGAAGAAAAGATTAATTATCTTGAAAAACAGGTTGGCTGCTTCACTTCGGACGAGCCATTTTTGGAATATGATAAAGATATGGATAAAACATATGTTATTGCATATGCCGTTATACCTGAAGAATACACAAGTGCTGCGGAAATTATTCGTAGAAAGAATGGCACTAAAGTGAGTTGTGAGCTAGTTATTAATGAACTCTCCTATAACGCTAAAGAAAAATACCTTGATATAACTGATTTCTACTTCGGAGGAACGACCTTGCTAGGTTGTAATGAGGAAGGTGAATCTATTGGCGAGGGGATGTTGGGTGCGAGAGCAGATATTTCAGATTTCTGTCACAAAGAACCTGTGTATACATTCCAAGATAAAATGATTGAGGTATTAGATAAACTTAATACAACTTTATCTAATTTCAATAATAATTCTAAAGAGAAAGGATGTGATAAGATGGGAAAATTTGAAGAACTTCTACAACAGTATAATGTAACTGCTGAAGATATTACTTTTGAAATTGAAGGATTGTCTGACGAAGAACTTGAGGTAAAATTCAAAGAGGCTTTCGAAGATGGTACGGGTGCTGGCGATGATTTAGGTACTAATAAGGAAACAGGAGATGCTTCTATTCCTGCAGGTGATACTGGCGTGGCATCTACGTCTGAATTTACGCATAAGAAGACTTGCTCTGTTGGTGAAGATGGTAATATGACAGTTTCTTTTGAGATTTCACACGAAGATATCCGTGGTGCATTATATACCTTACTTGAGGTCTATGAACAGGAAGATAATGAGTGGTATTGGGTCACAAATGTATTTGATAACTACTTTATTTTCGAAAATTGGGATGGTAATAAACTTTATAAGCAGTCATATGCTGTTGACGGAGACAACGTTTCTCTCAGTGGTGATAGACAGGAAGTATTTAAAATGATTCTTACGGAATCGGAAAAGCTTGCTATTGAAAAAATGAGAGAAGACTATGCCGTCCTTGAAACTGAGTATAATGAGCTTAAGACGTTTAAGGACAACTATGACGCAGCACAAGTAAAGGCACAAAAGGATGCTATTTTCGCAAGAGATGAATACTCTGTTCTTGCTGAAGATGAGGCATTTAAGACGCTTATGGCTGATGCCGCTAAGTTCAGCGTTGAAGAAGTAGAGTCTAAAGTAAAATCTATCTTTGCAGATTTCGTTATTAAGACGGGAGAGTTCTCTGCGAAGAAAGATGACAAAAAGATAGGTGCTATGCACTTTAGTACAAAGAGTGTTGATGAGGCCAACAAGAAGCCTTATGGTTCTCTTTTTAACAATTAATAAAGCCTAATTAGAATTCAAATAAAATGAATTCTTTTTTTTATGTAAAAATTTTTAAAATAATTGGAGGAAAAAACTATGGCTCAGGATATTAATAACAAACACTGGGTGGCAGAAGTTTCTAGAGTTTCTGCCGTTTATGGCGATGGCCACATTCTTAGTGGCAAGATGGATAAGGATAGAGATAATGGTGAACTCGTCTCTGTTGGCGACTACATTGAGGGCGAATACTATACTGTAGCTGATTTTGCTGGTACGCTCAATGCAAAAGTAATTGATGTTGTTCACAACTCAAACCTTACAATGGTAAGATTTGAGCTTCAGGAAGATTGTGATGCATATTTCATTCAGAATCCCGAATCGCTTCCTAATGACTTCCTTAAGATTTATCAGGAGCGTTGGTGCTATTTCAATGCAAAGGATTCTCGTGCAAGAGTGTATCCTATGAAGAAGCATGACGTATTTACTGTTTCTGTTGATGCATTTGGTGGCACAGAACCTGCTGTTGGTCAGTCTGTAACTTGGGCAGAAGCTACTGGCTACACAGCGGCGTAATGGAATATAGGAAGGAGGAAAAATATTATGACTAAATTTATGAGATTTGATACAACCGCAAGAAATGCGTTTGATAACGATGAAGCTACATATGCTAATTTTGAAAAGCTTCTTGTAGACTCTGCTCGTAAGCAGGTTAAGGAATACTCTGCTGAGGAAGCTAATGCTAAAATCGTAGAGAAGTTCCGTGAGGCTCTTGGTATTGATAAGGACGCTCGTACTCCCCATGTAAGACGTGCCATCCGCAATAACCAGAATCTTGTGTTTACAATTATTGAAGAAACTGTTGAAGAAATGATTAGAACTGGCTGGGATAACAACCCCTTCTTCATGGAATATGCTGAGATTAAGAATCTTGCACTTGGTGACACCAATGATTTCTATGTTGAAGATGATTCTATCCTTAGCGTTTCTAAGATTTCAGGAAATCATCATAACATTGTTAACTAATAGTGTTCGCGTAGAGTAATCTGCGTGTAAAATTGACGCATTTAATTGCTGGAAAACCCTAAAGACATTAAAACCACAACATAATATCGTTCGGGTATAGGTGTGACGGTGACGAAAGTAGAAAAAATTTAATGTATGGCATATGAATAAAATCTAAGTGCTGTAACAATGGGTAATCAGCCGCTAAGACCGAAAGGTAAAGTTCAACGATCATCTTCGTTAAGAAGAGTAGATAGGAAGTCCTATCGAAATGGTGCGCCCCACATATGTGGGTGATGATATGATCTGCTCTCATGTGAAAGTATGAGGAGGTACAAACCTCAACAGGGTGTAGCGACCCTATAAAATTATTCTTTTTAAAAGAATAATATAAGTTAAACATAAAGGGATTAGACAGAGACTTGGCGCAGGGCGTCATTTTGCTGTAACAACCGAATGGTTCGGGCTTAAAATTTAGGTCCCTAACAGTGAAAACTGTTTGAATAATAACGCATTGAATTGCTGGAAAATCCTAAAGCTTAATACACTACAACATAAGTTTAAACACTACGTGTGAATGTTGCGAAAGCAGAAAAAAGTATTAAGATAGCGCAAGGTCAAATCCTAAACGCTGAAATAATGGACAATCAGCAGCCAAGTTTTAGTGTATATATTTGTAAATTATGTCAATTGATAATATAAAATTATTATGTATAATATGTATACTGGAAAAGGTCCAACGACTAGAGTGTAAGCTCGTAGGATGTAAGTGATTGACATCCGAAGTGGTGCGCGTCCGTAAGGACGAAGATATAGTCTGATCTTTAGCGAAAGCTAAAGGGCTTTAGCCAACATGGGAGTAGCGTCCTGAATATCATTTTTCTAAAATAATATTTATATAAGGTAAACTAATGGAAAAATATTTATGTGGGATTTATTGCATAGAGAATTTAGCAAATAATAAAAAATATATCGGTTTATCGAGGGATATTCGAAGAAGATGGAATGAGCATAGAAGTGATTTACGAAATAATAACCATGCTAATCCTTATTTACAATCGGCATGGAATCTTTACGGAGAAGATGCTTTTGAATTTAGTATCGTAGAACTATGTGATCCGTTAGATATTTGTGAGAAAGAATGTTATTATATTGAAAAATATCATACATTATCTCACAAAAACGGGTACAATTTAACAATTGGAGGAGAATGCACTTCAACTACTAATAAAAAAGTTATACATTTGTTATCAAGAAAAATCTACGACTCTGTGCGCTCTGCTGCCGAAAATAATGGAATTGTCGATATTACAATGATAAATTGGTGTCGTAAATATTATAACTATATGTATTTTGATGAATATTCTTCAATGAGCCAAGAGCAAATAGATTACTATACAAATTTTGATTGGAAGACATTTCTTCATGAAAAATTAAGTCGTGCTCATTCTCGTGAGAATTTAACAGAAGAATCGTTGTTGAGATATAATCAATGCACTTCTGGCAAAAATAATCCGAGAGCTACTGCTATTTATTCTCCAGAATTAAATGAAGCTTTTTGGGGGGCAAAAGAAGCATATGAAAAGTATGGAATAAATTATACTAGCATTTCATCTTGTATTAATGGAAAATTAAAACACGCTGGCAAACATCCTATTACTGGAGAACCATTAACATGGAAAAAATTAGAAAAATGATATTTTGATGTTAAACATAAATGAAAAATTTACACAGATTTTGAAAGAGTACTTACTGGCGCAGAAGACTGGGCATCCTTCATTCTCAAGATTGTTGATGCAGTAAACCGCTACATCTATGATGCAGTTTATGCTGCTCTTAAGGGTGCTTCCGCTAACCTTGGTGCAAACTGGGTAAAGACAGGTGCTCTTGACGCAGCTAATAAAGCAAGCCTTGTTAAGCTTTGTCAGGATGTTGAAATGGCAACAGGTTCTGCTGTAGTTATCTTTGGTACTCGTTCTGCTCTTTCTTCTCTTTCTGCAATGGCAAACGTTGATTGGATGCCTAATAGTGCAAAGGAAGAATATTATCAGAACGGTGGTCTTCTTGGTCTTTGGGAAGGCTTTAGAGTTGCTGAAATCGGTCAGGGACTTAAGCGTGGTGCTGCTATCAACAGTGCAACTGTAGATTATCTTGTTGATAACAATCAGCTTTATATTGTTCCTGTTAATGCAGTTAACAAGTTCATTAAGATTGTTAATGAAGGTGATGCTCAGATTAGTCAGGTTTCCGATAAGGATACTAATAGAGATATGAGTTACGAATATGAGTATATGTTCAAGATGGGTATCTCTGTTGTATTTAATACCGTATTTGGCTACTGGAATGTTGCTTAACATATAAAACAAAGTGATTGAAATAATAAGGAATAAAAGGAGACAAATTTATGGCAAACACAAAGAAAGCTACAAAAAATGTAGATATAGAAGATATAGATGTTGAAGTGCAGGAGACGCCTGAAGAACCCATTGAAGAAAAACCTGTACAGGAAACCAAAAAAGCAACTAAAATAAAGCACGATCCTGATGAGCTTATTACTTGTCGTAGTGTTACTTTTGGAGAGCTGCTTATTATTGGTCCAAAGACCAAGCTTGTATATAGCTGGTCAAACGAGGGTGATGTTCGAGAGGTAGAATATCAGGACTTAATGTCTCTCAAGGCACTTAGGCATAAGTATCTTTATAACCCATACATTATTATCGAGGACGAAGCACTTCGTGAAGAGTGGAAAACTGATTTAGAGCTAATTTATAAAAAGCTTGACGATATCAATCTGAAAGATATTTTTGATCTTCCTCAGAGACAGTTCGTGGCAAAGCTTAAACAGCTTCCAGAAAATTTGAAGACTTCGGTACAGAATATGGCATATTCCATGATTCAAGATGGCACATTATATGACCTTCGTAAAATCAACGCCATAGATGAGGTTTTAGGTACGGAGCTCAAAATGATGATTTGATAGGAGGTATGCTAAATGACTTCCTATAAGGAAATTTTTGATTTAGCTCTTAGATTGTACGATGATCCTTCTCTTGCTACATGGCCAGAGGAGGATTTGTCTAATGAGCTATACAGTCATCTGCAAATAGCAATAGCTAACACACCCAAGATACGTTCTGAGGTTTCAGATAGAGATGATTTTGACCCCCTGTTGATTGATTCGACTGGGTTTCGAAATGATCTTTCTGATGTTACGAAAATGGTGATTGGGTTAGGGATGAAAAGGGCTTGGCTCCAGCCTCAAATAGCCTCTACGACTCTGACTCTCCAAAGGTATTCAAAAAAAGAAGGATACTCACAGCGCGAATTCTTGAATGGTCTTATGTCGCTCGACGAAAGCATTCGAATTGAAATTCGAAAATTGCTTCGTGATAACAGCTATGTAGACAATGGCTATTTTGACGATTAGGAGGTATTTCTATGAAAACATTTTATGGAAATATTTCTGATGATATTGTCGAAAAGCAGAAACGCTATTTTTATGGTTCGATAATCGGGCTACTTTACTATCGAGAGGAAGGATATCCTCTCTTAGATCAGCGCATCCAAACGCTCGTTAATCAAATATTAGGTTCTATGAAGCTATTCAATAATGCACCTGAAATACTATCTATTGTGGCGTGGTTAGAAAATGCACGTATTAATCCAGAACAGTTTCGGAAAAATGTTTTAGATGCTGCCAATATGGTTGATAACTTGAAGGGCGGTGATTCAAATGTATGAAGATTTTCGTAAACGTATGGAGAGAAAAGGCACTTATATGGGCGAGATTATGCGTCGTCAATCTGACATCGTAGTAGATGCACTTTGGATGAATAGTGTATCAACTCGTCCAGTGCAAGTTCAGGTAATTAATCAGGGGTTGCCACCGACATATGAAGCTCCTGATGATTTTGAAGATGTACTATGGGCTCATTTTGAAGAGCATAATAAATTTAATGTTACCAAGGACGAGCAAGACTGCTATCTTACTTTTCGTCCAGGGGAATTGGCACAGCATCCCGAAATTAAGCCGGGTTCTTATGTTTGTGTACCCAATGTAGATAATGAGCCTGAGTGGTGGCTTATTGTGTATATTGACAATGATAATGAGCTGAGAAAAACTCAGATTTTAAAATGTAATTGGGTACTTAAATGGGTAGCCAATGGTAATATATACCAAACTTTGGGTTGTCAAAGAGTCGCTAATAGTTACAATAGTGGGTCGTGGGATGCGGATCGCTTGACGTTCGTAGATAACATTATGTCAGTCTGGCTCCCAACTAACAAAGACACTCAAACAATTGGTTATAATCAACGTATGCTTATCTCGGATGAAGGTCGCTATCCTCCGATAGCATGGCAAGTGTCTAAGATTGAAGACACTATTCCAGTAGGCATAACAAAATTCCGTTTTACGCAAGAAAATTTCGATCCTGTACATGATAATTATGAACTTATGCTAGCAAATTACTACGATACTCCTGTAGAACCGTCGAATCCTCTTGACTGGAAGCCATCACCAATATCCGCCACAATAACCTATAGTGGTACAAAGCCGACAATTAAAATTGGTGGTAACTTTAAAGTCTTTACGGCAGCATTCGCTACCGAGGATGAAACCGTTAAATCATGGAGCGTTAGTGACGAGAATGGCACAATTACAGAAGATATAGAAGATTATATTATTGCGTATGATGGTAATAAATTAAAACTTAAAGTGGTACAAAAATATGATTTGGTAGGAAAGGTGCTTATTATTCAAGTGGTAGGCACGAATGGCAGTACTGGTGAATTAAAAATGGAGGTGGTTGGATGATTAGAGATATTCAAAAAATTGAAGATGATATTTCTGTAATTAAGCGTATTATTGAAACTGTTTTGTGTAACGACCCTGATATTATAGAAGCGCTTGATAATCGTGAGCTTGATTCCAATCAGCCCGAAGAATATATGTACACAAACATCTACCCATTTATTCGAATTCCCGGCACTCAAGATGTTTCGATGAATTTTATTTGTTTTTCTGTAGATGACCTACAGGAAGAAACACGTAATGATATTATCAAACAGCAATATATTCAATTTGCGGTTTTTGTTCACAAAGATTTGGTAAAAACAAACTATGGTGTTGCAAGGCACGACATGATAAGTTTTTTAATCCGTGATTTATTTAATCGTAGTCATATTTTTGGCCATGAGTTAAAGTTGGTTAGTAATCGCGAGGGCACAACGGACACTGACTACTGTACAAGAACACTGAGATTTCAATTAACTACACCAGAGGTCGCACAAGATGGGCTGTTCGACAATCGCTACGAAAGGTTTTCTTTGAATAGTCATAGTAGAGAGATTATAAGAGAAAATGTTCGAAGTTGATGATTTAAAAGTCTGGATGGGCGAACCTTATGTGATTAATGATAAAATTAGTGTTTTTCAACCGTCACTACGTGACATAATAAATGCTAGTGAAAGAGAATACTTTTCTACGGTGCAAACTATATGTTCAACAAGTTCCAATATGAAAAGTCAGTTAGATTCTATGGGGCTTGATTGGGAGAAAATAGAAGATTTCCAAATGTTCATGATGTTGAGCCATGCGTTAACTGTAGATAAAACGCATCTTGTTCTTGGGGATTTGGATTTGTCAAAATTCAAACCGCATGAAAATACGCAAAATGGCGATATTGTTTTAGTAGATGTGGAGAATAATATTGTAATTGATAAATTAATTTATATGCAAATTACTGAGTATCTTCGTAAGGTGCATGGTTTTACGAGATTGCACGATGTGGCATCAACTCGTTTTGCACATCAAATGGCAATTGAAATGGACAGAGAAGAAATTGAAAAGAACAAAAACAAACCATACAAATCATTTTTATTCCCTTTGGTATCTTCGTTAAAAGCAAGGCAAAAATATACTAAACAATATATATTGGACATGCAGATTTTTGAGTTTATGAATGAAATTAATAGATGTCAAATTATTGTACAAACAGATGCTTTGTTACAAGGTAGTTATTCAGGTATGGTGGATATGAAGAAGATACCGAAATCTTCGTTCGATTGGCTTCGTGATATTGGCGAAAAACAATCGGGACAACAGTTTAATGCAGGTACTTTTTAAATAAAGTGCCTTTCATTATATTTTATTTATTTATATTTTTAGGAGGAAAAATTATGGCATTTACAATTGGGACGTTATCTAAATAACGCTCACCAGTTCGCTACATTTGGAAACTATGTAGTGTATTCTCACGGATATGCTGGAAACCCCTTAGAGTCACAATACCAAAACGGAAAGATGAAATAAGCTTAAACGGTAATGGTTTGAAAAGTTTGTGAATTGGGCAATCAGCAGGGAATGGGCGAATAGCCTTGCCCTCAACGACTAGAGCTGAAATGCTCGTAGGACAAGTGTCCGAAGTGTGAGACCCTAAACTGTAATATACAGCATGGTGAATGATATAGTCTCGCCTCATACGAAAGTGTGAGAAGTCTTGTTTATTACAAGTAAACCATTGGGACAGCGGAGTAGCTACCGTTTTAGTTGCCCTTAACAACTAATTACCAATGTTTTATATACATATTGGTCTTTTAAGGGAGGACATAATTATGGTCGGTGTAAAATTAACTGATAATGAAAAAATGCAAATTGCATATCTTTATAGCCAAGGTTTAAAATGTCAAGAGATTGGTGACATGTTTGAGGTTACTAAGACAAAAATAAGCCAAGTAGCGAAAGAATATGGGCTCAGCCGACAACAGAAAGTGCTGACTTATTCAAAAGAAGAAGTGTGTATAATGTATGATTTATATTTAAAAGGGGAAAATGTTGAATATATTTCACAAATATACAGAATAAATCGAGCAAGTGTTTATAACTTATTTCAAAAATATAATTTTGATTTAGTAGAGGATAGGCATAGAGCTTATACTGTCAACGATGTGTATTTTGATAAAATAGATACAGCCAATAAAGCATATATATTGGGGTTTTTGTGGGCAGATGGTCATAATAATGTAGATAAAGGTATAGTAGAAATGAGGCTTCAAGAAAGGGACAAACATATTCTTGAAGATATTTCTGTCGAAATGGAAAATGATAGGCCTTTGTATTATGTTGAAGAAAAACGTGCCACATGTCAAAATACATATCGGATGTATATTACTAGTCGTCAGATTTCTAATGCATTATTACAGTATGGAATGTATGCGAACAAAACTTACGTATTGCAGTGGCCATTCAATATGGATGATCAATTTATTCCTCATTTTCTTCGTGGTTTTACTGACGGAGACGGTTATGTTGGCGACTTTCAAATTTCATGGGTTGGCACAGAAATGATGATGCAAAAAATACAGGCAATTTTATTAGATGCTTTAAATGTTAATGTCACAATCAGAGATACAAAAACAGATATTATCAAAACGATGCAGTTGCATCGAAAAAAAGAAGTTGTTCGAGTACTTGACTGGATATATAAAGATGCAGATTTAAAATTAAATAGAAAATTTTTAAAATATCAGGAAATGATAAACAAGGACGCACGGGATTAACGACCCTGTGTGGAAAAAGATAAGTGTGATAAAATTCGTAGAATTTCTCAGTATGCAGCAGCAGACAAGCCTGCATCTGAAAACCATGGTATCGAAGTAAAGAAGGGTGATATCCTTTGGACAATCAAGGACGTTACTGACTTTACAATTTCTAATTCTAGCGAGGCAGTTGAGGCTACTGATGGTGAAGGTGTTGTTATTGAAAGATACCTTAGATCTAAGGCAGCAGAAGCTAGCGGCTCTAACGCACTGTTTGACATGCCTCTTGCAGCAGCTCAGGCTGGTACAAAGGTTACTACTGGCACGGTAGACATTGACTTCCATGACGTTCTTAAAATGGAAAAGGACGCAACAGAACTTACTCTTTCTAAGACACCTAAGACTGGTGGCGAACCTGAAGTAGTTTATATTTGTAACGACGATGGTTCTCTTGGCGAAAAGCTTGAAGTTGGTGCAGGTAAGACAGTAACTTATGCTGACGGCAAGCTTACATTTACAACTACACCCGCAGCTGAAAAGGCAGTTAATGTATTTGTTCCTTATACATATACTCAGGAAAATGCACAGAAGTTTACTAACTTTACTGATGCAGACGCTATCCCTGGTCGTTGTGTTGTAGAAGGTATTGGTAGAGATGTATGTTCCCATGCTCTTTGCTATTTTTATGTAATTGCACCATATGCAAAGTTGTCATTGGATGGAGATCTCAATCTTGGTACACCTGATGCTACTCATGATTTTACTATTAACTTCATGAGAGAATATTGTGGTGAAGAAGGTCTTTATACCATTATTACATGCTAATTGAACAGCATGTGATAATACAAAACGCGAGACGAGCAAGGAGTAATTAATCTTGTTGACAAGAAGGCGGATTTACCTCACCGCCTTCTTCTCGTTTTGTTATTTTGAGGTATTTTATATCAAGGGCGGTGAATAAATTTGAAACAGCAATGTAAGATTTGTTCTACAGAATTTGATTTTTGTCCATCATGTCATCTCAATCGTTTTTCTGCAAAAGCAAGAGGGTTTTGCAGTGATAGTTGTAGTAATATATCAACTATTTTACAGCGTCATGCAGGGCATAGATTGACAGCCGAAGAGACTATTGAGGCATTGAAACCTTATGGTATTGATTCTATGAAGCTCCAGCCAGGAATTAAAGCTTATTACGATAAAGTTCTTGCTGAAATAGAGCCAATAAAGCAAAAATCAAAATTTAAAAATAAAAAAGAGCATCCTGTTTATCAGGATGACACGAGTAGTTTTAGCACCGAAGTGTGCGTATCTGATGAGGATATAGAAGCTACTCCTGAAATTGAGTAAAATCTATATCCTTATTTTTTTGCAAGTATGCGGTGTACAGACATACTTGCTTTTATTATGTCGAAAAGGAGAAAATACAAGAAATGATTACTAGTGAAATAACACATAAAAAATACGAACCAAGTACGGCATTATATTTTAGTAATCCTATCCAATGCCAACGCTATTTACAATATCTAGGAACCGAATTTTTTTTAGATATTATATACAGTTCGGAGAAACGACCAGATGCATTAATTTTTGTATGGAAACGTTGCCCCGAAACTGCACGAGCAAAGGAATTGTGGGATCAGCACTTGCTCTAAAAATAAAATCATTTTTCACAGAAAGAAGGTGAAAAAAATGCCTGTAATTAAAGTTTTAGTTCGTAATCAAAGACTCTCTTTATATAATCTCCCCGTTGTGGCTTCAAATTCTTATGATTATTTAAAAATTCAAGCAACTTTTGTAACGTCAGACTGGGCGGATGTAGATATTAAAACAATTAATTTTAACTGGAAGGGCTATAATAAGCAAGCTGTGTTAGATGAAGATAACCAATGCTACGTTCCCAAGGAGGTTATCCGCAGTCCTGGGTTTCAGCTCTCTATTTTCGGTGGGGGCATAACAACCAATCAAGTAAAAGTGCCTGTTATTAACAGTGGTATTGATCCAGATATAATGCCGAATTTCTCTCTTGAGCTTTATGAGGAACTTATTGAAAGAATGCAAAATGCCACAGATAAACTTGAAGCATCTAAGGCAGATAATATTATTCGTAACGAAGAAGATAATACTATTCAGCTTTCAGCAAATGGAAAGCCTATTGGAGATAAAATAGAAATGTGTAATTGTGGTATTAAGAGTTTCGATGTTGATGAAAACGACAATATTACTATCACATTGCTTGATGGACGTGTAATTGATTTAGGTCATATTGCTGGTGCGTCTGGGGCAACATTTATACCTCATATTTCTGATGATAAGATTCTAACATGGACTAATGATAAAGATCTTCCGAATCCCGAACCAGTTGATCTCAACCCGTTTGATGAATGGGGAACTTTAGGAGAGGAAGAGGACTCGGATTATGTCTGGGAAAATTTAGAATAAGACGGCATAATATCCGTTTTATATAAAAATTTTTTTTTTGAAAGGAGACGTGAATGACATGGCTCAGAATGTTCGTTTTTTGATAGCTACTCAAGCAAAATATGACCAATTGGTAAAAAAGAACGAGTATGCATTATACTTCTGTCTTGATACTCAGCGCTTGTATAAAGGCGATGTGTTAATCGGCGTTGGTGCGGAAGCTACAACTTCTGCCGCAGGTCTATTATCTGCTGCCGATAAAGCAAAACTTGATGCTCTCGTAGCTGGCTCTACAGTAGGTTTGTCCCCTATAAATCCTAGTATTGTCATTACAGACGAAACAGATGGTACAAAGAAAATTGCTGTAGGTATTTCTAAAAAAGAAGGCAATCTGATCACTGTTGAATCTGATGGTTTGTATGCTGTAGCACAGCCTACACCTTCTTATGAAATTGAAAAGCAAGAAGTTGCAACAGATGGCTATTCTGCTACTTATAAACTGAAGAAAACTGTAGGCGATGTAGCATCATATTGCGGCACAATTAACATTCCTAAAGATAAATTTCTTCAGAGTGCAACAATCAACACTGTAACCGAAACTGATAATCCTTATACGGGAGCGGTCGTTGGTGAAAAATATTTTGATTTCTTGTTTAATGACGCTGAACAATCTCATGAATATGTACCATTAAAGGAACTAGTATCAACACAAGCTTATACTGCCGGAGACGGTATTCAGATTAGTGATGCTAATGTAATCTCTATGGCGTTAGCAACAGAGACTACACCTGGTGCAATTTCCGCTGAAGCTTTTAAGACACTTCAGACCATTCCTAGCACCTATATTACTAAGGAAGAAATTGAAGCAGTTAAAGCAGAAATTAAACAGGATGTTGAAGCAACCGTAGGAACCCCTGACGCTTCTCAGTTTGCTGTTGATGAAAATGGTGTGTTGTCTATTACTGAGTTAGCTTCGGACAAGATTACGCATAATGGTCAGAAGCTCAATGAAATATTAGATGGCATGACTGACACATTTAGTTGGGGTACATTATCTGAAGAGGTTTCTGTAGATACAAATAGTGTAAATGCTGCTAGTTTAATTTCTAACGCTAGTGCAGATGCGGAAATAACACTTAATGAAGGCACTGTGAATGCCCCTGTTAGTATGACTAAATCAGCAACAGTAAATGGTGTTAATAAGGGTATCGCACAAAATCATAACCAGGAGGTTGGATAATATGGCTACAAAAATAACTGAAAAATTAACAATTAATGGCGATCAGTCTAGTGTTGTTCTTGATGGCCTTGATTTCACTGGCAATGGTTATGTTGAAGTAAAGAATGCAGATGAAGTTATTATAAGAAATTGTCGCGTTTATAATATGAATGTGACTGGTGCAACTAAGAATTTTTAGCTGCGCATTTTTAATGATATCCCAGTCAAACTCGTGGTTGAGCATTGTTTCTTTGGCAGCAATCCTAGTGCCGATGGCAAGAGAATGTATAACTTAATAGAACCTTATGCAAAGTTCAAAAACGGTTCATCTATCTCTCATAATTATTTTGCTGACGATTGTTGTGTACACAATTGCGTAAATGTTTACGGAGTGGTTGATAATGCTACCATTAACATTGACGACAATGTTTTCGAAATAAGTGCGGGTACAGTTAGACTTGGGCCCAAGGGCGAACCAAAATGCACAATCAATGTGAGAGATAATGTAATTCTTGCAGATAATCCTGCCTACACAGCTGAAGACCAGGGACTGCTGACCATTCAGCCATACAATAAGGACACTACTAGTCTTAAAAACATGACAGTTGTTCTAAAGAATAATACTTTGGCTAGCGAACAGGTTGGTTACTTTGGTTATGGTGCTAATGACTTAGTTATAACTGATGAAAATAAAGCGAAGATAATTATAAATGGTAAGATTGCAACTTTGCCAACTTACCAGTGGTAAAAATAAAATAATAAATTCTCAATTAAAATGGAGGAATAAAATATGGCTCAACTTAGATTTTTAAGAGGTCTTGAAGCCCAGCTTCCTAAAACCGCCACTGACGGTTATTTTTATCTGACTAGTGACACACATAGACTTTATGTTGGTCAGGGCGAGGCTCTTGTGCCTGTTAATGAAGGCGTTCTTACAGTCGCCAATATCGAGGCACTTCCTGAAAGTGCTCATGCTGGCGATTTTTATTATGCAACTGCCGAAAATGTACTTTGTGTTTATAATGGTTCTCAATTTATTCAGATCAATCCCGACACAGGGATGACTTCTGTCGAAGTAGCTGGTGAGGGAAATGCAGTTACGGCAGCTTCGTATGATCCTACAACTCGTAAACTAACTCTTACTAATGGTGAAACTTTTGCAACCAAGGCACAGCTTGATGCAATTTCAACTTCAGTAGAAGCAGCAAAGCCTGAAGTATATCAGGTAACTTCTGATAGTACAGATATCGCTGAACTTACTCAGGGTATTGCTGGTAAGGCTGGTGACGTACTGATTGCTACTAACACATCTGGCATTAAGTCCGCATATCACTATGACGCAGAAGACGGTTGGATTGCTTGTGACGGAAACGTAGACGCATCTACCGTTATTCTTAAAGATGACATTACAATGGCAGGTAACTATACTCAGGTTGGTAATCTTAGTAAGACTCAAACTGGTACAGCTAAATTTGCTACTGCTGGCAAGTCTGTTGCAGATGCTCTTACTGAAATTTTCTCTAAGAGACTTCAGCCTGCTGATCCTACAAATCCTGCAATCACTCTTACATTCTCTCAGGCAAAGGCATATGAAGTTGGTACAACTGTAGCTCCTACATACTCCGCTTCTCTCAGTGCTGGTAGCTATACCTATGGCCCCGCAACAGGAGTAACAGCTTCTTCTTGGAGCGTTACAGACGGAACAACGACCAAAGATACAGCTTCTGGCTCATTTGATTCTTTTGTAGTCGCTGATGATACTAATTATAAGATTACAGCATCTGCTACTTACGGTGATGGTGCTATCGCTAAGGACAATCTTGGTAGCGATTCGAACCCTGTAAAGCAGATTAAGGGTGCTACTATTTCTAAAACATCTGGTGCAGTAACAGGCTATCGTAGCTTTTTCTATGGTGTAGTTAATACATCTACCGCTGATGCCCCTCTGACTTCTACGATTATTCGTGGACTTACTAATGGTGGTGCTTATACTACAAGCAAGACTTTTATTCTGAATGGTAATGCTAATGCAAAGAGAATTGTTGTTGCAATTCCTTCTAACTCTACTCGCGCAGGTGTAAAAGAAGTTATTCTTACATCTGCTATGAATACTCCTGTAACAGACTCTTATGTAAAGACTGTCTCAGCCGTTCAGGTTGAAGGTGTTGGCGGTGCTACAGCCGTTGATTATGACGTATGGGTATATGAGCCTGCCGCAATTGATGCTGGCGAAGTTCATAAGATTACTTTAGCGTAATGAATATAGGGAGGAAATAGATTATGGCAAAATTTAATTTAAATGCATACACTAGTGCGGACGGTCTTGGTTTCCCTCTGAATTTCAGACGTGGTAATCCTAACCCTCTTGACAATTCTTCTGTTTGGGCTAGCCTTACAGCTGCTCAAAATTATGCAAAAACTGACCCTGTTGCATATGTAGGTCAGGTACTTACTGTTCTTGATGTTGTTGACGGTACAGCTAATGCTGCTACTGTATATTGCATCCAGAATGAAGCTGGTGATCTCGCTCGTGTTGGTACAGTAACACTTGGTGACGATACCACAATAATTAAGAATGAAGATAATACTCTTAGTATTAAGGGTTATGCTGATGCTGCTGAAGGCGCACAGCTTGTAAAAACAGCCGATGGTCTTGCGTGGGTAGTTCCTTCTACAACTACAGTTGAAGGTCTTCAGACTGCTGTAGCAGCTCTTAAGGAAACTGTTGGTGATAGTACAAAAGGTCTTGTAAAACAGGTTGCTGAGAACAAGGTTGCCATCGAAACACTTAATGCTGATTCCACCACTGAAGGTTCTGTAGCTTATCAGATTGCTCAAATTGTTGCTGGTGCTGATGCAAGCTTTGATACATTGAAGGAAATTGCTGATTGGATTGGCACTCATACAACTGATGCGGCTACAATGAACAGCCAGATTAATACAAATAAGACTGACATTGCTTCCCTTAAGGAACTTGTTGGCAGTGAAGCCGTAGCTACTCAGATTGCTAATGCAATTGATGCCGCACTCAAGTCTGGTGAAACTGATAAGTATGCCCTTGCTTCTGATCTTACTGCACTTGCTGGCAGAGTAACTACTGCCGAGCAGGATATTGACGCTCTTGAAACCAAGGTTGGAACTACTACGGTTGCAGAGCAGATTGCTGCAGCTCTTAAGGGTGAAGGCGACGAGGACAAGTACGCCCTTAAAAAACACACTCATATTATTGATGATGTTACAGGTCTTCAGGATGCCCTCAATTTAAAGGCAACCGATGCTGGTCTTAAGGCACTTGAGGCTGTTGTAGATGGTAAGGCTGATAAGGCAACTGATCTTGCTGGTTATGGTATTACTGATGCTTACACCAAGACAGCGGCTGATGAAGCTGTTGCTACTAAAATTGGTGAAGTTGGTGAAAAGACTGTAAAGGCATATGTAGATGATGCTATTGCTGCTAAGTCAACGGCTGATGGTACAACCTATGCTACTAAGACAGAAGTAACTGAAGCTATTGCTGGTGCAGGTCATGCTGCTCAAGCGGATCTTGAAGCACATACTGGTGATACGACAGTTCACATCACTGCTGACGAAAGAACACAGTGGAATGCCGCAGAAAAGAATAAAATTGAAAGTATTACTTCCGCTTCTAATACTATTACGGTTGTTACTGGTGAAAATCGTAGTGTTGATATTAGTCTTAACTGGGGCACTTTCGGAGAAGGTTAATTTATAACTGATTAGATTATGGTAGGGAGATTGTCCTCCATACCGATCTTATTATAAAAAAAATAATTAATTTTGGAGGATAATTCTATGGCTATGTTTAAGGTTTTACGAGGGGTGGAAGCGAACATTCCCTCTACTTATACAGACGGTTGTATTTATTTTTGCAAAGATACTAGTAATTATTATATAGATTATATTGGCACAGACGGTGAGCTTCATCGTTCTAAAATTGCTGCAGGTTATGCTGACAAGCTTCGTTATATGAAGGACGGTCAGTCAGTTGATGTTAATCCTGTCGATATTATTACTAAGGATAATTATCTTACTGTTATTGGCACAGCTACAGATAACAAGGCTGGTTTAATGTCTGGCGCAGAGCATACAAAACTTACAGGCATTGAATCCGGTGCTAATAAGACAATTGTAGATGATGCTATTAAAGCAGATTCTATAAATCCTGTACAGAATAAAGTAGTTAAAACTGAGCTTGATAAAAAGGCAGAAAAAGAACACGAGCATACACAGTATGAAAATCAGAATGCTTTTGCTAAGGTAACTGTTGGTGCAACAACAATCGAAGCAGATAATACATCTGATGGCATTACTATTGTTGGCAGCTCAAATGTTACAGTTACACCTGATGCAGCTAGTAAGAAAATTACTATTGAGGCAAAAGATACTACATATGAAGCTGCTACATCAACTGCTCCTGGGCTGATGTCTGCTACGGATAAGGCAAAGCTTGACGGCATTGCTCTTAACGCCAATAAGTATGAGCTTCCTGTTGCTACGACTGATGTACTTGGTGGTGTAAAGCAGGGTGAAAATATCACTATTGCCGAGGATGGTACTATTTCTTCTAAGAACACAGAATATGGTATTGTTACCACTACCAAGGAAGGTCTTATGAGCGCAGGTGACAAGGAAAAACTCGATGGTATTGCAGCTAATGCTACTAGAGTTCTTGTTGATGCCGAGCTTAGTTCCACAAGTGAAAACGCTATTCAAAATAAGGCTGTAAAAGCTGCTCTCGATGGTAAGTCAGATTCTGACCATACTCACGATTACATTCCTAATTCTCAGAAGGGCGTAGCTAACGGTGTTGCTACTCTTGATGAAAACGGTCAGGTTCCTGCTACACAGCTTCCTAGCTATGTTGATGATGTTATTGAAGTTGCAAATCATGATGCACTTCCTGAAACTGGTGAAACAGGTAAGATTTATGTAACGCTTGATGATAACCTCACATATAGATGGGGTGGCACAGCTTATGTTGAAATCTCTAAGTCTCTTGCTATCGGTACAACTGGTTCTACAGCTGCTGCTGGTAATCACCGTCACGACAATGCCACTACAGAAGCAGATGGTTTCATGTCTACCGCTATGGTCGAGAAGCTTAATGGTATTGAGTCTGGTGCGAACGCATACGTGCTTCCTGAAGCTAGTACAACACAGCTTGGTGGTATTAAGGTTGGCAAGAACCTTACTATGATTAATGGTGTGCTTGATGCAACAGATACAATTTATGAAGATGCAACAACTTCCACATCTGGTCTGATGTCTGGTGCTGACAAGACTAAGCTTGATGGTATCGCTGATGGCGCTACCAAGGTTATTGTTGATACCGAACTTAGCAATTCTAGTGTAAATGCAATTCAGAACAAAGCAGTTAAGACTGCCCTTGATAATAAGTCTGACGTTGGACACACTCATGATGAGTATGTAAACCAGAATGCATTCGGTATTATCAAGATTGGTGCGGCTTCTGTTGAAGCTGATCAGGCAATTGATACACTTGAATTTGCAGGTGGTGATAATGTAACCATTACTCCCGATGCAGAAAATGATAAGATTGTTATCTCTGCAAAGGATACAACCTATAATGACGCAACCGCGAGTGAGCATGGTCTTATGTCCACTGCTGATAAGACTAAGCTTGATGGTATCTCAGCAGGTGCTCAGGTTAACGTAATTGAGGCAATCAATAGCCAGTCTCTTACTGTTGGTGCTGTTGATAACAAGAGCGTTAACCTTGAGATCAATTGGGTTGAATTTTGATAATTGAGTAGTTTTTAGACCATAAGGGAGATGGAAACTATTCTATCTCCCTTTTTTTTATGAAAAGATTAATTAACACTTCAGAGAGGTGAAATTATGGCAAAAACAGGTTTTTATATTGGTAGTACACCTATTGGAAAGGTTACAGTTGCTTATAAGTCTACTACTCCCTCGACTCTGCAAGAAAAGAGCGTTGTCCCTACTAAAACTGAACAATCAGTTTTGCCAGATACCAACTATGACGCATTATCTAAGGTAACGGTTGCTGCAATACCTGATGAATATCAAAATATATCAGAAGTGACTGCATCAGCAGAGGATGTAGTACAGGGAAAGAAAATAGTGGATAGCACGGGAGTAGTTTCTGGTACTATGTCAGACAACGGTACTGTCTCTAAAGTTTTAGACACTACAACTAAAAGTTATACTATTCCTAGTGGAAAACATTCTGGAGCTGGAGTAGTTTCCATAACAACGCAAGAAAAAAGTGTAACACCTTCCACTTCAGCTCAAGAAATAGTTCCTGATACAGGTAAGGTACTTTCTAAGGTAACGGTTGCGGCGGTTACTTCTAGTGGTACTGACACTTCTGACGCAACAGCAACATCGGGCGATATATTGTCTGGTAAAACGGCATATGTGGATGGGGCAAAGATAACGGGTAATATTCCAACACAGACTGCTTCAAGCTTAACCGCTAAAACAAATACAGTTACTGTCCCTGCTGGGTACTATGCAACTCAGGTTTCAAAATCAATATCTACAGGAACAGTAAATGATTCTATATTTAATGTAAGTGCATCTGGATTAGTAACAGCTACTGTGTCTACATCTGCAGGATATGTTACGAATGTTTCAAAGCAAAATACATATCAGTTACCTACTCAGGCAGCTAAAATAGTTACTCCGAGTACGACACAACAAACAGCAGTGGCGTCGGGAAAATATACTACAGGAGATATATATGTAAGTGGTGATTCAAATCTTGTTTCAGAAAATATTAAATCTGGTGTAACTATTTTTAATGTAGCTGGAACTTATGAGGGTAGCTCATCTAGTTATCGTTACGATCAAACAGGCACATATTTTGCTGGAACAGTTTCTAGTACTAGAACTATTACGTTCAATATTGCGGGAATAAAAGATGTTCCTCTGGCAGGCTTTATTGTATTGCCAGAAACTACATTTTCACGTCCCTCGTTAACAAGTTATAGTTTGATCGTTTCCCTTACTTGTATGGATGGTTATGGGCAGGGGGATACTGGTGATGGAAGTATCAGCGTTACAGATGGACATAAGTGGGAGTATACCACCATAAGCAGATCAACTGGTATTACTTTTAGTAGTGATGCAGATTCACAATTTAGTTATACTCGTTCAGGTAGTACTTTAACTATCACTTCAGCGACAACAAGCATTAGATTTTCGACCATCAGTGGGGAACGATATAGATTATACCCTATATGTGCGAATACTGTATATGCTGATTTTGAAGGCATTCCAGTTGAAGAAGGCTAAAACAACTATTTTATATTTATAAATTACAAGGAGAACTTATTATGGCTATTAAAACTAAATTAATTCAAAACGCTTCTATTGATAAGAAAAATGTGTTAAAAACAAAATTGATAAACAAGGATGAAGAAAAGCTTAAGCCAATTATTACTGACGAGAACGGCAAGGAAATTGTTGATGATACTTTGATAGAAATGACCGATAAGGATGTCAGTTTTAGAAAGCCTGCTGACGCAGAAATTCCTCCTCAGCCAAAGCCGAAGCTCGATGTAAAATAACTAAGAGGTGCATAATAGAGGGTAATTTTATATTTCCCTCTATTATGACTATTAAATATTATGAATTAAATTTATCTTTAGAAAGGATGAATTAACTATGGCTCTTTTTAAAATATGTCGTGGAGTGGAGACAAATCTCCCTACCACTTTAACAAGTGGGTACTGTTATTTTTGTACCGACACTACAAATTTTTACATTGACTATCCGGACACGTATGGTGCATTGACACGTGCGAAGATCGCCTCAAAGTATGCGGACAAGCTTCGTTATACAGAGGATGGTAATTTTATAGAGCTTGACCCAACTGATATTGTTACGAAAAGCAATTATGAAACTGCTATAGGTGTTGCAACTTCTGATAAAAATGGTTTGATGTCATCTTTTGATAAAACTAAACTGGACGGTGTTGAAAGCGGAGCGCAGGTAAACGTTCAGGCTGATTATTCCCAGAATGATACGACTACGGCGGATTATATTAAAAATAGAACGCACTATTCAGAACCTTATACTGCAATTCCTTCTGTCGAGCCAGTTGATTTGTTACAACATTCAATAGGAGATATTCTTAGACTGGATAATCAGGTTAACAGTGGTGCCATAATGATGCCAGTTATAAATTCATTAGGCACCCGATACGGTGGAATAAGAGCAGCAATTCGTGAAACCACGTATAATACCGATTTTAAGAAGGTTTTTACACATGATTGGGATTGTTCAGATATTAATGTTACTATTGAAGAGATAGGACATAATCCAACTTATGAGGGATTGTGTAATAAACTATGTCATATTGCACGAGGAAGTGTGGAGTTGTATGCCGTTTATTTTATTGCGTATCCAGCCTATTTAAATGACGAATATAAGACACAGTTTCCTGGGGTAGGAATTTATCTTAAATATGTTGCAAAGCCTGGTTATGAATCACAGTACTTGAACGTATCCCTCGTGGTAACACAATACTACTCGTTATCACAACATTATTTGCCACGAAATGTTGAATATACAGCCAACAGAGTCATTGCAATTTCGGCAGAGTCTGATGATACTCATTATCCTACAGCCAAGGCGGTATATGATGCTTTGCCGACAATAGTATCTACGGATAGTAATGGATTAATGTCTTCGGTAGATAAGTCGAAATTGGACGGAATTGAAGCGGGTGCTGAAGTAAATGTTCAGGCTGATTGGAATCAGAGTGATAAAACTGCCCCTGACTATATCAAAAATAGGATTGGTTGGTGGGATTATAGTAGACTACAGTTTGTAATAGGATACTGTACAGACCCTATAGAAGACGCAGATTTGACATCGACTTATCCAGGTTATACATATTGGTATGGTATCTCCTCTTGGTTTGGTGGCAATACGTCGTCCCCCTTAGACCTTAGTTATCCATGCACTCTGATAGGTTTTGAGGACTTTGTTGTGGATGAATGGAAAAAAATTACACCCTCTGATACAGATGAAAACTGGGGACAAGTTGTTGTCGGAGATAGGAGCATAATTGTGATAGCCGAGGGTGGCAAAATAACAAAAATAGGTAGTAAGACAATTTGGTCAGATAGTTACAATCATCGGGTTAAGTTTGTTCAATATGATGGTGAACGGAACCCAATTAGCTTAGACTTAATCCGTAAAACAGATTTTGTCACTGAAGGTGATCCACGTCTTATAACGAGTCAAGGGGTTAAAAGGTATGTAGATAAGTATGGACAAAAAGTTACCATTAAAACATGGACTGCCGCAGATATGACTTAACAAAGGAGATGAGCAAAAATGGCAACAGAAAAACAAATTTCCAATTTAGTAATCAACAAAGTTGAAAGCCAAGCAGTTTACGACCATATGGCTTCCAACAACTTAGTTAACGAAGATGAATTATATTTGATCGAAAATACAGGCGATGATAGCGGTGGAGGCGTGTTTTTTGGTACTTGTATGACTGCTGCGTCTACGAACGAAAAGGTTGTTACAACGCAACAGGGAAACTTTAAATTAGAAGTTGGTGCAACAGTGTATGTACAATTTAATACAGCATCAACGTCTACTGCTACCACATTAAATATTGATGGTACTGGTGCGATTGCCGTACAAACTTCAGCGACCAATGTACTTATGGCAAATCAGATTGCACCTAAATCGGTTGTTGGTTTTGTTTATGATGGCACTGTGTATAGAATGCTTGATGGGGCTATTGCGACAACAACCTATTATGGAGTAACTAAACTGTCATCTGCTGTTAACTCAATTTCTACAGCTACGGCAGCAACATCATCTGCCGTTAAACGAGCTTATGATTTGGCAGCAGCGGCACTTCCTCTCGATGGAGGTACAATGACAGGGATATTGACCTTATCCGACATACCTAAACAAGACTTCCATGCGGTACCAAAAAAATATGTTGACCATTATATTTCAACAATTGCTGACGCATTAGAAAAAGCTGGTATACCCGTTTCTGGCCTAGATGAATTAGGTGGTGGCATTATTGGTGGTGGTGGTAACGTTACTCCCGCTGAGTAAAATTTTATTTTTAAATAATAAAGGAAGAAAATGCTTATGTATTACTATGCGCACATTGATGAAAGCTCCATTGTAATTGAAGTTTGTGCGTTGAACGAACCGATATTTGATTCTATGTATATAGAAATTACAGAAGCACAATACAATAATGGAGAAAATTTAGTGGGTTTACGATATGACCCAGATTATCATACTTTTGGTGATATAATTTATTGGATTGGCACAACAACAGAAGTGAGTTATAAGACTACTCCTCGATCATTAAGTGGAAAACTTGATGAGATTGATAGTAAGTTAGCGAATAAGGCAGATATCTCCCATACGCATGACGACAATGGTAGTGTAGTAAATATTGTGAGGTGGTAATTATGGCAGGTTTATACGTTGGTAATGTACCAATTAATCAAATCAATATAGTTCCCACTACTTCTGGAATTGATACTAGTGATGCAAATGCCACAGAGAATGATATATTATCTCCTAAAACAGCATATGTTGATGGCGTTAAAATCATAGGCAGTATTCAATCAATGGCGGGAGGTATTTACGCTTCTAACCAAATAATATCTACTGCAGGTAAATATCTTACAGGGGACATAGAGATTAATGTGCCCCCGTCAGGTATTATTCCAAGTGGCACCGTAAATATTACGGCAAATGGCAGCTATGATGTTAGCACTTATGCAAACGCACAAGTTGATGTTGTGCCTTCGGTAGTTAGCACTCCGCGGTCTGTGATCTTTACTGTTACAACAGATGTAATGGAGACAACATCTACGAAAGTTATTACTGGAAATACTTTTATCGCACAGAATATTAATAACGATAATTTATTTATGACATTGCTTCGAAAAGAGACTACTGCTAATGATACTATGTCTATATGTCAAGCATCATGCGCAAATTCTCCTGCTTTTTTAGGTGGTTATTTTATGACCGTGTATAAATCTGGTCTTGCTGCGGCTGTACAGACCAATACTAGTACAAATTATAAGTTAAATAGTAGCACAGCAGGAACGTATACTCGTATTTATGCAGATAGTAATGGAGATGTTTATATATTGACATATTATACTGGGTTTTCGTCTACGAAGGTTGGGCTTAAAGCAGGAGATTATACGCTATTTTACGGTTTATTCGGCGAACAGTGATATAAGGGAGAGAGGTGCGATGTATGCCTACTACTACACGTGTGAATTCTTTAAATATAAATTTATTGACCCAAGCACAATTTAACGCAGCAGAAAAAGACCCTAATCAAATCTATATGATAACTGACGCTCAGGATAACACAGATATTTCAGTTGTAACTACTACCGAAAATGGTCTAATGAGCTCTGCGGATAAGGTTAAATTAGATGATATTGCGACTGGGGCTACTAATGTATCAGTAGATGATGAACTTTCGGGCACTTCTACGAATCCAGTACAGAACAAAGTGATTAATAATGCGTTGAACGACAAGGCAAATTTAGCTATATCGATTATAGCTAATTTGGTTGCCACTGTATGGATAGAAGATGGAGATGCACATAAACAAATTCTGACTATAGATGGTGTCACGCCAACTAGAAATGGTATTGCTGGTGTTGCTCAGACAGCAACCGACGAGCAATGTAGACAAGCGGCAAGTGCAATGTTACGTATTGCAGGACAGGGAACTAATCAGCTTACTATTAAGGCATTAGGAGAAGTTCCGACTGTCGATATTCCTTTGGAAGTTATTTTATTATAAAGCAAAAATATTGAATAAAAGGAGATGGTTTCAAAGATGGCAAATAATAAGTTAATTGTACAACATAGACGTGGTACAGCCGAACAATGGGAATCATCTGGTATAGTTCCATATGACGGAGAGATTGTAATTGAAGAATGTGCAGACGGGACTTTTAAGACAAAAATTGGGGATGGCGTTAACACCTTCCCCAATTTGCCATATCAAAATTTAGATAAAGAAATTGAGGAACTTAAGCAGTACGTTGACGGCAAGGTTGTTGATGGGCTGTTGTATGAGGATAATAAGTTATATCTCACCTTGGGTGGAGAAGTTGTATCTGAACCTGTTGAGATAGCTGGTGGTTCTGGTGGTGCAGGTGGAGCTACGTATATTGTCACGCTTCAAAACCTCATGGAGTCACGCTATATTACGGTCTCAGAGGGTAGCGAAGTCAATATTAAGTTTAGTTATTCTTCAGTGGACGCAGATGACATAAATGATGGCGAGGGTGTTGGGACGTTATATGTTAATAATATTTCTGTTGCGACTATGGTAATAGCTCAAGGCGAAAACTCGTTAGATATTACACAATATTTAAAGTCAGGTGAAAACGCCATTAAGTTGCGCGTTGCCAACTCTGAAGGCAGTTCAAGAATGTTAACCTATAGCGTTTCTGTGATTTCCTTATCAGTTTCTACTACATTTAACGAGCTAGACTCCTACTCTGACAATGTTACATTTATGTATGTCGTTACTGGTAGTGGTTTAAAGACAATACATTTTGTAATGGATGGCGTTGAAATTGGCACTACGGAAACTACAGCCACTGGACGTTCATTAGGATATACAATTCCAGCACAATCACATGGTAGTCATATATTTGAAGTGTATGCGACATCATCTGTAAATGAAGTTACTGTAAAGAGTAATATCGTTAAGCTCGGTATGCTTTGGATTGGAGATAGTATGCTTCCAGCGATTATATCTACATTTACAACAACAAGTGCTATTCAGGGTGAAGTTTTAACTGTTCCTTATATGGTTTATGATCCAACGAGTGAAAATGCAGCCGTTATGCTATCTGTTATTAAAGAAGATGGTGCGGCATATAGTGTGAAAAATTTAACCGTTGATAGAACAGCTCAAAATTGGACTGTACAAGACTTTCCAACAGGGAATATTACATTGAAGATAATATGTGGTAGTGTATCAGTATCTTTTCCGATAAATGTTCAAAAATCAACATTCACTTTGGAACCGATATCTGATGGTCTTACCTTAGAGTTCTCGGCTGAGGGACGCAGCAACAATGAACAGAATCCTGAATCTTGGTCGTATAACAATATGGTTGCATTATTTGATGGCTTTGGCTGGGCTGGGGCTGATGGTTGGTTAGATGACAGTAATGGGGCAACTATGTTGAGATTTTTACCAGGTGATACTATGACTATCCCATTGAAGATATTCGAGGATGACTGTCGTTCAACTGGATTGACAATTGAAGTAGAAATGGCAACTAGAGATGTGCGTGATTATGAATCGGTGGTTATTTCTTGTATGTCTAATGAACGTGGTTTTAAAGTTGCTTCACAGTATGCAGAGCTTAAGTCTGAAGGCTCGAATGTAAGTATGCAATTCAAAGAAGACTCTCGTGTTAGAGTTACTTTTATTGTAGAACACAGAAATCTTAACAGGCTTATATATATTTATATTAATGGTATTTTATGTGGTGCAACACAATACCCTGAAGCTGATAACTTCTCACAGTCTCCTGCAGTTGGTATCACTATTGGCGCAGAATCTTGTGGTATTGATTTATATAGGATTCGTTGTTACAAAAAGGGGCTAACTCGATACGAAGAGTTGAATAACTATATTTGCGATAGACCTACTTTAGCAGACCGCATTGAGGCTCAAAAGCGCAATGATATACTGGATGAAAGCGAAGAAGTGTCTATAGCGAAGCTGCCGATGGATCTTCCTTATATGATTATATCTTGTCCTGAGTTGCCTCAATACAAAGGTGATAAGAAACAATGTACTATTGAATATGTTAATCGTATTGACCCTAGTAAGAGTTTTACTGCGTCGGGAGTGCAGATTAATGTTCAGGGTACATCTTCAGCAGGATATAGAAAGAAGAATTTTAAAATCAGTTATAAAAAAGGTTTTGATATGACCGAAAGTGGTGAACACGTTGACGGATATAAGTTGCGTGATACTTCTATTCCAGCAAAAGTTTTTACTATGAAGGCAGATGTTGCTTCAAGTGAAAATGCTAATAATGTAAAGCTTGTGGATTACTATAATACACTATGTCCTTATAAGACTCCTCCACAAGTAGCGGATAGTCGTGTTCGGCAAGGTGTTGATGGTATTCCGATAGTTATTTTCTGGGAAAATACTGGTGCAACACCATCTGTTACTAGATTTGAAGGCAAGTATAATGCAAATGATGATAAGTCTAGTGTTGAGGTTTTTGGTCTTACAGAAGGTTGTGAATCGTGGGAATTTCGCAACAACACTTCTAATCGCATGTTATTTAAGGTTAGTGACTATGGAGATGGATGGCTAAACGATTTTGAAGCACGTTATCCTGAAGATAATATTGATTTTACTAATTTAAAACGTATGACTGACTGGGTGGTTAGTACCGATAGAGAACAGGCTACCGATGAAGTTTTAGAAACACCAGTCATTTATAATGGAATACAATACACAACAGATTCTTCAGATTATCGTTTGGCAAAATTTAAAACTGAGTTTGAAGATTATTTTATTAAAGATGCAATGATATTTTATTATCTCTTTACTGAGATATTCTTAATGGTTGACTCACGTGCAAAGAACTTTTTTGCTAGTACATTTGATGGAATACATTGGATGCCGTTACCCTATGACTACGACACTGCTTTAGGTATCAACAACGAAGGCGTTCTCGCCTTTTCATACGACCTTGAAGATACCGATACGGTAGGTGGGGAGAATGTGTTCAACGGACAAACAAGTGTCCTGTGGTGCAATATTCGTGATGTGTTTGGCAATGACATCAAAAAAATGTATCAAGACTTACGTAGTGAAGGTTATTTGTCATATGAGGTTCTACGAGATATCTATATTAAACATCAATCAGCTTGGCCCGAAGCACTTTGGAACGAAGATGCTTATGAAAAATACTTGCAACCACTGATTATCAATAATGACAAAACCTATCTCCCTATGATTCAGGGCGACAAATCCTCACAAAGAGACTGGTGGCTTTTCAATGGCTTTAGATATAGGGACAGTAAATATTATTGCGGAGACGCATTAAAAAACGTCATCACTCTTCGCTGTTACGCAACAGGAGATATAACAGTAACTCCTTATTCTAACATATGGCCTACAATCAAATATGGTTCATACTTAGTTACTCAGCGCGGAGAAAGAAACGTTCCATATACATTAAAATGTCCTTTGGATGAAATGAATGATACGGAAGTATATATTTACTCAGCTGATAGAATTGGTAACATTGGTGATTTATCAGGACTCAAAGTTGGTTTTGCAGACTTCTCTATGGCTGTCAAATTACAGAGCTTAATACTCGGTAGTAATGTAGATGGTTATGAAAATACTCGTCTTGAAACAGTCAACGTTGGTAATAATGAACTACTAACGCTTATAAATGTAGAAAACTGTACGTCTTTGACTCAAACAGTTGACTTATCTGGATGCACTGGACTGGAAACGGTAAAAGCAAAAGGTTCGGCTGTTACAGGTTTATCATTGCCCAACGGTGGTCATTTAAAGACATTAGAGCTTCCAGCGACAATTACTAACTTCACTGTTCAGAATCAGCAGCAACTTGAAAGTGTTACATTCGAAGGTTATGATGCATTAACTACCTTACGTGTAGAGAACTCAACTAATATTCCTATTGAGGCAATATTTGATAATGCAATAAATCTTAATCGTGTAAGATTAATGAACGTAGAATGGACGGCTTCAAGTAGTGACGAACTGGCTAAAACTATTAATAAGTTAAAAACTTGCATCGGTATGGACGCCAATGGCAATAATACAAAGACAGCGATAGTTAATGGTAGAGTGCGAGTTCCTGCTGTTGATGATGCGCTTTTAGCTGATATTGGCACTAACTTTCCTGATTTAATAGTTGTCGTTGGCGATGTGGCTTATTATATTGTCAGATACATTAATGCCGATGGTACACTATTATATACAACTCATATGACTGAAGGTAGTGAACCTATTGATCCTGTCGCCAAGGGACTTATAAGTACACCTACTAGAGAAGGCACAGGAGATATTCAATACACATACAACGGATGGTCTAATATGCCAGCGACTATTACTGGCAATACGGCAATTATTGCTTCTTATAAAGAAACTTATTTGGTTGTGTTCTTAAACTATGATGGAAGTTTATTGGATTCTCAGTGGATTGATAATGGTGAAGATGCTGAAGACCCTGTTACTAATAACATTATTGAAAAGCCTACTCGTCCACAAACGGTACAATATAATTATGTTTATATAGGATGGGATAAGAATCTTACGAATATTACGGCACCAATAGATATTACGGCACAATATGATGCTATTATTCGTAGTTATACTGTAAGATTTTTAAACAATGATAAAGTACTTGAAACCCAGACAGTTGAATATGGTCAAGCAGCAACTTACACTGGGCAAACCCCAACTAAGTTAGACGTTGATAATCCTGACGATTATGTGTTCGCTGGATGGACACCAAATCCTTCATATATTGAAGGTGATTTAGACTGTTATGCTTCGTTTAAATTTACAGGATATATTGAAGACAGTTGGACGAACATTGCCGATAGTATTGGTGACGGTACTTATGCAACAAAGTATAAGGTAAATAGGTTAAAGGAAACGACACTTACATATTCAGATGGTACGTCAGATACAATTGATATTGAGTTAGTTGATTTTAATCATGATGATTTAGCAGACGGTAGTGGCAAAGCAAGCATTTCTTGGATTGTGAAAGAAGTTCCGTCTAAGTTAGTTACTGCAAATCAGAGTGTAACAAACGTTGGTGGTTGGGAAGGCAGCGCTTTGAGAACGCATGTAAAGAATATTATATATAATGCTTTGCCTGACGACTTGAAGGCAATCGTAAAACCTGTTATTAAGAAAGCATCTGCGGGTGCTAAATCTACTGAGATTATTGAGTCCACTGATTCAGTATGGATTCCTGCCATTGTAGAAATTGATGGTACTTATACTAATGCTACAACATATCCAGTATATGCACAAGAAGGTAGTACTTACGCAGCATATACTAGTAAAAATAAACGTATAAAATATAATTCTACAGGAGAATCTTATGTAAACTATTGGACACGTTCTGCTGATGTAGGAAGTGTTAACAGTTTTCACTGTGTATATAATAATGGAGCAATTTCTAGCTTCGGTGCCGACTTCCCAATGGGTGTGGCTTTTGGATTCTGCATTTAATATTTTTAGAAAGGGGTGGTTGTAGTGATTCGAGGAGCTTGTCAACAATTTAAATTTAAAACACCATATGACTTAGAGCAACTTAAAACTGTTCATATTACTTTTTGGCAGCCAGATAACAATGGTACCGAAGATTGTACTTTGCCCATTACAAAACAACTAACAGATTGTAAACAGGATCAGCTAGGAATTAATGTAACTCTGAATCAAGTAGAAACGTTAGCCTTTTCGGAAAAGAGTAAAGCGTTTGTGCAATTTAGAGGATTGACTACTGAAGGATTTGCTTTTGCGAGTCGTATAATGCCTATTAATGTATATCCAGTAAAGGACGAGACTGTTCTTGAGTGAGGTGTATATTATGGGAGAAGACAAAATTATACAAATAAAAGAAGAACCTATGAAAGTAGAAACTGAAATAAAGTCTACTACTACCGAAGTTGACGAAGCGTCACAGGATGTTGAAGTGCAAGTGCCAACTCCACCAAGTTTTTCTGTTGAAGATGCTAATATCATTGATATAGAAATGGATGAGGCTTTTCCGTATATGCCTCGAAATAACGTCGAGGATTTAATAGGTAGCAATAATATTCTCATTGATGGTCAAGAGGTTAATGGTTCCAACACTAATGGGAGTGTATCTTTGGTGCAAATACTCACAGAATACGCCAATAATAGTAGTGGAGAAGGAACTACAAATCACTCTTTGCTAGATGGTAGAGAATTGCCGAATCAACACCCAATTTCGGCCATTTCAAATTTAAAAGAAGAATTAGATGAAATTAAATCATTGAAAAGAGTTTATTCTTCTGAAAATGGTTTTGGTGAATTCCGTAAATGGGACGATGAGAATCCAAAATGGGAAGATCGATCTGGTTATTTTGTGAAACTTATTGGTGGCACAGAGAACGTTGCTATTTGTACTAATCAAGATGACGTGTATGGTGTATCAGTAATACATAGTGGTTTTGTTGGTGGTCAGGACATTTCAGATAAAAGCGACGATCCTCTTTATGCTCTAGTGGGTATTACTGGTGCTTTGCGTGTGCGTACAGATGGAACGGCTACGACAGGAGATTATATCGTACCCAATGAGTTGGGTGTAGCAACGAAATCTAAAAATAACTGTGGTTATAAAGTCATATCAACTGGTAGTTATGCTAGCTATGAATATCTCACAATTGCTGTAACACCACAGAACGATAAGATTAATAAAATTTATGGCACACTAATGGATGCCGAAGGTAGCTTTGGTAATATTTTTGTAAGACTAGGTGAAGTTGAATCGAGAGTTGATAATGCAACTGATAGAATAAATATTGCTATAAATAATAATGATGAATTAAAAAATCTCATAAAAGAAAATACTAAAAACATTGAATCTGTTGGTGCTACAGCTCAGGATGCACAAAAGGCTGCTGACCAAGCTACTGAGAAAGCGAACCAGGCAGTGATTGAAGCCAATAATGCAAAAAATGAAGCTCTAGCTGCTGCAAATGAGGCAAAAGATAGAGTGAATGCATCATTGGCAGATATTAATGACCTCAAGGATAAAATGACTATTATCTCTAGCTTCAATGATGGTGATGGCAATACTGGTGTACAAGGATTTGTTGATGTTGCGGAAAAGAACAATATGTTACTTGGTTCCTTACAAGAATCAGTTAATGAATATGGCACTGATATTACATCTATTAGTCAGCAAATAAAAGAAACTGAAGCGGCAATACAGCACCTTGTTGTTCACTCTGACAAATACTCTGTTGGTGAATATTCACTTTCTTATGGGCTTTCTTATGACGAGGCAAAATCTCTTTTGAAAAACGGAGATACGTATATAGCTACTTTTACTCACACAGAAACGATGAAGCAAACTATTGAAAATCCTGATGATCCAGATAATCCTACAGTAACAACTACTGATTTTTCTTTTGAACGAGGGTATGCGTACCAATGGGATGCGACCAATATGATGTGGGTCAAGGGCGAGTCAGTTTCTACGGCAACTACTTATTCACAAGGAACGAATGTTGGGGATTTGTGGTTCTGTTGGCAAGAGGTTGAGTATACTGACGAAAGTGGTAATACAAGAACGCTCATTCCAGGAACGCTCTACCGTTGGAGCGAAGATGGGCAATGGGTTGCTATAGCTACGACAGATGGTAATTACAAGAGTCGTATGATTTCGTCTATCAAGCAAACAGCTGATGGTATATATTCTGATGTAGCTAATTTGCGTGGAGATGTGTCAACTATCTCCCAGGAGGTTGATAAAATTAGCACCAGGGTAGCGACCGCTGAAGGTAATATAAGTAATGTAGAACAAAGAGCGGACTCTATTGAAGCAGAAGTTAACAATATCAATGGCACTATGACTAGCATAAAGCAACAAGCTGATGACAATAGTGCAAAAATTACATCTGTTGCTTCGGGGCAGTTCTCTATGAGATATCAGTCTTTCATGGGCAATCCCGAACTAGTCGTGGAGCAACATAAATATAATGCACCTCCTTTTTGGGACGAAGATAAGCAGGAATTTGCGTTTAGTGATGAAACAATAGATGATACTAATGGTATTTATTGCTATGCTACTAAGAAAGATGCTGATGGTAATACTATTCTAGATAAGACTAAATACTACAAAATTACTTCTGATGGATATGAAGTTTATATTGTAGGCAATCAGGCAACTTCTTTTATTGATCAACGTATTGATGAAAATGAGGCAGCAATAGATTTATTGGTTCAATATAAAGATGGTGAGTTAAAGGAATCATTAGCTAATATTAGTGAAAAGGCTGATGCAAACGGTGCCAGTATTAATTATATGACTTCTTATTATTATCATACTTTATTGTCAGTATCAGAAACCCCTGCGTTTTCTCCAGATGGATTGAGATATAAAAATAAACCTTCGTGGAATCCTGCTCTCGGTAAGTATGAGTTTGATGCTAAAAATAAAGATGAGAACGGTGCGTATTATATAGCCGACGAAGATGCCACAACTTATTGCTGTATTAAAACAGCTGGAGATGGTACAACCTTGTATGAAATATATGGTCTTGCAGGTAGTTATATGGCGGCAATTCAGCAAGGTGCTGATGAAAACGGCGGCTATATTCAGTCTATTGTGCTAGATATAGAAGCTTACAATGTAGGACAGTATTCTCCTTCTTATGGTATGTCTTACGATGATGCTGTTACGTCTATTCCGAAAGGAACTATGTATGTTCCTGTGATAAACCACTCTGAGAACCTAATTCCCGATGAGCGAGTTGGTACTGATACTATTGATAATGACCTTGATGCGGGTACGCTTTCTGAGAGAGGGTCGAGTAACGATGTAGTGCGTTTGCCCACACCTCCGTTTAATTCACTTGAAGCGACTGGTATGCAGACTTATGACTTTGTAGTTGAAAATGGTCAGACTTATAGCTATAAATGGACGGGCACAGCATGGGAACAAGATGGTATAGTCTCATTAAGTAAGGAGTACTTTGCTTATGATGGTACGAAGAATATAGCGAGGTTATGGTATTGCACTCAGGATGTTACAAGTTCTCAAGAAACTGAGGATGGTAAAAGCAAGATTTACAAACAGGGCACGTTATACGCATGGCATGGTGGAAGATGGTTTGCTATTGCTACTGTAAATGATAATTTACTTTCTCGTTCTATTAGTTTAGTGCGTCAAACGGCAAACTCTTATTCCATAGAACTACGTAATATGCAAGGAGATTTTTCTCAGTATAAGCAAACTGTTAATAACATTGGTCTTTTAGTAAGTGGTTCTGATGGTTCAAGTGGTGAACTTAATATTTCCAAAGAAGGAATTGTTGGTGAGGTTTATAATCGTACAGGTAATTCTGGCACTTTAAAGACACAAGTTGATTCAACTCAGGCAGTTTTAGATTTAATGGTTTCTGGTCTTTATCATAAATTAGAGCAGCCGTTAACAAGTAATGTTCCACAACCATATGGTACTTGGGGTAAATATGCTGTGCGACCAGAATGGTCAGTGGCACTGAAGAAATTTGTTTTTGATACAAGAAATGAAGATGCTGATGGTATTTATTATTTCTTTGATAATGACGAAACTCATTATTGCAAAGTTGTTGGAGACCAGTATGAAGTTTATACCATAGGCAAATTATCTACTGCTGGTACAGATGCTCACATTACTGAAGAATATGCTAATATTAACACACTTGCTTATTTCGGGGATGACGAACAGGGTACTATTGCCGGATTGAGAAATTTGGCTCTTGAGGGTAAAGCACAAGTGCAGCTTTTAGCTTCGTTAGATAAGAATAAATTAAATCGTGTTGTTGATATGTATGGATATACTGTTCCCGAAGGAACTAAGAGATATGCTAACAAGCCTACGTATTTAAATGGAGCTTTTACTTTCAGTGGGCAAGTTGAAGATACCAATGGAGAATACTTTCTTATTAATAGTCAACAGTTCGGTAAATTGATTTTAGGTAACAAGGGCAGCTGTTATGGCTATGAAGTTTATGACTATGACAGTAGTAGCACTGCTGGGCTTGTAAGCACTGTGCTCGACAACCAGGCTAACGTTGGAATGATAGTGGATAGTAATGGCGTTAGAGGTAGCGTAGTAGTTGAAGCTATTAATGGACAATCTCAAGCAACAATTTCTGCTGATAAAGTGAATTTAAACGGCTATGTTACTATTAATAGTTTAAAGTCTAGTGGAAGTACTGAAATTGATGGCTCAAGAATTGTTACAGGTGTTATTGATAGTAGCAATTATAGTTATAGTTCTGGAAACTTCTCTACGAGTGGAACGTCATTTGATTTAAGTGACGGTTCTATGATTAGCAAGAATTTTGCAATTGATGCTGATGGGAATGTATATTTAAGAAAAAATATAAATATTGGTTTAAACTCCAATGGCGGATATAATTTTACTGTTGACTCTTTTGGAAATGTAAATGTTGCTGGTACATTAGATGCAAAAGTTTTGAAATTTAATGGAAAATCTGTTTTAACATCAGACGATAAAGTGAAGGCAGATTATCTTGAATTAAAAGGAATAATAGTTACGGATAGCTCTAACAATATTACATTCAAGGTAGACTCTAATGGCAATGTCACTGTAAATGGCAATATTACGATGGGTAGTGGCAGTAGTATTAGTTGGAATAGTATCACGGGAGTTCCTTCGACAGTTACTAGTGCTTATAATTTAGCTGATAATGCATATGATAAAGCAGCAAACGCACAAGCTGATGCCTCGAATGCTTTAGATGCTGCTGATAGTGCAAATAGTATAATTAACAATTGGAGCTACAAATACGAGGGTGTAACATATATTGATGGTGCTCAGCTTATGACTGGTACCGTAACAGCCTCGACACTACAAGGTGGAAGCGTAAAGCTATTAGATGGGGACGCTAACACGTGCGGAAAGCTAACTTTAACTAGCGCACAGACGGCTACATATGCAGTTGACCTGACTTCTGATGGAGCACTGCGTTTTAAGGCAGGAGATGGTTCTTTGTATCTTGAAACAGCAAATACATTTATACAACTACATACTTCACCAGCACAAATAACTGTTAGGGGAGATTTCATGCCTGCAAAAGATAATTATATGGATCTTGGCGATTCTGAGCATCGTTGGCATGCTGTGTATGCTACGACAGATAAGATTATTACATCTGATAGAGATGAAAAACAAGATATAGAATATGATGTTGATAAATATGAATCGTTTTTTATGTCTTTAAAGCCAACACAATATAAGTTTATTGATAATCACAGTAATCGCTATCATATTGGGTTTATAAGTCAAGACGTGGAAGAATCACTTGTTAATAATAAACTTAGTTCACTTGATTTTGCTGGTTTTGTTAAATCTCCAATATATAAAAACAAAAATGACAAAAGTTCTGAAATTGTAGGATATAGATATGGTTTAAGATATGATGAATTTATTGCTCTCAACGTTCATATGATTCAGAAATTATACACTAAAATAGACAAACTTGAAAATAAGATACGGCAACTAGAAAAGGCTTCCACAGAAATGGAGTGATTATATGGCACAAAAATATAGTATACAATTATTAACGGCTTCAACATCCGAATGGAATGCGTCCCAATATGTTGTTCCCAAAGGAGAGTTGATAGCCGAGTTACAAACAGATGGAAAAATACAATTAAAAATCGGTGATGGGTTACATAAATTTTCTGATTTATCATATGTAGCCGATAAGGGTCCAAAGGGAGATACTGGTATGTCGCCCACAGTATCAATATCAAAAGAAAATGGTGTTGCAACTATAACTATTACTGACAGTTTAGGGGAACACCCATTCCAAGTAAATGATGGAATATCCCCTACGGTTAGTACGGAAAAGATTGATGGAGTCGCTACAGTTGTTATTACAGATACCGATGGTGAGCATCCATTTACAGTTAATGACGGCATATCGCCAACAGTAAACACTTCTAAAGTGGATAGTATAGCAACAGTTACAATTACCGACGGAAGCGGCCTCCATAAATTTACTATTAAAGACGGAGACAAGGGCGATCCTTTTACGTTTGAGGATTTAACTGATGCGCAAAAACTAGAACTCAAAGGTGACACTGGCGAGGGCTTTGAAATTCAAGGCACATATGATACGTTAGAGCTTTTAGAGGCTGGCGTTACATCTCCTATGCCCGGTATTGCATATGGTGTTGGTACGGCTGCCCCATATGATATTTATATATACGATGGAGTTAAATCAGCTTGGATAAATCATGGGCAACTACAAGGCGCAAAGGGTGAAACTGGTGCAGTATTTATTCCAGCGGTAGCAGAGAACGGTGATTTGTCATGGTCAAACAATGGTGGATATACGAATCCGACAGCTGTAAATATTAAAGGCGTAGGTGTTGAGAGCATTGAGCGCACATCTGGTGATGGTTCTCCTGGTTCAGTAGATACTTATACTATTACTTATACTGATAGTAATACAAGCACATTCAATGTAACTAATGGTTCAGCTTTAGATATCTCGGGCAAACTTGATCTTGCAGGAGGTATAATGACTGGCTCTTTGATTTTGAATGCAGATCCTACAGAAAATCTTGAAGCGGTCACTAAGCAATATGTAGATAATCTTATTGGTGATATTGATGCTGCTATGGATGCTATTAATAACGTAATTGGAGGTGCGTCGTAATGTCTGTTGCAAGTAAACTTACAAGTATTGCTGAAAGTTTGCGGGTCAAATTAGATGCAATTAATACAAAATTAACAGCTAAGGGGCAAACCGAGGCGGCAAATTTAAATGAAGTGCCAGATAAAATTGAGGCTATTGAGACAAAAAAACAGGATGTTCTAAACTTGGTATCTGGTATTACAAAATATACAGATTCATTTGAAATTAATGGAGAGCTTAGAAGTAACGTACTTGTTCAGCCATCTGATTTTTCGGACGAAAGCACTATAACTTGGAATTCTAGAGCAGACAGTTATTTTTCTCACTCTATAGAGAACATTGAGGGTAGCGAAAATGGTAGTGTAATGGTTTTAAATCCTGTTAGAACAACAGAGACAAGTGTTTATAATTTATTTTGGTTTAACTCTACTGTCGATGCAAGCACATCAGAACCCAGAACGTATTTAATCGCCGTAAGAGCAAAAGCAAGCGAAACTATTACGTCATATTTTCCAAATATGGCAATTACATATTATCCAACAGGTTCAACAGGTGCCAAGTTTTTATATTTTTCTTATACCCCCACAACAGAATGGCAGACTTTTTATGTAATTGCAAATATACCTGAGAATTATTATTTAAAAGATATAACAATGTGTTTTTGTAGTAGAGGAATAACACATTACATTGATTGGATTGCAGCTTATGATATTACTGGGACAGATTTTGATCATATGACATTTGGTGCAAAGGCTACGGCTTCTGCTTCAGATATCTTGTCAGGCAAAACCGTATATATAGATGGAGTAATGGTAACTGGGACTATGACAACAGTAACGCAAGCTACTCCGACTATATTCGTTAGTCCATCTGGTTTGATTACTGCAAGTGCTACACAATCGTCTGGCTATGTGAGTTCTGATACAAAGTCGAGTACTAAGCAGTTGAATACGAAAGGAAGTACAACTTATACCCCAGGCATTAGTGATCAGACTATATCTTCTGATACATATCTTACGGGAACTCAGACTATCAAGGGAGATAGCAATCTCATAGCTAACAACATCAAATCTGGTGTCAGTATATTTGGGGTGAATGGAAGTTATGAAGGCGGTAGCGTGACAAAAGTATTTTCGGGAACTGTAGATACAACGTCAAGTAGTACATTGAGTATTAGTTTACCAGAAGATGTTTCCAACTTAACTCTCAGTATGTTCGCACTTACAAGAAGGAAAGCGGATGCAGAATTAGGTGATGGAATACTTAGTTATAGTAGCTTTCCGCAAGGGGCAGCATGTGGTTTTGGTGGATTATCTAGTAATTACGAATATGCCGCGTTTGGTAGCCTATATATATCTACACAATGTTCAGGAAATGTGTTAGAAATTATAACCTCGCGAACAAATCCTGATTTACAATTTTGTACTAACGCAATGTATAATTATTTAGTTGTCTTTGAGAGCAACTAAGGCAAAGGAGAAAATAAAAAAAATGAAATACATAAATATTATTAAAGCTCAAGCCCCAATACATTATATGGCAAAGATGAAACTTCCTATTAAGGAAAATAAAAAATCTCGTGCTATTTTTAAAATGGTACTTGCAATAGATGAATTTGCAGCATATATCAAAGAGGAAGAAACGAAAATAATCGAAAAATATAAAGGTGTCATTCAATCAGATGGTTCAATCCAGTTTGGCAATGACCAAGATGGCGTTGATAGAGCAAATTTGTGTGTTAAAGAAATTGCCGAATTCGAAAACTCTGACGTGGATTGGAATTATGAAGTTGTGCGACTTTCCGAAGAATCACTGGCTGATGCATCAGATTTTTCTTTATCGCCAGAAGAAATATTCTACTTAGAAGGTTTTATTGAATTTGAATAAAGAGGAGAGGATGGTAATGTACCGTCCTCTCTTTGTTGTTATAGGAGAAAATAATTATGGTTATATGTGGAATTGATGCAAGTACAAATAAGACTGGTATTGCTATATTTATGGACGGTGAGTATATTGTGCATACATTGATTGATTTGCACAAGGAATCTAATGCTGATGTGCGTATTCCAAAAATGATGTGCGAGATATGTGCTTTTCTAGATCGGTTTGGTATAGACAAAATTATTATGGAAAAAAGCATTTTAAAAACTAATGTTGATACCGTTCAAAAGCTAAGTAATATCGCTGGGGCGGTAATGTTATATGCGGCACAGCATAATATTGAATTTGAAAATCCCGTACCTTCCGTATGGAGAAAGCGCGTAGATTTACAACAATCTAACAAGATTAAGCGAGAAGTACTTAAAATGGAAGCGGTACAAGCAGTTAAGCAAGAGTATGATATGGACGTTACAGATGATGAGGCAGAGAGTATTTTAATGGCACGGAGTGGTTTTGAGCTGCCGAAGATTGAAGTAAAGGCCAGTGAAGTTTTGTGGGGCAATGAATAAATTTGTGGAAGAGAAAAAGGAGATTTGATTATGAAGATTACAGCTAAACAATTTGTTGAAGATTTTAAAGAAAATAATGTTCAAAATACAAAAATAAATGAACATGCAGTGGAAGATTATATAAGAGAAGAGCTAGAAATAAAAGAATATATTCCGTTCATGGAAAAGTGTAGGGTTCTTGAAGAAGTGGTAATTCAGAGTGTTGTCGAAGAAGATGGTGTAAAGCGAGTTAATCCTGTTAGTCAGTATATCTGCTTCGTTATTGCTATGTTAGTAGCACATACATCGTTGGATATTGATAAAAACAACCCAATAGATGACTATGATATTCTTTGTGAGGCGGGGCTACTGGAATTAATTGTGATGCTATTCCAGAAGGATTATGACGAATGTAAAGTAGTTCTTGATATGCTTTTGTCTCAGACATTTGAAGATAACAATTTTAATATTATTGTTGGCAAGTTTTTAAATGGCATTTTAAATCGCTTAGACATTTTTACTGACACATTAAAAGAATCTATAGGCAATATGGATCTTACAAAATTATTAGGTGCTGATTTTAAAGAAGAAGATTTGGTAAGATTACACAATTTTTTAGAGACGTATAGTAAATAATTTTTGGAGGAGTTGATTCGATATGGCACAAACTATAGATGAAAAAGCATTAGATAATGCTATTGATGAATTGTTTAAAGATTATAAGAAAGCACTTCGAGTTGCTGCACAAGAAGCCATTGATAAAGCAAGAGATGATATATATATTAAATCAATTTCTTGTTTAGTTGATTATTATAATGATTATCCACCAGCAAATTACACGTTAAGTTATAATCGCACATACAATTTAATGAAATGTTTAGTGCCATATTCTAATCCAGTAAAAGAAACGGCAGATGGTTATGATTGCGAGGCGGGCATAGAATATAACGGGTCGTTGTTAGAAAATACTTATTCTGGTTCAAAACAATACAGCCCTACTGACCCAAGCTGGATTATAGATAATTACCTTGCTGGTATTCACCCTCGAACTGATGGTAGCAGAGAAATTGGTGGGGGTAATTATGAAGAGGAAAAATATCAAGGAACAGTGGTTCCTTTTAATATAATGAACAACTATATAAATAGTTATAATGATACTTTTAATAAAAATTTAAGATTTTCATTGAGTAAGCAAATTTTAAAACTTACAAGAAAGTGAGGTGAAACTTATGGCAAGTAAAAGACAAGAATTTTATATGTCTGTAAAAGCAATCTTGGATAAGACTCAGGCAAAGAAGGATGCTGCTGAATTACAAGAGCTTTTATCGCAGACTAAAATAGATTTTGATACTCCTGAATTCGAAAGCAAGGTACGAGCTGTAGTTCAAAAAATGAGCAAGGAAACAATGTCTGTTATTGGTCAAAGCTTCAACGAAGCATTAAGGCTACTTGGTAAGGAACAGATTAATATTGACAGTTTAATTCAGATGCCCAATGCCGATATGTGGACAGAAATGGGCAAAATGGCTGGGCGGTTTTATGGCGAAGGGTTACAAGAAGCAGTTAAAAAGGCTCTAGAGGGTATTGATTTATCAGCACTAAACGGTCAGAAAAAAACTCATGGATGGATTAAGAATCTTGGCGAAATAGATCAAGCCCTTAATAGATTAAAAGACAAAAAAGGTAATATTAGCCAAACCAAGGCAAAAAAGATTCAGGAAGGATTTTCTCCTAAACCAAGAAAGCAAGAAGAAGCACTTTATACTCAGATAGAAAAACTCCAAAAGAGTTATTCCGACAAGGATGAATGGGAAGTAAGGTATGCTAACTTAGTAGAATATATTAAATTATATGAATCCTATCAGGAGAAATTTAAAAATGTACCTAAAGAGTTAGCTTCCATAGGCAAATTTACTTATAAACAGGTAAAATCTATTGAACCACAATTACAGACATCATTGCAAAATATATTTAATGTTGCCGCAGGTAAACAGCCAATAGGTTTAACTGAAGGTGGTACTGTCGATGTAAATGTAATTCCACGTGTAATAGAAACATTGGATGTGTATGATATTCTTGGTGATAAAGATAAAATCAAAGTTCCTGTTGAAGTTAAGGTAGAAAACGAACCAAAGAAGAGCAGAATGACTCCTAACGCGCTTAGAGGTGTTCAGTCACCTGAAGAGACTGCTGGTAATAGATTGTCTTCAAGAGAATATTTAGGTGGTACATACTGGGTTCCAAATGCGTTTAAAGACATTGCCAAGAGTTATGGAGATGGTGGTAATGTCTTAAGAGCGGCGCTGAAACCACTTAATAAACTTATAGTATCTGTTGATGGTTTGGAGTTTAAAGACTTAGATAAAAATCAGTTATTGTCATATTTGTTTCCTGGATTTGATAAATATGAACAGGGCGGACAGCAAGGCGATGCTCCACAAAAATTCTTCAATGAGATGGCACGACAGGCGGGCTTTGATTCACTTGTTGTTAAAGAAGTTAACGAGGGTGGAAACGAACTAGTTGATACAATTGCAGTATTACAAGAAAGAATCACCCATTATACCGAGGCAATTCCTGAATATTATGATGTTGAAAAATTAGCCCCTGACCAAGAACGGGTTGTTCTATCTCAACAGAAAGGCTCGGCTGAAAGATGGTATGACGAGACCATAAATAGATTACATCAAGAGCGTGATGTAGCTTACGCTAATAGGGATGGTATCAAAGAAGAAAATAAGGTAAAAATGATTGATTCGATTATCCCTATGTTAGAGCAAATGAAGACAAAAGCAATGGCGGCATTTGACCAAGCGATTCAGCCGCTAGGTGGATATCTTGAAGAAGAAGTTAAGCGTGGTTTGCCAAAAGTTATAAAGGATGTAGATGATGGGCGGAAAGTTGCCCTGATTCAGGAGGATACTTTAAAATCATATTTATCAGAATATTCTGAATTATCTTCCAAAAAGACTAGAACCAAGGCGGAAAATGCCCGTATAAATGATATTAATAATGCTATTACATCTGTTGTGTCAGAGAGTGACATTGATAATGTTTATGATTATTTAGATGCATTGTCTGAAGGTGCTAAAACAATAGATGAAGTGTTTGACTTTTTCGCTCCCAAAATAAGTTTTAAACCTAATAATTTTGTCAATTCTGTGACAGAGCCTAACATATTAGGCACAGGACAGCCTTTGGATGACAATAATGTTAATAAAACAATTCAGTCTTATGAAGAATTATGCGAGGTTGTTAAAAGGTATAATGAGCTTGTTCTTAAGGGAAAAACAGAAGGGCAAACCCTTACGGATACTGATCGTGAAGAATTGGATGGTTTAACTAATAGAATCCAAGCTACTCGTGATTTAATTGCGTCTGATGATATTGTTAATGAAATCAATGCTTTTGACCGAACATTGAATGCCTTGGGCACTACTACACCTGAAAAACTTGCACATTATCTTGGCATAGAAATTCCAGAAGCTGCACGAAAAGCACGAGATAGTATTGAGGATGTTAATGAGAGTACAGAAAAGAATAAACAGTTAGATAGTCGATCTTTGTTACCTAATGCGAACAATTTCGAAAAAGGTACGCGATCTCCAAGTGATACACAAAAAGAACAAATTTTACAACTTGGTGAAGAATACCGTGCCATCATTTCTTTGTTACAAAAAGATGATAGTGAATTAGATGGTTTATCTAATGCTTTGCGTGAACGTGCAAGAGCGATATTGACAGTTTTACGTGACATTGCTCCATCTGATATGTCTTATCCAGATGCATTCCATAGCATATATGGTGCTTCTTCAGATTTGAGTGAGGTAATTGGTAATCTTCAGAACGCCGGAAATGTTGCACCAAATACTTTTGATAGTAGTAAAATTGATAATTTAGCAAGACAAAATGCTATTAATTTAATCTACAAAGAAATTACAGCAACTAAAGCACTTGAAGAAGCAAAAAAATCTGAACGTGCTGCAGAACGACAAGCAGAGACACAAGAGAAATTAGATACATTTGCATCGAAGTATGCAACAGCGACAGAACAAGAAAAAGAACTTATAAACGAACTTATTGGACTATGGAATGACTACAGAGTTCGGTCTGACCCCAAAAATGGATATGACGACCAATTGTTGGAAGCAATTGTTCGCACTCGTCAAGAAAAATTAAATGAACTTCGGGCAGTTAATGAGGGCCTTTGGAATGCATTTACAGATATTGGTGCAAATCGAGCTAGTGATTATATTAAATTAAACAGCAATCAATCTACTTCTGGTACCGAACCAAGAACAACTACACCCAACACCACAGTTGGTAAGGTAGCTATTGACGAGACAGCCTTGAAGAGCATTCTTGATGGTATTACATATAAGGTGCAGATTGTTAATGACAACGAATCTTCAGAGCAAGGTACCACAGCTATCAGTGAAGAGTCATTAAAGACAATTTTAAGCTCTGTTACTTTTAATGTTCAAGGTTCATCCGAGGCGTCTACAGAAGAAGCCAATAAGGTTGCTATTGATGAAACGTCGTTGGAAAATGTACTGAACAAAGTATTTGGTAATATTTTAACTTCTCATGATGCATCTACAAAAGGCGATAACGCTGGTGCTCCACAAGCACAGTCTACTGAAAAAGTAGATGAAAGTTCACCTCAAGCTCCATGGGCAAGAGAAAATACTCTTAGTGGTGAGATTAAGTCAACTTTAGAAGATATTAGAAAGAATACTACCTTAGATGAAAATAGTAACTCAGAAGCATCTTTAGGAGAAGATACAGTTGCAAGATTAACAGACGCTATTAGTAAAATAAATATTACTTCTGATTTAACTACTGAGGGGTTAGCTACCCAAGATGCTGTTAGTGAAATTTCTGGTCTTGTTAAGAGCATTAATGATAAGATTGTTCAGGGAACAAAGGTGGTTGAGAAGGGAAAATCTACCGTAGTAGGTGACTCTAAAAATACTCAGAAGCACAATAGCACTATTAATCATGGACAAGCTGAAGGAGCATCTGGTTCTGCGCAAAAAATGTTTGATTATTATTATTGGCTTGAAGAACAGATGGAGAAGTTCAAAAATAATACCAAATATTATAATGCATTAAAAAGTGTTCGTGATAGAATTACACCTAAAATTGTAAAATTCAATGACGAACTTGAAGTAAGTGGTAAAGAATCTCCTGTTTGGAAAAAATCGCTTGATCAAAAGCATAACTTGCATATGGCGCAAATTCAAGGTGGAGAAGAATACTCTGAGAGCCTGTCTACAGAAAAGAAAGCACTTGAATTATTAAAAGAAGAATATCGACTTAAATCAGAAATCTTTAATTTGGAACAGCAAGGTGCGGTAAAGGAAGACTTAGATCCCCTTTATGAAAAGCTTGGTATATATCAGTCTATTAGAAATATCATTGAAGACGATATGGATGATGAGGCTTTAACTAGATATGCTGTCCAGGCTGCATCGGTTCAGGGTAAAGGTGAAGACAAATTAACTGTTGCGAATATTAAGTCTAATATTAAGGCTCGGGCTGAAGAAGTTAAACAAGCTGCACAAAGCGTAAAAGAAGAAGAACAACAGGAAGCTACTGCCCTTAAAGAACTTAAAAAGTTATATAGTGAACTCGGAGTACTTCAGGCTAAAAAACAAGCGTCTGACAAAGGTAGTGCTGTAGCAACAGAATTAAGAGCACAGATTAGTGCTAAAAAATCAGAAATAGCGGCAAAACAAGTTGACCATAACGTCAATCAACAGCTTCTTGAAGATGAACGGCAATTATCATATGAAAAGGAAAAAAGTTCAATTGCTATGCAAAATGCCGCTAGCAAGGATGCTACTGCGACAAAAGAAGAAGCTACTGCCCTTAAAGAACTTAAAAAATTATATGAAACCCTAGGTAAGCAAAAGGCTATCATGGACGCCGCCACACCAGGGGCACAATATGACAAGGCAAAAAGTGATTATGATAAAACTGTTGCCGATATCCAAAACATTCCTAAAGCCTCTAATTTTGAAGCGGAAGATGAAATTGACATTTATAATAAGGCTTACGAGGAACAAAAGAGAGTGCTTGAAAACGAAAAGAAAATTCAAGACGAAAAGCAAAAAACGAATGATATACTTAAACAAACTAAACAAGCACTTGAAGAAATCAAAAAGCTTTATGCCGAGCTTGGTAAATGGCAAGCTATATTAGATACTAGTTATGATGATTCTTACGTTGCTCAGGACGCACAGCTTAATATTGATAGACTGAAAGAGGAAATTGCAGCAAAAAAAGAAAAGGTAGATATTTCTGAGAAAGAATTACAGCAAATATACGAAATTGCTAAGGCAGAAAAGCAACGTGCTATAGCATCGCAGCAATCCAAACAAGGCGATAAAAGCGCACTTAAACAGCAAATAAAGCAATCTCGTGAAAATGCTCGTTTTAATCGTGCAAGTTCTGTATGGAACGCAGGTGTTAGCACGATGGAGTCCTTGTGGAAAATCGATGATGATTCTATTGATATATCACAAATCAATGTCGTTCGACAATTAAACGATGCATTAAATGCACTCAAGGCCACTAGAAATAAAGTAGCCCAACAAGGTAGCACTATTAATCCAAATGACGAGGCTTTGTTAAAGGCACAAACACAAGATGTTGCAAGACTTAGTGCCCAAGTTAAAGAATTGATTCAAAATTATGAGCAATTAAGTGGCGAAAACAGTATAGAGATAGGCAAGCTTGGCACTGGAGATCTTCGAGATCAATTAATAGCTGCGGTACAAGAGTTTACGCATGGTAAGGCCGTAATTGGCGATTTTGACGCGACAACTGGCCGACTAGAATATACGGTTAAAACAGGAGCTCATGAATTTACTAAATATACTGCGGCAGTTAGAGATGCTGACGGATCTCTTAGGGCTATGCAAGGTACTACAAAACGTACTGAAACATTCTTTGAAGCAAGTGCTCGTAAAATGAAAGAGATTTCTTCTTACGTTACTGGCATGGGACTAATAAGTCGAGGAATGCAAGAAATTCGTCAGGGTATTACTTATGTTAGAGAAATTGACAGTGCTTTAACGGAATTGAAGAAGGTAACTGATGAAACAGAAGAGAGCTATGATCGATTTTTGCAGACGGCATCCAAAACGGCTGCTAAAGTTGGTAGCACGGTTAAGGATGTTGTTAGTTCGACGGCTGACTTTGCAAGGCTCGGATATTCTATGCAAGAAGCTGCTACTATGGCTGAAAACGCTCAGTTGTTAATGAATGTATCTGAGTTTGATGATATATCAAAAGCAACTGATACTCTTATTTCGGCTATGCAGGCATTTAATTATAGTGCTGATGAAACGTTACATGTAGTTGATATTTTTAATACAATAGGTAAAGTTTGTTGCCTATGTAAAAGTAGCTCAAAACGGGGAAACTCCTGAGAAGGACAATCCCGTGGGTAAGATATATAAAATATGTTGTTTAAAAAAATGAAAAATAGGAGGTGATATCTATGATAAAATATAATTGTAATGTTGATTATTTTAAAAATATAGACACAGAAGATAAGGCTTATTGGTTAGGCTTTATTTATGCAGACGGTTGTGTTACCAAAGATCATAAAAAATTAATTATCAATCTAAGTCCAGTGGATATTTATCATTTAAAATTATTTAATGATTGTATCAATTCGGATTATCATATATCTTATCTAGATAATAATCGATATGTATCATTATCTATATCTAATAAACAATTCGTAGAGAATTTAATTGATAAAGGATGTGTACCTCGCAAAAGTTTGATATTGCAATTTCCAGATGAACGGCAGGTTCCTAAACATTTGTTGAGACATTTTATTAGGGGGTATTTTGATGGTGACGGATGTTTACATACCTCTATGAATAAGCGGAAGAATAAACCAAGGGCATATCTAGAGTGTGAAGTAAATTTTTTAGGTACATATGATATGTTGAATGGTATTATTGCAAACATTCCTCTTAATAATATAGAAATTAAAGAATTTGGAAAAATATATAAATTTAGAGTCCATAGCCGTCAAAATATTGTAACTTTATTAGACTATCTTTATGAAGATAGTTATTTTTATTTGCAAAGAAAATATCAAACATATATTTATGACGTTAAACAACACATTAATTTAAATAATAATACAACTATTTTATATAATCCTGTAACGATCAAAGGTTGATAGGTAACTACAACCATATGCTACTATTCCTATATGTTAGGATAAAGGGATGATCTGAACTCACGCTATAATCGTTTAATATGAAACGTGAGAGGTAGCCAGAAATGACTATCCGCCATAGAAATATGGTCATAAAAGTAACAGAGTGAATAATTACGCAATATCAACAGCAGATTTAGCAGATTCATTAACAAGATCTTCAGCAGCATTAGTAGCCGCAGGTAACTCGCTCGAACAAGCTTCAGCATTAACCGTAGCAGGTAACACCATACTTCAAGATCCGGAATCTGTCGGTAATGCATTAAAAGTCGTTTCTATGCGTATTAGAGGTGTATCAAGTGACCTCGAAAAGGCAGGAGAAGAAACGGACGGTATGATTACTAATACCGCTAAATTACAAGCAAAAATCCAAGGATTAACAGGCGTTAATATCTTACAAGACAATGGTGCTTTTAAAGACACATATACTATTCTATATGAGCTCGGTAAAGCCTATGAAAATCTCGACGACTTATCTCGTGCAAGTCTTCTTGAATTAATTGCTGGTAAGACTCGCGGTAGTGCAGTAGCAGCAATTTTACAAAATTATGAATTATTAGAAGAAGCATATAATGATGCGTTAGATGCTGAAGGCAGTGCTTGGAAAGAGAATCAAAAATATTTAGATTCTATACAAGGCAAAATTGACCAGTTTACAAACGCTGTCCAAACGATGTGGAGCAATACCTTAGATGATAGCTGGATTAAGGGTTTTGTAAGCTTTGGTACTATTATAATTCAAACAATTGATAAAATTGGCTTATTAACTACCGCTTTAATTGCTCTAGGTGCCGTTTCTATGATCAAAAATAAGACGGGACCAATAGTCTTTTTACAAGATTTGACTAAATTTGCAACTGACGCAAATGCTAAAATAGCAAATTTCCCAAAAACTATTAACACTTTAGTACAAGGTACTCAACGGTTAACTTCAGCGACATTAGAACAAGCAGTAGCAAATGGCTCTTTGACAACTTCGGAAGCTATTCGTCAAGCAACAATGAGTGGATTAGTATTGTCGCAAGTTTCACTAACTGCCGAAGAAGCAAAAGCATTATTGGCGACTACTGCTTTAAACGAGGTTGAACAACAGAATATTATTACAAAATTAGGTTTGTCGTCCTCATCTCAAAAAGTCACTCTTGCTATGCTTCAACAAGCCGTAGCAACTGGTAAATTAACGGCTTCTGAAGCAACACAAATGGCACTTGCCACAGGGTTGGTGGCTAAAGAAACAGCATTAACTGCGGCACGAGCTACTAAGATATTAACTACCAAAGGTGTGGCTACCTCGGAAGCACAAGCTATTGTATCTGCATTGGGACTCGGAAAGGCAACTCAAACTTTAACATTGGCAACTATTCAGCAAGCAATAGCCAATGGTACTTTAACTAAATCTCAGGGAGCAGCAGCTATGTCTTTGTTGGTCACTCAGGGTGCTGCGACAGGTTTAATTGGCGTATTAGGCACATTAAAGGCGTTATTAGCTTCTATATGGCCTTTATTGGTTATTGGAGGAGCTATTTTTGCCATTGTCAAGATAGTTGATGCTGTTGTTACAACAACTGAGGAACTTGAAGAAGAACTTTCTGGACTTAAGTCTGAGCTTTCAGATATTCAGTCTGAACTTGATTCTGTAAATAATGAACTTAAAACCACACAGGAGCAAATGGCAGAACTTCTCGCACTGCCATCATTGTCTTTTGTTCAAAAAGAAGAATTAGAAAGATTAAAAAAAACGAATGTAGAGTTACAGAGAAGACAAAATATGCTAAAAGAAGAAGAAAAAAGAGCGCAGGGACGTGTCAATGCTAAGGCGGCTGAAACTGTAGAGTCACAGTTAAAAGACACATCATATAATGGCAAATGGTACGATATTGTTGGTAATGCTGCAATGAAAGCGCTACAAGGAGCAATAGCAGGTGCAACCTCAGGGGCATTTATTGGTGGCGTTGGTGCTATACCTGGTACAATTGTTGGTGGAATTACGGGTGCTGTTTCAGGCGTCGGAGAAGAATTGATTAGCAATCGTATTTCTACAAAAGACAAATTAGAGCGTGAAATTGCAGGGTATAGTGATTTAATTAAAAAAAAAGAACGGATTGAAAATGAATTAGTTACTGCAGATGGTACTAGGACGAAAATTTTCGGGTTTGAATTTGATTCGGAAGCAGATAAGCTGAAAAAAGATTTAGACGACACAGAAAAGGAAATAGCAGAAACAGAAGAATATATTGATAATACTTTTAAGGAGTTAGGAGAAAATCTTGAAGGCATTGTTTATGGTGATGGATACGATGAACTTCTAGATTTCTATTATGAATATAAACATAAATGGGAAAACATTTACGGTAGTGATGGCGCAAAAGCTAATGCTATTGAATTTGTTTTTTCTAAAGATGAATTTGCTATCGTATCTGAAAGCATAGATAAATATGTTGAAAAGTTAAAAGATGGCGATCAATCAGCTGCGGCAGTGATCGAGGATATAATTAGTAATAATGACCAACTTGTAGATACATTAAAAAAACATGGAGTGGAACTACAAGATGCACTTGATTATTTTATATTAGAAGAAGGTATTTTTGATTCAGATTCTATAAAAGGAATAACTGAACAATATCAAAATGCTATTGATGTTTTAAGACGAATTACTATTGACAGATTAGAAATTAAAAAAGAATTGAAACAATACGCTTATGGTGGAACTGTAGATTTACTTAATAGACCATTAGTGGATGCTTCGGAACTATCTAAGGTAGGATGGGAAAATGCTGGCGAAGGTACGGCTACAGTATTTAGTAGTACGTATTCAAATGAAAATGGTACTATTGCAGTAAACTTTACACCTATCTTACCCGATGGTAGTAGGGTGTTGGGCCCAGATGAACTACAAAGATATGCAGAGGGTGTTATCTCTGGAGTTCGTCAGGACGATTTAAATCTTCAAATTGGAGCGACGTTCGAAGGAGAAGATGCAATAGATCAAGCAGTAAATGCGGCAGAAAAAATACACAATCTTCAAGATATGTATTATTTGCCAATTAAAGTTGAGCTAGATGATGGTACCATAGAAGAAATTAAATGGGATGATTTATTTGAGTGGGACGAGGCAAGTAAACAATGGAAAGCACAAAGTACTCAGTTTGCTAAAATTTTAAAGGGTACTGACGAAACACTTAGACAAGAATTTATAACTTTAGCAGAGAATATTAAGAATAATAAAATAAGCATTGAAGATGCGGTTAATTCTTTGGAATTATCTGGCTTGATTCGTATTACCAAATTAACAGAAAATACATTGTCAACTTTAAACACAGATATGTTTGCTGATGTTAAAGATGATATTTCTGGGCTTATTGATACATTTTCAGAATTAGGTTCCGCTCTTGAAAGCACTGCGTCCGCAATGGATTTGCTACATAGCGCACAGCAACAAATGAACAATAGTGGCAGAATATCTGTTAAAACAGCGCTTGAATTAATTGAATCAACAGATAATTGGGAGAAAATTTTAACTGTTACTGGAGATACAATCACTCTTAATTCTGACGCCGAACAGGTATTGATAGGAACAAAACTTCAATTAATTGAAGAAAATATTGATTTGGCATTAAGCCAAGCTCAGTTGCAACTTGCACAAATTGAAGGTACAGAAGCTACACTTGAAAATGCCGAAGCTGACCTTATTACAGTAGAAGCGCAAAAAACATATGACAATGCAATGCTTCAGAGTTCCGCTGTGTCGGCAGGGTTAGGTGCTGCTGTTGGTGTTCTTGTTCAAAAGCTTAACGCTCTTAGAAATTTAGATTTTGATAATTCAGCATTAAACACATCGTTATTTGATGCATTCAATAGTGCATATGATTCTGTTATTACATTATCCACGTCTACAGTAGATGCTGCCGTTACGGCTGATGACTTAAGACAAAAAATTAGTGATTTACAGGCGCAGAAAAATCTTATATCACAGGTTAATACTTCTGGTAATTTTAAAGATTACTATGATTTCGATGAAACTCCTGGAGATAAATACACTGATAAGAGTAATACGAAATCAGATTCTGCCCTTGAAAAACTTAAAAAGGAATACGAAAACAAAATCTCCTTACTTGAAAATCAAAAAACCTATATTGAAAACGAAATATCTCGTCTAGAAGCATCCGACCAACAAGTTAGTAGAAATTTATACGAAGAACAGATTAAGCTCGAACAGCAAAAGTTGGCACTTTATGAAAAAGAAAGAGAAAAACTACTCGCTCAGATGTCAACTGTAGCTAAAAACTCCGACGAGTGGTATGAATATGCCGATGCCATCTGGGAGGTCGAGCATTCTATTCAAGAGACAGCAATATCCGTCGTAGAGCTTCAAAAAAAGATAGCTCAACTTTATATTGATGTCTTTAACAAAATAGATGAAGCATATAGTAAAGAGCAAAGCTTACATGACAAACGCATAGAAGCTCTTGAAGATGAAATTGAGCTTTTAAAGCTTCGTAATGAATATGCTACTATTTCTCCTGAAACTTATAACCAGTTAAGTGCTGAAGAAGATGCGAAAATTCAAAGTAATCAAAATGAAATTACCAGACTGAAGGCATTACTACAAAAGGGCATTGATGAAAATGGCGAAGCACTGACAGAAAAAGATATCTATGATATGTTGGAAACTATCTATGAAAAAGAGGCAGATATTCGCCAAAGCGAAATAAAAAAAGAACAGTATAAGCAAGACAAAAAACAAGCACATTTAGATAGATTCAATAATACATCAGAAGCATATGATAATTTAGCCAACGTTTATCAAGGTAATTATGATAATGCAGAATATTACAAGAAGTACGCAGACTTATATGGTATAAGTATTCCAAAAGAAATTTTAGATTATCAAACCAGCCAGCTGGAACAACAAGTTCAAGTAACTCTGAACAAAAAAGCCGAGCTGGAAAGACAATTAGCTGAAGCAATTGCTAGCGGCGACATTCAAGTTGGCGATTCTCAATGGCTTGAAATGGTCAACGCAATTAATGATTGCACTTCTGCGGCAAATGAATTCCAGTATCAGATTGCCGAGGTTGCGCAAGAAATAAATGCTTTATCTGTTGAAAAGTTCAATGACATAAAAGATGCATTCAGTAATGTTAATGACGTATTCAGTGATAGACAGTCATATATAGAAGAATATATGAACTATCTCGAAGCACTGGGCATAACTGTCCCTGCAGAAATGTACGAAGAACTTATTGCCAACGAAGAGCAAAGACAAGCGTCTAATATGGCAAGTCTCGAATCACTTCGTAGTCAACTTGCTGAAATGGAAGCTAATGGTTATACTGCAGAGGACGATGAATGGGTTCAGGCTCAGGCAGATATTCGTGCATTAGAAAAAGAAGTATTGGCGTCCGAAACAGCAATGGCTCAATGGAACAAAACCATACAAGAAATGAGTTTTGAGAAGTTTGATGAGTTCTTAAAGAGAATCCAGGATGTTTGTGACGAGCTTGAGAATGTTTATGGTCTTATATCTGATGAAGACGTTGCTCTTGAGGATGGTTCTTGGACAGAAGAAGGCATTATGTCTCTTGGACTAATGACTCAGAAAATGGCGATAGCCAAAGAACAGGCGGCCGAATATGCAAAAGAAATAGAAAAACTTGAAGAAGAATACCAAAAAGGTACAATGAGCGAACAGGACTATTATGATAGATTAATGGAACTGAAAGATGGACAATGGGAAAGCATCAACGCATACAAAGATGCAAAAGATGCTATTATTGACATTAATGAAGCTCGTATTGATATGATTGAGCAGGGTATTCAAAAAGAAATTGATGCTTACACTAAACTAATAGACTTGAAGAAAAAAGAGTTAGATGCCGAACGTGATTTATATAATTTTAGAAAAGATATTAAATCTCAGACAAAAGATATAGCCACACTTGAGCGCAAAATAGCAGCAATGTCGGGATCGACAGATGCTGCAACCATTGCACAGAGGTCGAAATTAGAAGCGCAGTTACGCGAAGCTAGAGAATCACTTAACGATACATACTACGACCATGCTATGGATTCGCAAAGCAATGCATATGATGACGAACTTGACAGCTATACCAAATCAAAAGAAGACTATGTTAAACAACTCCGTGAAGCTTTAAAAGATGTAGAAAAAATAGTAGCTGATAGTATGGCACAAGTGCTTGTCAATGCAGATTCAGTGCTGACAGGCTTGAATAATGTTTCATCAGAATACGGCGTAACTTTGTCAGATTACCTAATGCTCCCATGGCAAAATGCCGCGCTGCAAGCTACAGCATATAAAGAAAGTGGCATTCTTGATTTAGCCGACTTCACTGACCAAACAGGAATCTATAGTGGTATAATTACTGAACAAATTAACAATCTGTTCGGTAATGGTTCATTAGCCGCGGGTCTGTTCCAAACAAGTGTCGAAGGTGTTGTGGAATCTGTCAGAGTGACTGTTAATGAAGCTACTTCTCCTTTAACTTCTGATTTACAATTGCCTTGGCAGACAGTTAAAGAGTATGCACAAAATACATTTGCTCCAGAAATAATGTATGCCCTACAAAGTGTAGCTGATGACGCTTCTGGCAAAAAAGAGCAATTAACAAATGATTTAATAATCGCTTTCCAAGAGGGAGTAAATAATGCGGAAGAATTTAATCAAGTGGTTATAGATGCATTGAATGACGTTATAAACAAATCTGATGATTTTGCCGATGTCGTTCCCTCAAATGTCACTGCGCCCTCAGACGATCCCTGGAGCTTGTGGTCTAGTAATGTTCAAAATCTCATTCAAAAGATTATTGATAAAGCAAACGATGCAGTGACAGCTATTAATAGCATGAATAATGCTGCCAATAATGCACAGAGCATAGCTGATACTATTAATAGTACTGGTACGAGTGATAATGGAGGAAAAGGAAATAGTGGAAGTACTAAAACCAGTCAACCTACATCGTCATATCCACCAATTGGATCTCAACATACCAAGTATACGGAAGCCGATGTGAAGGCATTGCAAAGTGTTTTGAATTCATTGTTTCGCACAGGATTGACCGTTGATGGCAAGCTAGGCCCTGCTACTAGTGCAGCTATCAAGAAAGCACAGAGGATTATGTATCAAAACGGAAATGAAACAATGAAAGTGCAAGATGGTTTGTATGGTGTGGCAACTAGAGCTGCTATGATTAGTTATATTGATAAAAAAATTGATGACTTGCGCGGTCAAAGAGGATCGTCTATGATGAACCAAGGTATTAAAAGATATACTGATATGAAAAAGACATTGCCCAAAGCATTTTATGCAAAAGGTACAATGGGTATCTCTAAAGACCAATGGGCGATTACCGATGAACCACAGTTCGGTGATGAACTTGTTCTTATCCCCGGTGCTTCAGGAAATCTTTCCTTTATGCGTAAAGGTACTAGTGTTGTACCAGCAGATATTACAAAGCGTATATTTGATCTTGCTCAAACCCCAACAAATGAGCTTGGTAACAACTTAGTTAAAGTATCTATTCCAAATGTTTCTACAAATAATAATATTGAATTAACATTTGATACATTATTAAAGGTAGAGAACGCAACAAAAGAAACTATTCCTGAACTTAAGAAGCTTGTACAAGAACAACTTGATGTATTTGCAAGAAAGCTTAACTATGGAATTAAAAGAGTTGGACAATAAAACAACATATAACAATCGGAGGGAGAAATCCCTCCTTTTGTTATATAAATATAGTAGTAGTTAGAAAGGAACGGTGATTGCGACGTGATCAGTCCGTACAAAATTAGATTTAGAAACAAGACTAATATAGATTTTGACGCCATTGTCGATATTGCATTTTCTGATGATAATGGTGAAACTGATAGCTTTTTAAATAAAGAAGTAGTGTCATCCACTAGTTGGGATGGCTCATATAAAAGAATACATGGCTATAAATACAACCAACCTTTAACAGCGACATTGACGTTCGCCAAAAATGATTTTAGTGATTTCAATGACTGGGAAAATAGACGTATGTTATCTTGGCTGTCTGGTAGTAGTGAAATGCAAAAACTTGAAATATACAAAGATGACACCGAAGTTGTATCGTATATCTTGTATGGCAACATCGTTACTTTACAGCAACAAAAAATAACTAATAATCGAGTAATTGGATATGTGTGTGAGTTCGAAAATATATCTCCATATGCTTACTCGCCAATAAAGGTAATAGAAAAAGAAGTAAGTTCTTCAGAGAGTATTTTAATTAAGTGTCATAGTGACGAAGAAGAGAAGAAACTATATCCAAAAATTACACTTACTATTGGCAATAGTATTTATTTGGATACAACGGAAGACCCTATGCAATCTACTTTTGATATGATGCCTAATACGGTCTATAGATATACGTATAAAGACCCAAAAAGTGGTTTAGACAAAATTGTTCTTTGCGTGAATATTGATGGGCAAAAATATACTTTAGCTGGCACTTTTTCTGGTAGTATTGAGAATCAAACTCCTAGTGCTGACACAACAGGCTTATATTATTTGAGTTCTAGTGATATGAGCGTATACAAAGGGGTGCATAGCGATCAAGGTTACGGCTGGCAGCTAATAGGCAAGGTTGGTAATGGTGTAGAAATATCTAATACTTACACCAAAGATGAGAAGATTACTATTGCAAAATCTATCATTACGGGTTGTTATAAAAATGAAGTGATAACTTTGGATGGTACCAATCGAGTTATTGCAAGTTCAAATACGCCCTTGCGAGTTTTTGGTAATGATTTTAATTGGAAGTTTCCTTACTTTATTAATGGAGAAAATAATATTACAGTGTCTGGAAATTGTGTAATTAAAATCGAATGGTCTGAACCACGTAAGGTCGGACAGTTATAATTCCAAGGAGGAGTAGCTATGAATTTACCATCAAATTTATTTGAGAATTATACTCCGCCTTCGGTATTTCTATGTCAACCAAATAAAGAGATTATAGGAGAGCTACAGATTTATGATTTTTCAGGTGCTTTTAAATTTAATACCTATTCTGAGATTCAATTTTCTGTTGCGAAAACGTATAATGATCCAATACAAGGCAAGAGTGTAGAGAACTTATATTATCCATTAATTGATTCTTTGCGTGTCATTTATATTCTCGGTATAGGGCATTTTATTATTCAAGATGTTCAAGAAAATTTAAACGATTATGATAGTAAAACAGTTTCTTGCTTTTCATTAGAGTATTCTACAAGCACAAAATTCCTTGATACGTTTAGAGTTAATACTGGTGAAGATGACTCTTTGGAATACATTTATCATATGCAAAAAAATGGTGTGGATTATTCTATAGATAGACCATATGTAAATGCCCCGACTACATTTGACCCATATGAACGATATTTTATTAAGGAATATACAGACAATGATTCCTATGTTTATACTGAAGTGAAAATTACAGACGCAAACGCATTTGCTGAATATGATGAACAATTATATATCAAAGCATTTCCTAATATCAGATTTTATAACCCATCTAATCCGGCTTTAAGTTTATTACACATTGTTTTTAATTATATCCCTGAATGGAAAATTGGAACAGTGGATTCAGACTTATGGTTTCAAGAGCGTACTTTTAGCGAAGATCGAATTTCAGTATATGATTTTTTATGTAATACTGCTGCAGAAACTTTTCAATATATGATACAGTGGGATTCAATTAATGGGGTTGCTAATTTTTACGCAACCGAAGAAGATGGAATTACTGATAATAATGAAATTCAAACTCGCTGGGATACTGACGTATTTATTTCTAGAGAAAACTTGGCGTCACAAATTGATATTAAGTATTCTACTGACGAAATAAGGACAAAATTAAAAGTAACTGGTGGAGACGGACTGGCAATTCGTGATGTAAATCTAGGCGAAAGTAACATAATGAATTTATCTTTTTACAATGACCCTATGTGGCTAGGTAATGATTTATATATTGCATATAACAAATATATCAGTCAAGTGGAAAGTAACACAGAGAAATATACGAATTATATGTCCGCGTGGGTGGCTGCTTATAATGAATATAGTGATTTAATGAATGCTATTCCCATATCGCAAGATGTGCTACGCATCGGAGATAAATTTCAATTATTATATTGTTTGTACAGACCTGTGTACGAGGATGGGGCTTCCGATAACGAAAAAGAAACGGCGATTAATGCTGCAAAAACATCCTTAGAAAAGAAATTAGATTTATACCATGTTAAAGAAGATACAAAATGTAATAAAACAGATAACGTACTATTAACTTTAGAAAATGCTGATTCTGATAGTGCAACTATTCGTGTTTATTATAATAGTGAGGAGTCAGTTTATAAAATTCGTAGAACTATAACCAATGCGGCAACAGGTGTTATTTCTTCAGTAGAATATTCTTTAAGACAATGGGTAACAGAAGTATTAACAGCTAATTATTTAGGATTAAATAATTATACCGTTAAATCAATTGGTATTTTGGGTGCTTACTTATGTCTCGTCAAAGACGAAACAAAAAAAGAAAATGTACAAGATTATGGTATTAAACTTCTTCAAGAGAAGCAGTCTGTTTATACTAAAATATTTATTGTACACACAGAAGGTTATTTTTCAAAAGAAGGAAACCAGTGTGTTGCTAGTGATACACAACCAACTGGAGAAATAGCTGCTGGTACAAAATGGCTTGATACTGATAGCAGTCCATTAAAGCTTTATATCTATAAGAACAGGGCATGGATAGAGTATGACCCAACAGAGAATAATGAGAATCAGAGCGATTATGAAAATTATGCTCGGTATATAGAGAACTATGAAAAATTACAAGTAGTACAGGAAGTTCTACTTGAAAAAGAATTACGAGCATCATATTTATTAAATGGTGTTGCTGTCAAATCCCGCTATTTTACAAAAGATAAAGTCAATTCTGAAAATTTAATGAGCGTTATTGCTGAGTATTTCCCTGAAGAGTATCAGGAGGGAACTATTACGCTTGTTGGGTACGAACAAGAATTTGGTATTGTTCGTTTCACTATTGGAAGAGATTTAAAAAATGAATATGCTGTATATATTGGTGACAATGGTATTCCATACATTGCTTATAGTCGTTCACAAGGCGTTAATTTATCTAGAATGAATAGTTTAAAAAAGCAATCAGCAATGGAAAATTTCTTTACAGAAGGAGAGCTAATAAGACTATCTCCTTTCATTAGAGAAGATGAATATACTAATGACAATATTATTTTAACAGGGTATGAATCAGAAGAAGAAGAAATTTCAATTAAAAAAACATTGTTGCAAGAGGCAACAAAGGAACTTAAAAAGATTTGCCAACCTAAATTGTCATTCAGTATAGATATGGCAAATATTATGGCTATACCTGAATTTTTACCGCTAAGAGAACAATTCCAACTAGGAAATTTTGTAAAAGTTGAATTAAGAGAGAATTATATTAAGAGAGCTCGTTTATTAGAGGTCTCTATTAATTTTGATAATTTGTCAGATTTTTCTTGCACATTTGGTGATCTAGTTACTACAAAAGATGAAGTTGATAAAACAGCAGATTTGTTGCAGCAAGCAGTAACAGCTGGTAAAACTGTTGCAGCGAGTTCGTCAAGTTGGCAAAAAGCGGTTGAAAAAAGTACAGCATTAGATAAAGCTATTAAGGATGGATTAAAAGATGCAGCCTTACAGGTTGGTAGCACGTCTAATCAAAGTATCTCGTGGGATTCTCGGGGAATTTTGGGTCGTAAATTAGTTGAGGGTACTGAGAATACATATGAACCAGAACAGTTTCTTCTGAGTAACAATAAGCTTGTATTTACGAATGATAACTGGAATACTAGTACGGGCGTTTTTGGTAAATTCAAAATTACTCAAGATGGACAAGAAGTATATAGATGGGGATTACTATCTGACGCAGTTGTGGGAGGTTATATTGAAGGTTCTCAAATTAAAGGTGGCTCACTGGAAATTGGCGGAGATGGTGGAACATTTAAAGTAAACCCAGATGGCTCGGTTGAGATTTTAGGGGCAGACGGCAATAGTACATATGCAACAAAAAGTGATTTTCAACAAGCCGTTGGTTGGACAATTGAAATTACATCTGATGGACCAACAATTTTTACCGACAAGAACCAAACAACTATATTAAGTTGCAAGGTTTATAATCAAGGTGAGGATAAGACAGGCACTATCAGTAGTAGCAAATTTAAATGGATTCGCACGTCAGCTGATACATCTAGTGATAGTATATGGAATTCTAAGCATATTGGTACAAAAACAATAACAATTACCCATTCGGATATTGAAAACAATGCGACAATTTGTTGCAAGGTTGATATTGAAACTACATAATTACGGAGGAACATAATATGATAGTTGGACTTATGTCAAATCAGCAAACCTTTATTGATATGACAGATTCTCAGAATTTATCAATCAGTATTGCATACAATTTACCTGTGGTGCAGGTTAAAAATAATAGCGAAAATCCAGCAACTTATTCTCCTTCGTGGGAGACGACAAATTTAATTTTGACACCAACAGTATTTTTAAATTCAGCAGATGTTACAACTTCTATTGAATCTATTACATGGAAGCGTCAAGATGGTGGGGCAACTCCTGTTAATTTAATTTCAGGAGAAACTGTTTCTAATGGGATTCTAACAGTAAGTACCAACAATTTATCTACTTCTTCAAGTGGAATCATTACATATATTTGTACTGCTACCACAGCAGACGGGTTAACTGCAACTGAAAAAGTATCTTTTTCTTTAATTGTATCTGGCGCAACCTCAACATCAGAAAATGCAAGTGTAACTTTTCAGTTGTATGCTCCTAATGGATATGTTTTATCCAACACAATAGAATCTATTACTCTACAAACTGTTGCATACGTTGGAAGCACACAGATACAAACAGGAGAAGCAACATATAGATGGTATGAACAAAATGATGCAGAATGGTCGTTGATACAAGAGGGCACTTCATCTTCATATATAGTTACTCGTGATGACGTAAATAAATTTAAAAACTATAAGTGCGACATGATTTACAACGGTAACACGTATACAGCAACTATTATGGTTGAAGATAAAAGTGATACATATAACATCGTTATATGCATATCAAGTAATATTAATATTTTTACTAAAAAATATTATTGGATTATATATATATTAATATACAACCAATACGGAGAAGTAGACCCATTGCTCGGCCCAGTCTCTATTATTGAGCCACAAAATCCCAATACAAATGACTATTGGTATTCAATTGATGGTAACAATGAAACTGTTACATTGAAAAAATATAATGGAACTACTTGGGAACCATCTGATAATTTACAACAACTATCTTACTATTGGAGCCAAATAAATACCAATGGTAGCGATATTCCAATGGGACAATCTGAAAAAGTTAAAATTATATCAGCAAATGATTTTACATCAACTGCCACCTTTAAGTGTGATGTTGAAAGTCAAGAAAATGGTTTCTTAATAATGGATACATTGACATTAACAGACACGTCCGATCCTATTATTTCTGATACGGCTCCTCAGAATGTACAAGATGGACAAATATGGATTAAAAAGAATGACAATGGCACATATATGATGTTTATTTGGGACGCAGCAGAAGAAAACTGGATTTCAGCAGATGCAGATTCGAACAACAAGATATATACAAGTAGACCTTCGCAATATAATGTTGGTGACTTGTGGATTACTAATTCTGATGAAGACCATGGGACATATTTACAAGGAACATTATTACAGGCACAAACTAGTAATACGACTTATAATGCGGATGATTGGACTCCAACATTAAAGTATGATATGGAATTAGACGATATACATGAAACATTGAACAATTTATCACAATACGTTCGCATTAATTCTCAAGGATTGCAAATAGGTGCAAAAACTGATTCCGGAGAAATCAGTCCGTTTACTAGTTTGTTTACAAATACGGAACTTGCTTTTTATCAGGATTCAGACAAGTTGCTTACCCTTGCGAACAACCAGTTAATTGCTCCAAAGGTAACTGTAGAAAATAATTTAAATGTTCAAGGTACTATTAATCTAGGAAATATGTATATGACAATTGAAGATAACGGTAGTTTTAGCTTTACTGTATTGAACTAATGAGGAGGTAATATTATGGCATCAGGAAATTTTTCGTCACGATCAGTCAATGGATTAAGCCTTTATGTGGCATGGTCATCAACTGATAATATTAGTGCAAATACGTCTAGCGTGACGGCAAAGGTTTATGTTAAAAGTTACGGTCTAAGGGGTTCTGCACTGTCTGATTCTTATATTACTATTAATGGAAATAAGAAGAATTGGGCATACAGCTTTAATATTGATAACACTTCAGTATTACAAACAACCAAGGTCACAGAATACACTGTCACGGTACCTCATAATAGTGATGGTACAAAAAGTATTACAATTAAAGCCAATATGGAATTTAATGGTACTTATGGTGGAACATACGTGTCTGATTTAACTGCTTCTAAATCAGTTACTTTAGGCACTATACCACGTTCTTCGGCATTATCTGTTCCATCAAGTGTAAATACAGGCTCTTCATTAATATCAACAATAACACCATCTAGTTCTACATTTAAGCATAAAATTAGATTTGAAATAGATGGTAGCTCAAAATACACTAGTGGGTGGATTGCAAAAGGTACAACATCATTTGCATATACAATTCCACATAGCTGGTTGCCTAAAACTACAAGCACCAAAATGAAAGTTTTTCTTTATACCTATTTGGATTCTGCAAACAGTGATTCTGATTATATTGCTCGTATTTACAAAGAAATAACTGTTAACGTGCCATCTAGTATTAAACCTACGGTGTCATCGGTGAGTACTACATTAGTTAGTGGTTTGAATAATAAGTACGTGCAGGGTAAATCAAAAATTAAATTAGTAGCTTCTGCATCTGCGGGTAGTGGATCTTCAATTAGCTCATATGTCTTTAAGGGTGCAAATATCTCAGGCTCATCAGGCACATATAACAGTACAAGTAACACTCGTACAAGTAGCACTATTCAAACGTCTGGAGCAGTTCAGTATAAGGTTGCAGCCAAAGACGCTAGGGGTAGAATTTCGGATTACAAAACTGTATCCGTAAATGTATATGAATATGCAGCACCACAGATTAATTCTATTTCTGCACAAAGATGTAATGCCAGTGGTGTTTTAGATAATAATGGTACTTATGCAAAAATTGTTATTAAAACTAGTTATGCTTCTGTTGATGGAGCAAATACTCGTACAGTTAAATTATGTAGTAGCAAAGATGATTATGCTTCTACAATAACAGTTTTGGACACAGATAATACATCAAACACTTATACTGGTGTGTACAATGGAGATTTTGCAACATCTTCAAGCTACACTGTCAAGGCAATTATTCAAGACTCATATAATACAAACAACAAATCCATAGTTTTAGGCGTGTCTGAACGCACGATTAACATTGCCAAATATGGTAATGGCGTTGCTATTGGCGGTCTAAGCACAGTAGTTGATTCGACTGCTTCTGGTCTATTTGAATGTAACTGGCAGACACATTTTAAAGAAGGAGTTAATATAGACAATTCTACACAAGAATACGTTACTGTAACTCGTAGGAGTGTTTCTGATGATATCAATCAAGATGGTACTAATGAAACTGCAGATATTAGGGTGCAATTATATGTGAACGGTAGTGGAAACGTTACTTGTCGTAGAAGATATTCTGTAGATAATTCTGCGTTTACTACACAAGGATATTGGCAGTTAAGAGATAGTGATTTTTATGTAAATGAGAATATAGTATCGTATAAAGAATTATTTACTAATGGGAAAACAGACGCATATGATGGTAAACAGGGTGCGTGTATAAGCAATAATGGTAGAATATATTTAGTAGGAACTACAGAAGGCAAAACTGGCGCGATATCTCCATACAAGCCAGGTATTGTATTTGCATATGACAATGCAACAAATGTTACCTCTTCTATATTAGAAACCGCTTCTGGGGTACTTACATTTAATTGCACAGCAAACGTCACGGGCAATGTTGCAACAGATGGAAAATTTGGGTCAACGTCTACATATAATGATTTAGTTTTCGCCATGTATTGCCAATGGAAGGACAATGCAAATCATGATATTATCAATCGAGATATTGACGGATTAACAGCGGGTATTGGCTGGGCTGGATCATCTTCATACTCTACAGTTTTAAATCTAAGAGGTCAAACTGTAAGAGCACCTAACAATAGTGGCGTAGCTGTAACTTCAGACGAGCGACTGAAGAATAGTTTTATCGATTTGAATCAATATGAATCATTTTTTGATAAATTACATCCCGTTGCATTTAAATATAATGATGGGGCATCTGGAAGGTATCATATTGGTTTTGGAGCACAGTCTGTTGAAAACGCATTAACAGAAAGTGGTCTTGATAACACTAAATTTGGTGGCATACTACGCTACCCAGTAAAAGAAGATTCAGACGATTATCGTGGATACAGTGAAGAGTATGGTCTTATATATAATGAATTTATTGCACTTAATACACATATGATTCAGAAGCTAAAACAAGAAAACGAAGCACTAAAACAGACAATGTATGAATTAGAAAATAAATTGAACTATGTTTTATCAGAAATAAAAGGAGAATGACTAAAATGAATATTAATTATATTTAAGGAGAATGTGATATGGAAATATTTAAAAACATTGCTACAGTTGTCGGTTGTATCTCAGCTTGTATAGCATTATTAATCACAATTATTAAACCTTTGAGGCAGATACTTGTAAATTCTATTGCTCATAAATCTCAATATCAAAAAATGATTGATAATATTGAAAAATTAAACAATAAACTCGACGAGTCTTTAATTAACGATGCAAAAATACAAGAGCGTCTTGAAAAAGTTGAAAAGAATGTACTGGAAAATGAAGCGGAAAGACTAAAATCAGAACTATCAACTTATTATAATAAGTGTTGTAGGGGGTTGCAGATATTCCCAGAAGAAATGCTTAGAATAGATGAAGTATACGATAAATATCATAACAAATTAGGGCTAAATCATATCGGAACAAAAATGTATGACGCAATTGAAAAATATTATAAACAACAGGATTTTATCAAGATACACAATGATTAAATTACATGGCAAAATAATTGAGGTGGTTCTATGAAAAACAAGAAAATGGAAACTTCAAAAAAGATTATATTATTTATTGGTATTCTATTCGCTGTAGCTATAGTATATACAATCGTATCTTGTTCCATATCGTTGATTATGAATACGTATACTGACTGGACATCCATTGTAGCATTGTTAACATCCACCGGAGGTGCCTTTGGTACAGCTTGTGGATTTTATTATTCAAAAGCTAAATCAGAGAATAATTACAAATTACGTATGGCTTTTTTAAAGGAAAAATATACGATTTTAAAAGAGATTGGTGCGCTAGATGAAAATCGTGCAAAAATGGAAATTGAGAATGAGCTTGACACGATAAATGGAAAACTCGATATGGAAGCTGAAGAAGCGATGTCGATTGATAATTCTATATATCAAGATGCGTCGTCTACGACAATATAATTTTAGGAGGATTTTAATTATGGAAAAATATTCGATGTGGATTGAACTTGTAGTAGCTATATGTGGGGCTTTGGCTGTATGTCTACCACTTGTTACTAAACTATGTAGTACAATTGTAGCATTTGTAAAAGAAAAGAATTGGAATAAGATTATTGAAATGACTATGGAGTATATGGCTACAGCAGAAACAATGTTTGAGACTGGGGCTGAACGTAAAGAATGGGTACTTGAAATGGTTAAAGCAAGCGCAAAAGTTTCTAATTTTAACTTAACAGAAGAATCTCTTGCGAAAGTTAGTGAACTGATCGATCAGATTTGCAAAACAAGCAAAAAGATTAATACAAAATCTAAAGAAACTGTTTAATATTATAGGGTGCAATATAAAAGTTGCACCCTATTTTTTTTGGCTTTCAAGATGCTGTTTAATTAAATTTATAATCCATGAATTTATAGTACGATTATCTTTGTTTGCAGCTTTGTCAATTTGAAATTTTAGCTCAGGAGATACACGAATTGTAATCGCTTTTCGTTCATCTTTCACTATAATCACCTCTCCCCTGCATATTATCATAAAGCTAAAATGCCGTCAATATTGGGGTATTTGATAGCAAAAAAAATAAAAATGCCAATAGGGGGATTATGTGGAATAAATTGGTCGATAACGGCAATAATATAAATACCATATCTCAATCACCACATTTTATACTTCCAAATATTTAAGGGACTATCTTTTGATAGTCCCTTATTTTTTATGCTCGTAACAAGTGTCTTCAGATGGAGAAAGTTCTACACGTGGCACCAATGGCAAGTTTAAAACTTGCTCCACTCGAAACACAGAATCTTCGGCTGTTACGAGCCTATAGAAAATTTACTTTAATATCAATATTGTCACCTTGTTTTGTCCATATAATACTTGAAATTATGGTCTTATACAAGTCGTTAAGTTCTTTATCGTCAAGCTCATCTTCCCATCTACTTCTTCTAAATTCTTCTATATAATGAAGTTTTTCGTGGTTTGTTATAGATTGTGCTTTTTGTAATTTTAAATTTTCTATACTCAATTGACTCTCTAATTCATCCACTTCTTTGAGTATTCGTTCTTTTGCGGATCTATATTCGTCTAATGTATCAACACCTTCATCATAGGCTATTCTTGCCCTTTTTAAAGCTATATCTTTTTTATTTAATTTATCCATAATAGTTTTTATTTGAAGCTGAATCAAATCAGTTGATTGGTCCTCACAGCTTTCTATTTCTTTTCTTATTTGTTCTTCGTACTCTTTTAATTGTTCATCTATTGCATCAATTATATATTGAGCTTTTCCGCTAGAGTTTGGACACTTATTACCAAGATAATCTTTATGCCAGCATTTTTTTACAATTAAATCTTTGCCTCTTTTATATTCTAATGGTAAACCATATCCACACAATCCACATTTAATCAGTCCTTTTAGTGGGTAGTAATGATCACTCCGTCTATATGGTGATTTTAAATTTTTTTGAATTCCTATTAATATTTTTTCATGTTCGTCTTGTGTTTTTATTGTTTCATGTCTATTTTCAACGACAGTCCATTGTTCCTTTGGTATTTTTTGAAATGGTTGTTTATTAGGAGATTTGTTTTTATGCCCATCGCCTTTAGTTTTGTTAGATATAATTTTCCCAAGATGTGTTTCATCTACAAGCAATCTACGAACTGTCATATTACACCAACGACCACCACGTGGAGAAGGTATATTACGCCTATTTAATTCCCAAGCAATTTCATTTGTACTCTTTTTGTCTTTTATAAATGAATCAACCATAAATCTATATATTGATAATTTCTGTAAATTAACAACAAGTCCTTTTTCGTTGTAATATCTTTTATTTGTTGCTGGGTCTATCCACTCTTGATATTCATATGGCATTGGAGGTGTGCCGTTTGTCCACGCGCCAAGTTTCGTGCCAACCTTCTTATCCATAGATAATCGATGGGTAATTTTCTTATATTCTCTACGCGCAAATAAGGTTTGTAAATCAACGGCAAATTCTTCATTGTCGTCATTTAGATTATATAAAGAACTTGGAGTCACCATATAAGTGTTAGTTTTTTGAAATACTCTTTTTATTTGTCCCCAATCTACTAAATCTCCTCTACCCAATCTATCTAAATCAACACATACAACTGCATCGTAAATATTATCTTCAACGTCTCTTAATAATTGTTGCATAACTGGTCTTGCAAATAATGATTCTCCAGTTTCTACTTCTTCGTATACAACATAAACCCATCCTCTAGATTTGCACAGTTCTTCTAAAATCGTTTTGTGTTTTATTAAGTCTTCTGTAGTTTCTCCTCTAGATTTTCTCAAATATTCTGCAACATATTTTATAATAATTGGATTGTATTCATTTCGCATTTCCAACGAATATCACCCTCTCTATTGATTTTATAAATATATGTTAACTCTGAATACTTTTGCTGTCAATTGTCTGCTTTAATTTTTGGGCATACTGCTTGATAGCCTCTAAAGAAGGTTCGTTGTTGTATGTAATAACCACCGTAGTGTTATTAGAATATTTTTTAATTATAGTTTTTGCCATTTGTCTCTCCTTGGTCGTTTTATATTATTGTGTATAAAAATAGCGATGATATTTTACTACCACCGCTATTTTATTTTTTTATTTTTTATCTTTTTCTATATAGCCGAAGCATGTAGAATCTATTTTTTGATACGCCTTATAGCCCTTCCATTTAAAATGATAATCTGCTCGGAAAAATAATACATACTCAGGTATCGTGCATCCATTTTGAATAACTTCATCTACTGCTTCGTAATTAGTTTCATTTGGTGTGGTACAATACAGTAAACTAGCGGGTGTAAACTGATCTTTAGCATGCACCACTTCTTCTAATGTATCTCCCCATCGACCATCTTGCCACCTGTTAATTACTACAGATACAATAGCTTCTTGACATTCAATGCTTTCTGTGTTTGCTTCTCTATAAACTAGTCGTGCAAGCATTTCACGCTCAACAGAAGTGATTGTATAAACAGGTTCTTGTTCTCTGCCAATACCCGCAGATGCTTCAACAATTGGGTATTCCGGCGTATCAGCTTCACAACTACAAACACATATAAGTGTAATAATGAATATAATTGCTAATACTGTACATATACAAATCACCTTGGTTATATTTCTCATTTTATACTCCTGTTGAACCGTGTCCGCCACGATCTATGTTGTCTTCTAGCGTATTAGTAATAAATTCTATGCTTGGTTGATGCTCCATGATACGGAACTGGCAAATTCTATCGTTTTTACTGATTCTAGTGTCTCTCATAGCTAATGCTGGGAAAAACCATTGGTCATTGGGTCCACAATATGATTCATCAACAACTCCCATGTGATTTGTTTGGATAATACCAAAATTCTTAAAAGTTGAGCTTCTTGGAACTATATGTGCCTCATACCCTTTTGGGAGAGCCATAGCTACTCCAAGTGGAATCAGTTTAAACTCTCCCTTTTTCATTTCAACCGTTTCTGCCGCACGAAGGTCAATCCAATCCGACTTGCCATCAACATATCGAAGCTTATCGATGTCTTCTGTAAAGTATTTTATTTTAATATCCATACAGTCACCTCAATTAAAAGAACAGATGCCACAGATATGAAAATGGGTCTGATTCACTAGAATAACTATAGCAACCATAGTCATTTACATATGCCTTTTCGAGCTTTTCAAGTTCGTGCATCTTATCTTCAATCTCTTTTCTACGGGCTGCTTTCTCTGATGCGAGTGCAGCTTCTTTTTTCTTTACTTCTTCCGCCTCTTTCTTTTTAATAATTTCCTTCAGCGTGTTATATTGATTCTGTGTAGTTTCAAATTCCTTTTTGAGTTCTTCAAGTGTTTTTTCTCTCTTAAGTTCTTCCATAGTTTTAGTCTCCTTTTCAATCACTTTGTTCTGTTTAGTCTTCAATTTTAATTATTTTGTATTTGCCACAGTCACATTCTTTTTCTTCTCCCTTATCTAGGGATTCTCTGAATTTTTTGCAACAACATTTCGTATCATTGTTCCATACAAGAGCACAAGGGCAATAGCCACGTGTCTCTTGAAGTTGACGATTTACTTCAGCTACTAGTTCCAAATCGTCATTTAATACAATTTTATATTTAGCCATTTACTTTATCTTCTTTCCAAAATTTATACGTGATATCTTCCCATATATTAGATGGTTTATTGATTTGTCGATACATTCTTTGGTTTGTTGTTTTTGAAGCCAAGCCACCAAGACTGCTATTATATACTCCAACTTTGACATAATCAAAATATACTGCAATGCCATATAATGATAATCTAGATGGTAAACCACTGTATAATGCAACTTTCAACCCATAATGGTCAACTATATGAGCTAATTGTGCTAGTTCTACCCAATTTTGATCTCCACCCATAAAGCATACGCAAGTAATTAGTCCTTTGTATTTTTTAATTAGTCCTATTAAATCATCAGATATATAATTGCCTTCATATTCCCACAAATATTGACTGTGGCAACCCTCACATCGGTGAGGGCAGCCACTAATATTTATGGCAAGTGTTACTTCGTCTGGTACTTCTTGAAAAACGATACTGTATCCGAGGTATTTTAGTCGTTGTTCATTCATAATACCTTTTCGCCGCCTCTTTTTGTCGAGCTTCTGAAAAAGCAGATACTCGCTTTAAATATCCAATTACTCTAGTTAAATAGTCTATATTTGTACTACCACATTTTTCGCAATGGTCGAGATGATGCTTGCTAATATGTCCACAATCATTGCAAATAGTGTTCGGAATATTAAATGTAAAATAAGAACAACCAGTTTTAATAGCATCTTTCATAATCACTTTGTACTGTTCCTTAGAAAGATGTTCGTTAAGATTTCCATGGAGTGCGGAGCCTCCGTCCAAGTATTTTGTTAATTTATTGCCATGAAGAATGAACTTATCAATTAGATTCGTTCTGTCATCCTCGACAACATAAAAATAGCTATTGTAGCAATCTCTTGGTACGAAGTACCCGTCTTCTTTATCCCACTTGGCGTTTTTAACTCCTAAGTTTTCTGCGGGGACAAATTCTGTATTAAACATTAATTCATCAGTCCTTTCAGCTCTATTTAGGTCATAAATGGGTTTTAAAATTTGCTCACAATAGTCAAAATACTGTTCGTTTGGAGTAATTGGTATACCAAGAAATTCTGCACCTTCGACAAATCCGTTTACCGTGTTTGTCTGCTATTTCTAGCAGCACTGACTATTTCTTATTATTATCCATTGATAATAATACTATCATTTCGAATTGCGTATCAATAGCAACCCTACTCCACTATACGTGGATAGTCGATACAGGGGTTTATATTTTTCTCAAAGGATATGTATATTTGTTGTCTCTATATTTAATAATTTTTCCACTATTAATTCCTTGGACTGTGCTAGGATGACAAATAACTTCTTGCGCAATTTGTATACAAGACTTATTTGTGTGTAACAAATTGTCGATAATGGTGTTAACTTCATTTGGAGATAGAGTTCTTTTTGTTTTGGTTGATTGTTGATTTTCTCTAATTGGATAATTAATGTTATTCTTTTTGTATGTTTTTCCAGTATTGATGGCGGAAACAACGCTGAATGAGACGTTGAATTTTTGAGCAATTTCCTTTTGAGATAATTTTGTATTACATAGTGCATCTACAATATTATCAAATTCTTTGTATCCAACCCTATGACAAAAAGATTCTCTTAATGGATATTGTAGATAAGAACGCCATCTTTCTGATCCTGAATTGATTTCTATAACATAACTCAAGTCTAATTCGTACTCTTTAGCAATATCCCTTAGTGACTTATCCAATTCGTGTTGAATACTATATATTAATCTCTTGTAAAATTCAGTAGTATATTTTGTCTCTCTAAGTGGATATTCCAAATCTTCTTGTCTATAATAAATTCCGTTATTAATTTCGCTCACAGATGTTGGTGTTATATTATATATTTTCGCAATATTATTAAAGTTTGTTTTGGAATTACGAATATCATCAATAATTTTATTTAGTGTGTCTTGGTCGTCGATTTTTGCTCTTGGGTTTTGCACTCCAACCCCCACACTTCCACCCCCGACGCACACATTGTACCCAATATCGTGATTTGTTGAATTATAATAAGTAATCCAATATCGTTCTTGTTCGTCGTACTGCTCCGTTTTTTCAATTACCTCAACCCCAAAATTTTCTTCTCCATATTTTTTTATTGCCCTATCAACAATTGTCCTTGGATTATGCTTAGATGCAGAAACATGTTGTTCCCATCTATGTTTTGCATTTACGCTTTGTCCAATATATATTTTGTTATTAATTAAATTTGTAATTTTATAAATATCCTTTATCATAAGTAAACCTCCCACGAGATTGCCATACCTTTCGGCTTAGGTTTCCTCGTTAGCCACCACTGTGACCCCAGCGATAACTGGAAAAATAGTATTAGGCATAATTACATACCTACTGTTAAAAATTGCTTTTCTAATGAAATATATCCAGCATCATACACAGGAAGTAGTTTTGCTTTAAAGTTGTCTTTCATAATTTCATTAAAAGCTTTAAGATAGCAATGAACTTTCTTAACCTGTTCTGCTACTGCTTCTGATATATCTCTATTGCCCCGTTTTGCATTTTGCACGAGTCGATTGATATTGATTGTAATTACTCCCTTAGAACCAGTTGACACACCACCCGCTCCTAAAGTGAATGAGAATGTATTATCCTGAAGCTCATTACGCAAACGACAGCACGAAGCAAGGGAATCAACGCTACTACTTCTATAGGTAAAGAAGGAGTGTCCTTCTGCATACATTTCCGCAGCAAAGTCTGCCCATTCGTGGTCTACGTAATCCGAACCATCATCTAAAAGATTCATAGTTTCAACTGGGAACGTAAGAGGTTTCTTAAGTCTTTCTGCATTGAACCACTTCATAAATCGTTTCTGTAGCCAGCTAACGCTCTCCCACTGTGGTTCTGTATCGTCCGGGAAGATAAAATCATGAAAAATGCCGTCAAAATAATTTGTATCGAAATAGGCTAAATTCCAGAATACACTTTGAAAATTACGTGCGGCTGCAGGCTGATTTAAAGAATATGCAACCTGGCTAAATTTATCTGTAATAACATCATCAATAGTTCTTTTTCTCCTACTAAGAGATGCGCTCTCGTTTGTATGTAGGTAATAATTATCTCCATATTCTTTGCGAATAAAATAGTCCAAATAAGTTAGAAACTCTGGAGTTGATACGGCTCCTGCAAACTGTGCTGCGATAGCGAAAACAAGATTAATGAAAGAACCACAAAACGAATCAAGGTTCTGTGGTGGTTCAGACATGCCACCGATTGACTTAAGCCCTTCAAACAAAAATGGGTACATTGTAATACTGACACAGTACGGCATCACTGAAGTTTCGTCATGCTTATAAATTTCATGTGACTCTAATTGCCGAATATACTCATAAGCCATTTCTTCTCCGAACATTTCAGTAATTTTATTAATCATCAAAAGCCTGTTCGTGCCAATAATTTCTCTTTTAGTCAATTCCCCTTGCATTGTTGCAATATTTTTATTATCAACATTTGCATTTGAATCGACTTCACTACCACTAGATGCGTTACTTGCCTTTTTATACTTATTAATAAAATTAATATATTTTTCGTAGCTACTATATTTTGCCATATTATTACTGCTCCTTAATCCACTCCGCTGCTTCTTTAAAATTCATCATTGTTCCGTCCACTTCAAGTGCCGGAGCCGTTTCAAGACCCTTCGAAAGCATAAGCTGTACGTCGTTACATTCTTCATATTTAACGCCTTTAGCTTGAAGCTTCTTTTCAAGAACCAGACAACGAGGGCACTTACTCGAATAAAATATTACTTTCTTGCTCATATAATTCTTGTTCCTTTCGTTCTATATTGTTAATAATATTTATAATATCCACCCAGTTATAAGCTCTGTGGAGATCATATACATAATCTTTAGTTTTATCGCGATTCCATGGGTAGTCTAACACAACCCTATTACACAAATTCTTAGTTAAGTTATCTAATTTATCATCCACCATAATATCCGTATTAAGTAAACTTTTATCCTGAATACGTATAATATCATCTGAGGTTATACAAGGAAAATGCCTACAAACCCAATCTACTTTATTAGCAAAACTACGATATGGTGTAGCTGTTGCCAAAAACACTCGATGTCCTTGTTTCATTAATGTTTCAAGTCCCCACTGAGCATCTGGAATAGGGTTAAGGTAATTATAAATTGTTTGTCCCTCAAAGATATTTAGAATCATATCTGCATCTTGGGGGTCAAGACATTCGTGTAGATGAAAAGACGTAATATCATCAAGTGTGATATTCTTTCCCATTTTAGTATTATATAACTTAATACCTGTTGAAACTAAATCACACAGAATATCATCTATATCTAATGCAATTTTAATATATCATCACTCCTTTGCTCCATCTATATGATTCTTCCAAACCCCCTCAACGTCACAAATCCATTTTAATACCGAATATGCGGTCGCAAAATCAACGTTTGGAATAACATAATCTACATCCATATTCTTTTTCATATCCCTAAATTGCTGTTTTTCCGATAGACAACGGCTTCTATATGTCATAAGATTATCACCTCGTGCCATAGCACGTTCTTTGCGCATATCTTCTGGAACATTGACGTACACAGAAACAATACGTAGATTTGGCAAGTCCAATGCTTTCAATGATGCTACGCCTAGTGGGTCTACCGTATAAAAATCTGAGTCGTAAAGCTGCTCAGTTGTTGACCAATAATGCTGATTATTAATGTAAGTATAGGCAGCAATTTCACCGTTTTCTCTCATTGCCTTATAAGTATCCACCCCTACAAAAATATGTGTTATACCTTCATTTTTTCTCTGTTCACGAGTAGTATATGATATTAGTTGACTCCAACCATTTCGCTTACAAAGCTCGTGAATCAAAGTGTCTTTACCTGCTGCCGACTCTGCCATTATACACATCAACACATGTTTATTCTGCATTAGTTTCACCACCTTGATAGGTTTGATTAAATCCACAGCAATTAAACTCGTCACATTTACCATTCTTCCAATAGCACATTGGTACTAAAAATTCAGTAAACTCTGGGTTGACTTTAATCACTGCTTCGCAAATAGCTTGAACCACTTGACGAGTTTCATATGCTGCTTGTCTACATAATCGCTTATTAGCGATAACCATAAGTTCTTCAGCATTGACAAACCAGCACATATTAACTGGAGTATCCTGTCTATCTGCTCCTCTATCATGACCATTATTTCTGTCAGATCGTTGTGTTTTAACGAATGGGGTAGCATGGACGTGCCGTACAAGATGCGTCGCGCACCAGCTTGGTATGCCATTTAATCTAAAACAAAATTCAAGCGTTCTTATAGGAGAATGTCTTGCTTTAAGTATTTTCTTTTTCCATTCTTCTGTAGGCGGTTTTGAGCTTTCTTTTCCTACCGTAACTAACGTACAAGTTTTACATAATTGCCAATCATCTTCGGTAGGGTGTTTCAAAATTTCAACCGTAAAATCCATTTAACTCTTTCTCCTTGAAAAAATAATATCGAGTAAATTCTTTAGCGTATAATATATCGCATATTTCATAATCAATCCTTATTTGACACCATACTATCTTCAGCTTTCTGTATACCATAAAATCTTAATGCACATTCAAGACAACAGAAATAATAACCATCTTCGCTGATGTAAATCTCGGTATTATCATCATAGATGTCTTCATCACATTCTTCACAAACGCCTATTTTTCGGATATCATCCATATCCTTGTCTAAGTTGTCATAATAATCTTCATTCATTTGTGCCACTCCCTTCATTCTCAAACTTTTCTTTTTCATATAAAATTGAATTTTTAGGTGCTCTATCAATCACGTCCATTGGCATCAGTCTTGCTCCAATAGGATTTTCTTTATATGCCTCGCTCATCGTAGAGTCCCACTGAGATTTTGATAACTTGCACACTACCTTATCAGAGTAAACGGGGATACAATAAGGCATCATCTCATGGTCAAAGTGGGTAAAATTATATTCTCTTTTACGAATACGTTCCACCAATGCCTTTTTACGTTCTAGTGTAAAATTAACCGTTGGATAAACATCATCATAAGGAGAAGTCCAGCCGACAACTACCAATGCCATAATTAACTATTCGTCCTTTCGTTTAAATATTTTTTAATCAACGCATTTGCTGGCTGCTTAAAATAATTATTTTGCATCCAATACAAATACCCTATTTCTTCTTTTGCAACTTCGGGAATTGTTTTATCCTTAAACTTACCAAAATTAAATTTCCACTCATTTATGTCTGGAAGAATTTCTGGCTCTGTACCAAGAACTGTCTCAAGATATTCTGATGGAAGCATATCAATGTCTGAACGACTACTTAAAATATCACATTCGTGTACTAGAATTTCCATTTCATTTTCTGGTTCGGGAAGAACTATATTGCTGTGCTTACTGGTCGTCCATTCTCCACTATGTCGTTCGCACATACGAGCAATTCGTTCCTTAATCTTTTCGTCAATATCGTGCTCAACGTGGGCTTCTCTTACCCATTTACCAGCTAGCATTGGATGTTCATGCACAGAATATTCAGACTTTTCCCAATTACATTTCAATGCATCGTGAAATATGGGGACACATCTCATAGCATCTCTTTGTACGGGAGATGGGAACTTTTCCTGATTGCATTTGAGTTCCAAGAGATAGTTCATAATTTTACCAAACATAACAATGTGATAAACTTGACCATGCGGTTTACATTGTGTGGCATTATGAAATCTAATACTTGTTGAACTAGGCATTGTAAAAATGTAATCTGGAATTTGTTCAATCATATCTTCACAATACAAACACATATCTTCTGTCTCAAATTTATCAAGGAGTTCCTTAAATACTGCTTGTTTATTCATTTCTTATATCTCCTGTTGTTTCAGAGTCACTTTGTTCTGTAGATTGTGTAGCTTTTTCTTCCTCTGCTTTCTTCAGTGGAACAGATACGACTGTGACAATTTCAGTTATACATCTCTTATAGTCACGTAGGCTTATTTTAGCTGGCTGGTTAAGATGCTTGTCGATAATCTGTAATATAACACTACACATCATCCTTGCTCCGTAGGTCATAGCATCATTGCGAATTTTTTTCGCCATATGCTCGGCAGCTTCTTTAATTACTTTTGTCTGCTCGGATTCTTCGGCAATTTCTTCTTGAGGATTTTTGTTTTCGTCCATAAGTTTTGTCCTTTCTTAAGATGGTACACATATTATACATCAATCACTTTGTTTTGTCTATGGGCAAAATATACAAAAATTAATGAGATTTATCAGTAAAATCTGTTATATATTTAGTCCAAATTTCTGATTTATACCCATTATCAACTAGTAGGCTTGAAAAAAGACTAACTAAAGTGTTGACTACGATACTATTACCTGCCTGTTTATACCTTGCACTCGCTGAAACATATTGTGCAGCCCTATTATAATCCTCATCAGTAAATCCCATAAGCCTCCAACATTCAACAGGCGTAAGCTTTCTAATTCTCCATCTAGTTATAGGTTGCTCTTTTTCAACAACGCCCTCGTAGCCCAACCCATTAATAATATTCTCTTCTATATTACGGACTCCTTGCTTGTAAATTGAAGCTCGTATAGCTGACGCTACCTGTTTACCACGAGTGCTACAAGGAAATTCTTCTGCTACTTCAAGACCTATACGTTCACTTCTTAGCTTCGGTGCAGTTTCTGAATATATTCTTGCTTCTCTACTCTTATAAAAATCTTCAATGATAACTGGTTCACAAATGTAATTGTCTTTAGCGACGCTTGTGAGACAGTTTGTTGTACCGCTAAAATTAGGTTCAAGTCTTTGCTCAGTCGGTGCTCCAGTTGTTCTATCAGATGGATTCTCTGGATTTCGACCACGAGAGGCAACCACAAAAGGTTCTGTATTAGTGTTTTTAGATAAATTTAAAAGTTTCTCAATACGTTCATCGGGTAAATAATATTTATCATCAACATTGATTTCGAGAATATCTTTGAGACGAGTTGTGAGAGGAATGGGTTCGGGGAAAGTAAAACCTTCCCAAATCTTTACGTTTGGATGTTTTTCTCTAATCTCTTTCATAGTGCTAAGAACTTGCTTATTAGAACTGTTGCATTCCCTGATAGTTGTGCTACGACTTTCTTCATTTTCAATTTTTCTACTTACGCAGAAAATTCTCAAACGGTTCTGTGGTACTCCATAATTTTTACTATTTAGTAGTTCAAATGCACTTTCATATCCCATCTCACTAAGTCTTTCAAGATATTTAATGAAGTTATGTCTATGTTTCCCACTCAACACAGCAGCCACGTTCTCCCAGACTATGAACCGGGGCATAGATGTGCCAATTAGCCTAAGAGATTCCCACATTAGTGAACTTGTGGTACCACTACCCTCGTCTCCACCTTCTCCCTTTCCAGCGTAACTGAAACTTTGACAAGGCGAACTGTGACAAATGATATCGACATAAGGTAAACTGTCTACCTTCGATATATCTCCAAGGTTTCTACTAAGATAATCTGCTATATAGTATTGCTTCAACTTGTTAATTGGTGTTCTCTTTATGATGCTATGTTTTCCGTTTTGGAAATTATATCCTAGATTCTTCGCCTGAAGTTCTTCAATCATTTTGTCTTGTGAAGGGAACTCGAATGTCTCCATTTCTTTTTCTAAATCCCACCTCATTGCGGCATAGCTAAGAACTGCGTTGGGGTCACAGTCGCAAGTATGGGTTATTTCATAAGGCAATTTTAACTGACGAAGTGAACGTTCTTGGGCTCCGATTCCGGAAAATAATTCTATCATAGAAATTTGTTCTGTCATGACTCGGATGCCTCCCTTTCAATCACTTTGTCTTGTAGTCCTCGTTCACATAAAGAAACTATATAATCGCATAAAGCATCAGGAATTCTAGATCGATCCTTAGAGCCTTTAATCCCCTGTGTCCCAGTTTTACTACCTCTCGGTGCTCTTTCATGACAACTATCACCATTTTTGCAACATGGAAAGTAGGCATCTGGATAATTAGTAAACAAATCGGTAGGTTTCATGCGTTTGTCGCCCCATTGACAATATGTCGTAGTATATCGATTAAACTCCTGTATCCAATTCATTTTTCTAAGACAACCACGAGGATTTTCAATCCATATATATTTGGGATTTAACTGATGATAAAGTTCAATAACATGTTGGTCTACCTTATCACAAAATTTAGCATAATCGCTAACAGGATCTAAATTGCCTGTAATAGGATTTTTCTTACGATGATGGCTAACTGCCGCCACGCTGAATGTGGTACAATCAAAACTTGCCCATATGACATCGGGGACTCCATCGCACAGTTTAATAATGTCTTCAACGGTCAATTCTCCAATATCTGCCTTTAATGTTGGCTCAAATTGTTCGTCCCAATCAACTGTATAAGTTTCCCATCCCGCTCTTTCAAAGGCCTTAGCCATAGATTTTGTGCCACAAAATAAATCTAGCATCTTTTTCATATCTGCAACCTCCATTTAGCAATGTTAAAATATTCTTCACTCAATTCGATACCAATTGCATTTCTGTTGTTTTTATATGCAACTAATAAATGACTGCCACTACCAGCACAAGGATCGAACACGATGTCTCCTTCGTTGGTATTGTCAAGAATGAGCTCTTGTAGCAAGTTGTGATTCTTCTCCGTTGGATGTAGTTTGCTACTGCCGTTAGGGTATCTAAAAACTGTATTTTTACAATGTGCATTAAATACTTTTGCTCCCCGCTTTTTAAACCAAACAGCAAGCTCAACACCACTTAAATAAATATATTGTCCATTCATTGGACTGGGATTGCTTTTTTGCCATACGATAGGACGTGTAGTTCCTTGTTTATTGGCAAAATATTTATAAATGTCACTAAATTGTTCTTTTCCACAGAAAATACAAATACTGTTTTTAGTGACTCGATAAACTTCATCGAGAAAACTCTCTAAGTCAAAAGTCAAAACATCTGCATTGCCCTTATCTAATGTTCTAAGACCATTATCTTTCCTGTTAACCACATTGTATGGTATATCCGTTAATGTAAAATCAACACTGTCATTTAACATAGATTGCATTTTCACCATACAATCACCGTGTAGTAAATCTATCATTTTATTGCTCCTTAATCATTCTGTCTTGTTTAAACTTTCCGTTATAATTTGTTTCGGCAAAAAGTTCCAACAATAATAACTGCTTTGGGGGCTGAATTATTCAACCATGTATTTGCCATTATTAACGCAAATTTGTACTAATCACTTTGTTCTGTTATCTTTTTATGTCTTGCAACCACTGTACATAAGGTTTTATCTTATCAACAATAACTTTATCGTCATCTTCTTTTTTGCACAGAACTGCAACCTGAGTGCCTTTGACTATTAAGTCCTGAAATTTCTTTAGTGCATCAGGCCAGCACGTAGCTTCTATCAAACCACCTGTACCAGTATAGATATTAATGAAACAGAATTGGTCTCCTTTTTTTGTTTTCTTTTTTTGTATCTTGGAGATAATACCAACAATCGTGCATTTATTACCAACTGGCACATCCTCAAAATCATCTAGAATTTCTAGAGCTTTTTCAAAAGGATTTGCGTCACTAATAAAAGTTTCAAGTGTTTGAAATTCCCAAAATTCTTCGTCCTGTAAATACTTCTCTTCACACTCATTGATATAAGCTTTGTATTTTTCCATTTGCTCTATATCATATTTCTCTTTACGTTTAGCATTATAAAGTGCTAATACCTTTTCTTTATCAATCTTTTTTCCAACTATAAAATCATCGGCATTAATACCCCATTCATCTAACAGTTTTGCTTTTGTACCGTATGACTGCACGGGAGTATATTCTTTTATTTCATAGTTACTTTTAAAATAGTTAATCAAAAAATTTCTTTTATTTTTAGCAGGAATTGCACCAGATTTAACTAAACTAATTACTTGTGTTCTGGTAGGGCATATTCTTGCAGTAAAATCTTTAAAATTAAGAAATTTACCATTAGCATTGCGTTCTGAAATCAAGACCTCCGCCAATGTCTCGCCTATACCCGTAATAGCTGATAAGCCATATAAGATTTTACCCTCTGATACCGAGAAATTTATATCAGACTTATTGATATTGGGAGGCAAAACTTCCACTCCGCACTGTTTAGCATCAATGATGATTTTATTAACCTTACCTGCTTTGTCTTTGTTTAAGTTTAACATTGCCTTAAAGAAAGCAGTTTTATGATATGCCTTTAAATATGCAGTTTGCATACAAATCACAGCATAGGCCGCCGCATGGCTCCTATTAAAGCCATATCCTCCCTTGGTTGAGAGCTCCTTGCATATATACTCTGCAATATCTTCGGTATATCCGTTATTTAGTATTTCTTGATGAAGCAATGTAACTTCTTCTTTAACCTTTTCGGGCTGCTTTTTTGCAAGGCATTTACGCATTCGATCTGCTCCTGCATCACTTCTACCGCCAAAAACTTTTGTCAGTCTCATACTCTGTTCCTGATATAGGTTCTGACCAAAAGTTGAGTTAAAAATAGTAGCCATATTCGGATGAGGATAATGTATGTGTTCGGGGTGATTCTTACAATCCACATAAGCATCTATTGCTGGCATAGCATCTGGACGATACAAGGCGATCAGGGCTGTTAACTCATTTAACGATCTTGGTTGCAATCTTGCAATCAAATCTTTCATTCCTTGACTTTCTATCTGAAAAACTGAATCGGTGCGACCACTGCAAATTAAATCAAAAATACCCTCGTTATATTCAAATTTAGGGTTGTTGATATCAATTTCCCACAAATCAATATTGTCTTCTTGCATTGCTTCATTAATTGCAATAAGCGAAGCAACAGACAATATATCGAATTTAACAAGAGAAATTTTTTCATCCATAACCTTATCAACTGAAATTACATGTTCGCCATTCTGTCCTCGTCTTATACCAATATAATGGTCATATGAGTTACGACAAACAATACAACCTCCTGCATGAATACCATAACCTCTTGGACGGTTAGTAATATGTCCAGCGATTTCTAAAAGTTCTTTATACTTAGGATTGTTAGCAATTTCTTTATTGTTATTTAAGCACTCCTCCCAAGTATCTTGTATGAATCCCTTACTTATACGTTCCATTTCTTTATAAGGAAAACCAAGTATTTTGCCTACATCTCTAATGCTTGTAATCGGAGATGTATATACTACGTTCATAACCTGAACTACCCTATCTTCACCATATTTATTCGTAAGATATTCGATAACTTTTGCCCTATCACTTACGTCAACATCAACATCAGGAAGGTCTTTTCTCTCAATAGTTAAAAAACGACCAAAATCCAAATCGTATTTGATGGAATCAAGTTGTGTAATACCAAGTAAATAACATATTAATGAACCACAAGCACTACCTCGTCCTGGACCAACAATAACACTATTTTGGCGACACCATCCAATGTAGTCTACAAGAATTAAAAAGTAGTCACAAAAATCTTTCTTTTCAATGACATTAAGCTCTTCTTCAATTCTCTTCTTGTAGATGTCTTGTTTTTCCTGTGACCATTTATCCATACCTCGACGAGTATACCCTTCCCACGCCAGCTTACGAAGATATTCAGCTGAATTAGCATATTTTATAGGAATTTCAATTTTTGGAAGCTCAGGTTCATGCCATGGCATATCAATATCATCACATAAGTCAGTGACTAAATCCGTATTTTTAAGACATTCACAAACGGCATCATAGCCAATTTGTTTATCAAGCACTTTATGAACTTCTTCATCTGACATTAAGTAACATCCATCATAAATTTCTGATGCAGTTTCCTTATCCTGTGCAATACGAAGAAAATAATTCTGATAATATAAGTCCTCTTTGGTAGCAGCATGGACGTCATTTGTTACTACCACTTTTGTGTTAGTATCTTTAGCAAGTCGCATAATTTTTTGGTTATACAACATCTGCTGTTCATTATCGTGTGCTTGTATCTCTAAGAAATAATATGGGAACAGCATTTTATATTCTTGCACAAACTTAAGACATTCATCATAGTTTTCTGTTCTAGATAATTTACTGGCAAGACATGCCGATAAAATAATAAGATTTTCTGCCCCTTCTTTTGCAATGTCAAAACGAGTTACACGTGGCTTATAATAAAACCCATGTAAGTGTCCGAGAGTTGAAATACGATTTATTGCACGACGTCCTTCTTCATTACGAGCAATAATAATCATATGATAATATTTATTATTCGGATCTTTTATTGCCCTATCGTCACATTCATATGCCTCAATACCAAACATCTGTTTTACATCTGGGTATTTACTTTGCAATTCGGCATAATATGGATGAGATGTAAGCTCACCATGCTCTGTAATAGCAAGACCCCTAAGACCCAATTCCGAGGCTCGTTTTAGATTTTCTTCTGGAGAACTATATGCATCCAAAATCGAAAAATATGAATGTGTATGTAAGCTACTAGACATTCCGTCACCCTCCTAAAAATTAATCACTTTGTGCTGTGCATATTATACTCTTTTATTTTCTATAAATCAATAGTCAAAAATGGAGTTAACAAATTTTTTACAATTTGCAACTCCATTTTTTTATAAAATGCTTTTATCAAATACGGGCGAATCCTTAGTTTCTATTTTAGTTAATGTGCCATCATCATTAACATTATATAAATGCCATTTCTTTTTCATTTCATCGCTAGTGACGACCTGTTTAATAGTACCATCAATAGCACATAGCGACTGCCAATGAATTTGACCTTTTGGAATTTTAATTTTCATATATCACCTAGTAGAGAGTTGTATTTATTATTGTAAAAAGCAATCAGTTGGTCGAGCGTTACTGGAATATAACCATGAATCATACAACCTACGTTAATGATATGTCCCCACGAATCAGAATTATTCATCTTAGTGCTTATTAGTTCTCTAGTCCAAGTCTCCACAAAACCTTGTTCTCTTGTTGTATGGGTATGCCCATGTAACATCCATGTTTTTGGATCATAAGAACCTTTATAACACAGGAGAGGGTAATGACACATAATGACGTGCCGACCGTTATCCGTAATTTCTTTGTACTCTTTAATATCTGCAAATTCATTTTTCAATGCTCTAGACATACTCCAGAGATCATGATTGCCTCGAATAAGTTGCTTCTTGCCTTTAAGCTGCCATAAATACTCCAACCATTTATCTTCTTTAAGCCAACAAAAGTCTCCAAGAATATATACCGTATCTTCATTGGATACTATACTATTCCAGTTGTTAATTAGTGCTTCGTCCATTTCTTGAACATTTTTATACGGACGGTGATCGAAGTTAATAATGTTAGAATGCCCGAAGTGTGTATCAGAAATATAATAATTACTCATTTAATTATCTCCGTTCTTATCAGTCATTGCCTATCTCCACCAAATACTTAATTGTACATTGATCCTCTTTATAAATAACAATTTCATCATTGTTTAAAGAAGAATGTCCTAAGCTTGCCCCAGCATGAGCATGAAGACAATTAGCTCCTTTTTGATATGATTGTAGCTTTTCATAGTTTAAATTATAATACTGTGAATCAAAATCATACACATCATATGGTGTGCCATATGCAACTTCCATAACCGCCATATAGGCAGTATTGGCGGAGCCTCCTGCCCAATAACTACCAGTCAAGCTCGTATAACCAATAGATTTTTGCGCCTTCGGTGCAAAATAAATTCCAATGCCATATAATTTTCCTGTAATCACAGCATTAGTTGGTCTAAGTACAAGCCCAGTTTTAATAATGGACCAAAAGTTTTCGCTACGGCTACCATGGAAAAGAAGCTTTGTATTAGTGATACTATTATCTTTAACGAATTTATCGAATCTTTTCTGAGTTTGTAAGTTAGTAACTTTCCAAGCATTTCTAAACTTACTAGCCGATTCGTTCATTAGGGTTTTAATTAGGGCAACATCATTTTTATTAACTTCCTCAAACACTAAACCAAATTCTTCAAGAATAGTTTTATCTTTCTTATCAACAGGGCTACTAGCTTCTACGATAGGTTTTATATAAACCTGTCCTTTCATAACATCGAGCAAATCCTGTTCTTTAGAAATAATCTTTCCAAAATCATCTTTCGAAGATGCTAGATAATCAGCAACATTGCCCATTCTTCGAGGAATAATCATGAAGAGCTTTAAAAGAATATCATTAAACTCTTCTACTGACGAATTGTTATTTGCCAGCTCATTAATAGTTGTCTGTGCTGCGTTAATCATATCAGATGTAACAGTAGAAGCTTTAACTGTATAGTTTCTATTAATAGTGTCTTTGGCGAAAGACTGTAACTTATCCACAATAGTCTTAATAGCCTTGTTTTCAATCTCTTTATATGGACTATCAGGATTGGTAGAAGAGATTTCTTCTACCAAGTCCTGTTTAAGATCGGTTACATCGACGTAGCCTTTCTTCAACTTATTTTTAATTTGCGATTCCCATTTGTTTATGGGATATCTAGTTATTGTTTTGGTAGCATCAATTCTTCCATACTCGACTCGAAATTCATTATTTTCAGGAAAAAGATTATAGTACTTATTATTGTTTGCTGCACTAACCATAACTAGGTATGTAGGTCTAATCTCTATCATCTTTGTTCTCCACAATTATTCCATATTGTTCGTATAAATGTTTTTGCGGCGCAAATTCTTTAAAATATTTTTGTTCAGCATATAATCTTGCCTTAATTGCATCGTCTTTGTTATCAAAATACCCTAAATGAATCACTTTTTTATTTATGTAAATTCTCGATTGCCATTTATTGAGAGTTTTATGCCATCCAACCCCAATAACACCAGACGTATTAATACTAGATTTTGAATGATTGCGATTATTTTCTTGTTGATTTGCTGGTCTAAGATTATGCCTTCTATTATTTAGTGGATTCCTGTCTTTATGGTCATAATATTTACAACCAATCATATCTGACATAGCAATAATTTTCTTATCTATTTTTGTTATTAATCGACGATATCCACTTGCGTAAATATGTTCGCTCCAACAATAATCTTTTATTTTGTCAAAATCATCTGCGTCAACAAAAAATTTTGCATTTGTACTATTTGTATATCCAATATAATATTTTCCATATTGATCTTCACATACAGTGGAATATTTATTAGTTTTACGATTATTACGACATCTTTCCGCAGCCACTTCTTTGCGAAGACAACCGCAAGAAAGTGTTCTTTGTCCTCTTATGTTACTGCCTCTAAGTATAACTATATTATGATCTTCACAAGAACACTCACACATCCACTGATCATAATGCTTTCCATTTGAACCAATATAGTCATCTACCTGTTTGATAACAATTAATCTTCCAACTTTTCTTCCAACTAAGTCTTCCTTGGTTTTAACCATTAAATATCATCACCTTATAATTCACATATCAAAATATCCACGTCAGTATCCTTAAAAACATCACAAATGATATCATAAACCTTGTCCCACTGTAGACGATCAAGTCCACAACCTATCTTTGGCATTGCCAACTTAGTAATGTCCAAGTATTCCATTTGTGTTCTCATAGCTTCAAGTGCTTCTCTTAAAGTATCATATGTTGGTTTATTGTAACACTGAGGCTTAGTTACCAAATTAAATACATTATCAATCAATAATGCTTTTCCACCATCGAACTCAAAATTATCATAATTATCATCATAATTCTTGAATAGCTTGAATTTCATGTTATATACTTCATCAAACTTCTTGGCAATTCCTGCTCCAAGCGCAAAGTCTGCCGAGATGCAATGAGCAAGATAGTATCCCTGTGGTACTGTAAAAAGGTCTCTCTGTTCTTCATGAATAGTCATAATTTTATCCTCCAATTAAATTTAAAAATTCTTCTTCTGTTATGATTTTGGTGCCAAACTTTCTAGCGTTATTATTTTTTGAGCTATTGCTATTGGGGTCGTTATTTATCAAAAAATCAGTTTTAGATGTCACGCCAGAAGCTACTTTTGCTCCAAGTTCTACAATCTTTTCATTTATAGAATCACGAGTAAAGTGTTCTAATTTTCCAGTGCAACAAATGGATTTTCCTATAAATGGGTTATCTTTTATTTCTTTCTTTTCTTCGATGGTAAAATGCATTTCATCTGATAGTCTATTAATATCATTAATATGTTCATCAAAAAATTTAACTAGGCTATCTGCGGTAATTTCTCCAATATCATCAAGCTGTGTGAAATCGTATTCATGATTCCACATATCCCATAAAATATCCCAGCTTCCATTACAAGCCTCAGAAATAGTCTTAGCGGCTGACGAACCAATTCCCGGAATCGAAAGTGCTGTGATAAAGTGAGCCAAATCAACATTACGACTTTTTTCAATGGCATCAAGGATTTTCTCTACGGACTTATTACCAAAGCCATCGCATTTTTGCCATTCTGACTTATACTCTATAAGATGATATAAGTCTTTAAAAGTATGTATCCATCCTTTGTTAATTAAGAATTCAATTGTGGCTTCTGATAAACCATCGATATTGAGAGCCTTTTTACTTACGAAGTGTTCAAAAAGAGCAAGCTTTCTTGACAGGCACTTCTCGTTAGGGCAGTAAAGCACATCTGCCGTGCCCGTATTTTTTAGTTCAAGCTCTGTGCCACACGATGGACAATGAGTTGGTAAAGTAAGCGTATTACTCCTCGTGTTATTTTCTATAATTTTTGGTATTACCATATTAGAACGAATCAGTACAATTTCGTCTCCAATACCAAGTTCCAACTGTCTAATAATTGAAACGTTATGAAGCGTTGCTCTAGTTGTTAACGCCCCTGATAAATCAACTTCGTCAAATATGGCCACGGGAGCAACGATACCAGATTTTGTTGTAGACCATTCAACCCTGCGAAGAGTGGTACTATATTCATCATCTGACCACTTCAATGCCATGCGACAGCCTTCGTGATGAGTCGTTGCTGAAAGAGATTTAGAATAACTATCACTATTTAGCTCAAATATAAGTCCGTCCACTGGGAATTCGTATAACTCTGGCGACATTTCTCTCACACAATCATCAACATTACCAATACATCTTTTGACCGTTGTAAATCCAAGATGGTCTAAATAGGCAAGCTGTTCCCATTTAGAATCCCAATCTTTATCACTGGTTTCTTCATCATATAAGCCAGAAACGCATTCAAAGACTATATAGGAAAGTTTTCTCCGTCTAGTAATATTAGTATCAAGATTTCTTAACGAGCCTGCGGCAAGATTTCTAGGATGAGAATAAGGTTCTGTGAGACTTTCGTTAATTTTATTAAAATTATCCCAAGATACAACACACTCACCACGAAGTTCTATATAATTATCATAAGGAATAGTCATAGGAAGATTTTCAATCATTTTGGCTTGTTCTGTAACGTCTTCACCTATAAGCCCCGTACCTCTCGTGATTGCCTGAACAAATTTGCCATTCTGATATCGAGTACAAAGTGTTAGGCCGTCGAGTTTATAGCTACAGTAAAAACCATTGTCACCAATAAACTTTTTGATTTCATTGACATCTTTTGTTTTAGCCGCAGAAAGCATAGGCTTAGAATGAGTTATCTTTTGGAAACTTTCAAGTACCTGCCCTGGCATTTTTCTCGTAGGACTATTAGCAAGCCAAAAATTAGCTTCATCTTCGAGATGTTTCAACTCGTCAAATTTTTTATCATACTCAGCATCGCTAATTTCAGGGGCATCTAAATCATAATAAAGATGACAATGATATAGTAATTCTTCAGTAAGCTCTTTAATTTTCTGAATCTTGTCCATTAAATATACTCTCCCTTCACATGTCCACTTAATATACCAAACGTCTGAAGCCATTCCATCTCTTTTTCGACCTTCTCGGCAATATCAAAAGCAAACTGAGGTGGATTTTCTTTTGTTTCAAGTATCATCTGATAATCATAAGGCTGAAGAAAATTTTCATCCAGCACATCAATTGAGATGTCACTCCCATCAAGAGGAATAAATACATTGAATGTAATATTATTACCAAGAGACTTACAATAATACCAACCCTCATTTCTGTTATTACTAAATCTAGCTTCCCGCATTTGTTCATCAGATAAAATGTGTGCTTTGATTGCGGCATTAACGCCATTCTTGTTAAGCTTAACCAATCTTATAGCCCTCCTTAATCACTTTGTTTTGCATTGGAATTATAACACAAAAGCACTTGTGTGTCAAGTGCCTTGTTAAATTATTTACATTTTATTCATAAATTACATTACAATTACAACCTGTTCAACAGCTCTAGTACAGGCTGTGTATAACCATTTTGCAAAATACTCTCTGTCCCCCAACCTTTCGGCATACACAAGCACTTTATTTGCTTGGCTACCTTGAAACTTATGTACAGTAACAACATATCCATATGCAAATTCTTTAGGTTTCTGAACCTTATAAAAATCCATATAATTTTCCTTAGTCACTGTAGGGATGCCTGTACGTAACAATTTGTAGTCTATACATACTTTGCGGAACACCCCACTAGTATCACTCCAAAATTGCGCAGTCATTTTCGGTTTAAGCAATTTAGTATTTTGGGTACGAATATTACGAATTTCACCAAGCTCACCATTTATTAATGCTTCACCGGTATCACTAGAAAACCACCAATCGTTTTTGAGGGCAATAATCCTGTCACCTTCAATAGGAGCATCTTGATAATTATTACCCCATTTTAGCTTTCTAATATGTGAATTTAATGTCATTCTCGTATCGTTACGTCCACACAATACAATGTCTGCACCAAGTAATAATTTATTAGATACTTTTTCTTTTGGTATTATTCTTGCTTCTTTGGGACCACCATGAGACAATGTTTTTCCTTCTCTGATATCCATACTAAGCCGAATAATAGGATTATCTAGAGCCTGTCTCATAATTTCTGTAAGCACCACATGAGGATGCTCTAAAACTGTTGCATTGCCTGAAATTGGTGGTAATTGAAACATATCTCCCAATGCAATAACATATATCTGATGGGACAATAATAGCTCCCACATTTTTTGAGGCACCATAGAAACTTCATCTACAACAACTATTTTATAATCGTACTCAAGGGTAGCTCGCTCCTCAAATTCAACATCTCCGTTAGATAATGTCTTTGGAATATATAAAAGTCGATGTAATGTCATTGCGTTATGGCATCCTTTGTTGCGCAGAACTAGACTTGCCTTGCCTGTGAATGTTGCAAAAACGACATCACTCATGTCTACGTTCAATGCGTCCACAATATACCTGACTGTGGTCGTCTTGCCGGATCCGGCTGCCCCCGCAATAACAGTATATTTTTCATTATCTTTATACCTTTGTACCGCTACTTTTATAGCTTCTTCTTGTCCTTTAGTTAATGTAATATTCTCCATAATATAATATTTCCTTAATCACTTTGTTCTGTTATCTGTGCATCTTTAATAATACATTGTGGCTGTAGCACTCCCTGATAATCATTTAACGCACAGGTAGCTACCACATCAAAAGTAATCTTATCTTCAGGGTCTCCCCAACTATTAACATATTGAAGTAGTGGTGCATCTTCAGGCATTTTAAATTGAACATATTTTATCCCATTACACTCAAAAGCTACACTGTTGTTATCTTTGCCCTGAACGTAAATATCTTTACGGCGCAGGGTGATGTTAGTGATGGCAAATAACGGTTCTTCAACTTCTTTAGCCCAAACTGATTTATATTTATCTACCTCATTACATACATATGCATCAATCTTGCTACTATCTACTTCGAAATCCACTCTATAAATTTTTGCAAAATCAACGTCGGACAACTTGTCATTAAACCAAAGAGTTGCATTATTCACATCCTTAGTAGGTATTTCTACACCGAATGCTGCTGGATGTCCTTGAGCTAAAGTAACATAGGGGCAACTTTCCACTAGCCCCCTAAAATCTTCAATAGGACAATAGTCAAATGCCCTACCAGAGCCACCATACAAATCAGGGTGTTCTACTTGTTGTCTTAATAACAGAGTGGGACGATTATACTTCTCAGCAACCTTAATAGCTACCAAGCCCGTCATTGATTGTTCTAAGTCTTTAGTGCAATCACACATAATGATTTTATTATCCGTACCCTGAGCATCTATGATTTTTGTAATAGCATTAAAACCCTTTTCTTTCAATCGATCTTGCTTACCTTTATATGACTTCATAAGACGAACGCAGTGTTCATAAATATTTTCTGTAATAGGTTCTATCGTTCCTCTTTTGGTATATTCAAATGTCTTTGACTCATCTTCACAGAAGGCTTTTAATAGCAGCTCACGTTCATCTTTCGTTGCCATACGTAGAAAACTGTTAATCAAAGGTGCAATATAGAAACTGACCGTAAAGGGATTGATGATACCTTTTGTACTAAACTCTTGTGCTTCGAAAATTTTAAGTAGCATTTTATTTTTTAAATTACATAATCCCCAATTAACAGAAGCTCGTGTTTCTATTGATTTAAGTGACATTACATCAGCTATGTTGGCTATCGCAACCAAGTCTATATATTTGTCAGCATAGTCTGTCCAGTTTTCATCATCGAAAGCTCTACAAAACTGCCATGTAATTGCCGCACCACATTCATCTTTATTATAATTTGGACTACATTGGTTGTTAACAACTATAGCGTCGGAAATTACCTCAACTGACTGCTCATGGTGATCTAAACAAACAACATCAATACCTTGGTCTTTAAGCTGTCTGTGAGCAATAATATCATTCGTGGCCGAATCTGGGCATATTAATAAGGCTGTATTAGTCGGTATGTCAAAATCGCCACAAAGACCATGAGACTTATTTTGAGTATGAACAATAAGCTGGACATCGACATCTGGTTTGATGTCCTTCAAATATTTATATATAATTGTAGAGCTGCAGGCACCGTCAACGTCTGTGTCAGATAAGATACAAATTTTATTATCATTATTTAAATGTTTTTTTACACATTGTACAGCTGAATATATATTATTGAGATTTTGCCAATCTGCAACATCTTTTTTGGATGACTGAATATATTTTTTTACATCAACGATACCTCTATTTTTTAATGTTGTTCCAATAATATCATTAATATTATTTTCAGAGTTATTAATTAACTTGTATTTCAAACTATCACCTCAATCATAATTAGCACAATATTGCAATTATTCTGCAAATATGCTATAATATCTCAATATCGAACAAGATTCTACAAGGAGGAAAATTAACAATGGCTAACAATAACGGAACTAGTGGAGCCATGGTTGTGTTTCATATTTTTATGACAATCATTACAGGTGGCGTATGGATAGGTATATTACTCATCTGGATTATCATCAAAGCTTGCTCAGGCAAATAATATCTGCTTTGGCTATTAACCGTACCAGTTAGTAGCTTTTTTCTTTTTATGTTTCTATTTGGAACAATGAACCATTTTTGTCGGGGACGGTTTCAAATGTTACGTCTGTAGTCAGAATTTGGTTTGTAACACATGAACACAATCTTTCATTATATCTTCCGTAAGCGTAGGCGCATTCATTATTCAATGTAAGACCTCCGAACTTTGGTACCACAAGCTGTGTTACATAGATGGTTTTGCCATTCATTTTAGTTTTGATTTTCAGATAGAACGGCTCTCCGTCTTCAAAGTCTATGGCTGACATATCGTAGTAGCTTGTTCCACAATACGGACATTTATTTTTATCAATTTCATATACTGCTCCACAGTTTGGGCAATTTTTACCTTTTGGCATATGCACTCCTTATCAAACAAAAAAAATGGAGCGTAGTTCCCCCACTCCACCATTCACTCTTTTAAAATATCGTGTTTTGTATAACAGTTTTCGCAAAAACATTCTTCTGTTTTTATCTTAATAAAGTCACCCTCAATGTATTCACCACAACAATCACACTGGATAGCTTTGACAAACTCATCTGAATGACAATAAGGACACACACTAACCATTGGACCATCTGGGTAAGGGTCTACCACTATAATGTCTTTGCAGTATTTAGGAGAATCAAAAACGTGATGACAATTTAAGCAATACCACATAATATTTATTCCTGCTTAGGCAAGAACTGTAGTGTATATCCACAATGATTCTTGAGGTAATCTGCCGCACTACAAGCCGTAAGTCCGGCGAAACCACCACGCACAATAATGATTTTATCTTTGATCTCATAGTTTCCTGAAAGGGCTGCGAGTGCTGTCTGGGGTGTCCAAGTGTGTTTCATAAATTTCAGTCTCCTTTTGTTGAATATGTTTAAAATGAATTGGGGATACAGGTTACGATCCTGTGCTTAAAGTTTCAAAGACTTTCTTGCTCCCATTACAACAATCCCCATTATGTGTGGCATTGTTATGCTACCCTTAGCCACTAGCAGCACCACATTTAAATGGTATGTGATAACCTTGCCGATTGGTTTTTACGAGTTCTTGTATAATAAGACCGCCTTTATCGCCAATCAAGATTAATTACAACCTCACCACTAAGATAATGTACACTTTCTCAGAAGAAAACTAAGAAACTTTCGTGGCTCAATACCCTAATCGATTCTTTACAAAAGCCTTAGTTGCATGACTTTTCAAGCGATATATCAGGCTCGAACTGACGCTTTTAGCTTGGGAAGCTAACGTGCTAACCACTAACACTAATATCGCATAATCAAATAGCGTATTTCGGATTCGAACCGAAACTGCCGTGTGTTTGAGACACGTCTCTCTGCCTGTTGGAGTAATACGCCATATTGGATTGAGCTTTGCAACTCAATCACTTTGTTGTGTATGAATTATATCATAACTTATTTATTTTGTCAACAAGTATTTTATGTTATTCATGATTTATTTACAATTATTAACAAGGCACTTTGGTATTATAGATTACAAGTCTATTCCAGTGAATTTGCTGTACGTGCCTTTTCATCAAATTATATTACATTTTTAAAGCTTCTTCGACGGGTTTGTATCTATCATCCTGCAAGGCCTTTACCAAACACTTGTAGGGATCTGTCTCCCCAGACATAATCATCTTAACGAGATTCTGGCTGTATCCAGAAATAAGCACTACACCAAGTTCGTTTTGTTGAATAGGTACTACATTTTTATAAACCTCATTAACGTTCCAAAAAATTAAACGTCCTATTTTATATCCATACCTCTCATACTTCTTAGCAATACTTTCAAACAATGGCTGAGTGAAATTAAACGCCTGTCCGTCAAACTGCATATCAGATATAATAACAATATTCTTCGGCATATCCTCCTGAGACATATTGCTATTAACAGCAGTTCTAAGAATCAAATCGAACACAGCCTCAATATTAGTATTACTACAATCAGTCTCCTGATAAGTCTTTACAAGCTTTTCTCTCAAGGTATCCATGCCATCAAGACTAATCAGCTTCGGCTTTGCACCAAAAGTAATAAACTGATTATGGAACTCACCAGTGCTTCTTTCAGCCATATAAATTGCCATAGCAGTACTTACGTCCATTGGCTTACCATACATCGAACCAGAGCCATCACGCACAACTAAGGTATTCTCCGTAGTGAGTGTCGGCAGTGCTTTCCACAGTCCTTCAAGGGTTTCGTCGTACTTTGTAACATAATTGCCCCAACCCTCAGTATACCTATGAACTATATCATCAGGGAACAAAACAGATGCATTAATTTTAGCTTCTCCCTTAGAAAGGGCACCAAGATATGATCTTCTACGCTCCTCGTCATTTCTAAGAAACGCATTGTTGTAAATCAGATTTGCACGAGAAGGCACAGCTTCATAGTTAATTTCATTCCACTGTTTGGCAGACATTTTGCATTCTACTACATCAAGATATTTACGCATCCGAGAAAGCGTCTGACGGTACTGTTTAGAAGTCATCCCCAAATACTTACGAATGGTTGCAGCATATCTTTTTGTTATATTAGACGAGGCCACTTCGGACGGAAGCCATTTCGGAAGCAAGGAAATGGACTGACCATCATTCATATGTGCAATGTCTATAGATAACTGTGTAGCAATTAATGCCTTAACTTCATCCTTAACAGGAGTATCAAGCAAACACAACAAGTCATCCCATCGTCCATAGTCACTAATCAGATGTAAAACACTACGTACCATGTCGGGTTTAAGAGTTGCGAGGTATGTCATGACTACCCTAAATAGTCTGCGCTCACCGATTCCATATCTACAATCCCTACAGTAAAATAACCAACGCATAACTACAACAGGATCTTCGTAATAAGCATCCATAAACTTATTAATGATTTCTCGCTCCGGTTGCTTTCTCAGTGAAGTTACTGAAAAGTTTAAATCGAGCAGCTTTTTGCCAGAGGTTACGTATCCAACAGCACCATTGGTCGTTAAACATTTCTCGTCATTTAACTCGTTCTTAAGAGCATTTATAAAAGCCATTTTCCTTTTTCTCCTTTAAAATTGATTTTATTTTTTATAAAATCCAAGACACCTTTGGTTATATGAATTACAAGTTTATTCCAATAAAGTTGCTGTAAGTGTCTTAGGAGTTTACAAGAGACCGTATTGATTATTTGATGTTTTTTAAATATAGAATTATAAATATAAAATTTGCTGTTGGTCTCTTTGAATTTAGCAAGACGCATTTTTTCCACTATGCAAGAAAAAATTTGCTGTTAGCGTCTTAGAGGAAGATAGATAGGACTCGAACCTACGATTACAGCTTGCCTTTTAACATTGCTGTATAAGATTTTAACAAACCTTATTATTTTGCTGTTGTCTTACCACTTGACTACTATCTCCAAATTGTGGACAGGAGCAAGACTGCTACTCAAAATATAGACAAACGCCCATATTGAGAAAATTCCTGCTTCATCCTATATGCTTTCGTCACATGACTACTTACAAGTTCTTGTATAGTCCACAGGCGTAAATTCCCGTGTAGCCCACGGTACACACTTACGTTAGCTTGATTATGCTATGTCATAAGTTGGACAGTCTCTCAAATTAAGACTTGCATTATAGTCTCTGTCCGCTGTATAGCCGCATTCTGTGCAATGGAACGTTCTGTCCGATAATTTTAGGTCGGTTTTAACGATTCCGCAGTTGTGACAAATCTTGCTTGACGGATAGAAGCGGTCGACAACTCTTAACTCAATGCCATTTTCTTTGCATTTTGCTTGAAGCTTTATTCTAAATTCGTAAAACTTCTGAGATGCGACAGCTTTAGAGAGATGCCTGTTCTTCATCATGCCTTTAACATTCAAATCCTCAATCGCTATGTAGGACGGTTTGGTTTTCACCATCTCTGCGATTATCTTGTTGATGTAATCGGCTCGGATATTACTTATCCTGCAATAAAGTTTCTGTACCTTAAGCTGCTGTTTGTAGATGTTTGCTTTTTGAGTAGACTTGCCTTTCTTTAAATTTTCATATTTTCGGGAAAGCTTTCGCTGTTCTCGTTTTAGTTTCTTTTCGATTTTCTTTACTCTTGATGTTTTGTTGATGTTCTTATAGGTCTTTCCATTCGAGACGATAGCAAAATCCTTTAATCCGAGGTCGATGCCAATACCGTCAGAAAAAGAGTTGCTTATTTCAGTGTCCGACAATTCCACCAGAACGGAAACGTAAAATCTTCCAGATCTGATCGAAACCGTTCCGCTCTTGATTGTGTATCCGACTTTGGTGGTGGGAATGTAGCCCTTTTCTTTGATACGTACCCATCCGAGAGTAGGTATTTTAATCCTGTGGCGTTCACAAGCAATGAACATTTTTTGATTTTCCTTCACAAAGTACATCTTTACGTCAGACTTGCTTTTCTTCTTAAATTTGGGAAAACGTGCTTTGCCCTTGAAAAAGTCCCTGAAAGCTCTGTCTGCGTTCATGATGCTCTTTGTAACGGACTTACTGCTAACTTCCTTGACCCACTTGAATTCAGGATTGTCGGGGATAAATTCATTATTGATCCACTTTGAAAACTCCATCCCCGAAACAAAACGCTTTTCTTTTTCGTACACTTCTTTGTTGTGAGCAAGATAAAAGTTATAAACGAACCTGCTCACACCGATTGTGCGAATAATTTTTTGTTTCTGCTCAGGTGTTGGATTGATTTCTGTCTTGAAGCTCTTTAGCATTTTTCATCCTCATTCGAATACATTTTTTAATGTTTATCAGCTATTTTACAATCTCTTGATCCCACTGATGGAATTCGAATCCATACTTTAATGATTTTAAGTCATTTGCCTGTCTGCCGGTTGGGCTACAGTGGGGTACATAGTGGTTTTTAAAGTGAACCACCAAACACATAATCACTTTGTATTATAATTAGCCTACATTATCAAGGATTTCTTTAATTCCTATCAGTCCAGCGTAAGCATCTCCGTCACCTGATGTAATAATCGTTTTAACCGAACCATTAATCGCCTTTACGGCCTCGGACTGTACATCAAGTTCTTTGTCTCTAAAATACTCATCAGTATAAGCTTTCTGTTTTTCCAGCTCCGCTTCTTTAGTAAGTTTAGCAATCTGAAGTTCCTGTTCCGCAATCTTTATATTCGCTTCAGAAACCGACAGTTCCGCTTCAGCAGCTTTCTGTTTTTCGTAAGCCGCAGCATCAGCTTCATTCTGACGCTTAATCAGTTCCACTTTCGAATTAGCTTCCTGCTCATCAACTATTTTCTGATTTATTTCATTCTGCTTATCTCTATCAAGTTTTGCAAGCTCCACCTCATTCTGAGCCTGTGTTTTCTGGTCAATCTTTTCCTGAATATCTGCCGGAAGAATCAACGTACCAATTTCAAATCTAACAAGTTCCACACCATAAATCTCATTCAAAGTTTGTGAAAGAATTTCAAATACCTGATTCTGTATTTCAGATCGAGACGATTGAATGTCATATACCGAATAAGCCTGTGATACTGTCGAGAGTTTACCTTTAGTAAGACCATAAATGTCATTGTCTACAATACTGTCAAACGACTTCGTTCCAAAAGACTTAATAATTCTTTCGATATCCACTGGACGAATACTTATATAAATATCAGCATCAATATTCTTGCCTTCCTGCGAAGCAATCTGCATTGACATATCCTTTCTGTTGTCGCCTTCAGCAAGACTCGTCCAGTTTTTCGAAATGATTGTGGTCGGGTAGGTTAGTACATCCTGGGTAATAGGATTTATACGAATACGACCTGTGCGTTCAACATTAATTACCGAAGTGCCTTCAATGACATTATCATCAGTAGGAGATGCTGTCCTGTCATAAACATAACCTACATAACCTGCATCAATTGTTTCATGAGTTACCCCGTACCCAATCAGCCCACCAATAACAATTACAATTGCTAATATTAATGATATTATAACTTTATTCATCTTCGTCCTCATCTTTTTCATTTGTAAAAAATTTTTTAATTTCAATATAAATTTCGTTGTGGAATAACAACGCCATAACAACAGCGATTAATAATAGAAGAATAATTCCCTTAATAGGCATATTACTTCTCCTTGCCCTCACATAATATATTAATTTCTGTCCATGCTCTCACATATGCCTCTTTCTGAGCCTCAATACTTTTTTCACGCTTTGCAGCTTCACGACGCGCTTTCTTTTCTTCATTCTTCTTTTTGCGTTCCTTGCGATCTTCCTCTATCTTTATCTTTTCGGTTCTTTTGGCATCATTCTTAAGAAAAACTCTGATAGCTCTATCAATCAGCTTATTATAAATTGAGCTACCACCAACAAACTTCTTAGTGATACAAATTGAAATGCCCTGTTCTACAGAGAATTCATCGCACTGATGAACTACTGCTTTTTCGGTTGTACCATCCATAAACTCTACAACAATTGCACAATTATTATAAATTCTTACATCTTTGATATCAGGAATCAGTTTCTTAGTGGATTGTAGGAATCCATCTTTATAAAATTTAGCGACTAGCTTACCGTCATGATCATCCCTCGTAAGCATTGTTTTTACTTCGGGGTTAACATCTGGTTTAACGTTTGCTTTCACCAAAATATCATCGAAGTTATCTTTTGTGCTATAATCAATGGTAGTACTTATACTAGTAATAGTGTTACTAATTGGAACTGTAGTCGCATTTACAGTTGCAGTTGTAGTTTCGCCATTATCAAAATAAATTGTTCTACCCGTCGCATAAAAACTATTAATATTCTTATCGTTGTTAGTGCCCATAATTAATTCTCCCACCTATTTTTTTATTAAACATAGCAACTGTTATCATCGTCGCCACCAGAGTTAAAGAATTTTAAAATTATCCACATTATTAGTAGCAAAAGCCCTATTGATCCTAGTGCCGCTAATATACTCCATACGACCTCTCCCATATTGTTTGCCCCCAACCTCTTTGTTTTGTGTATATATTATATCATACTATCTTTTATTTGTCAATACGGTATTTCCGTAATTCACAATTTATTTACAATTTACCTAATTCGTTGCAAATCATGATTCAATAGATTAAACCACTTGTCTGGCTCGTCACTGGGACTTTCTTTTTCATCCAGAATGTCATCAGCATCGATAATCGCCCAAACAGGAACACCTTCTAAAAACTGATTAGCAATGTCTTGAATAGTTTCTCTATTAATATCTTTATCATACGCAAAAATAATTTGCACACCCAGTCTAATTAACATTTGGATTTGATGCTTAGAAATCTTACTACCACCCGTAGATACACCATAAAACCCCATCTCGTATAGCTGCATTACTGCTTTTTCTGACTCGACTACGAACACTCTACCTTGTTGAATAATATTATTAAGTAGCTTATCAAGCCCATATAGTAAACGTGACTTTGAACAAGGTTCAAGGTAAATGTACTTCATATCAGACGAATCTAATTTCTCTTTAAAAATACGTCCTTTAACACCTACTAAATCCCCTATCTCTGATCTAATAGGAATAGTAATGTAATTGGTCTGAGGATCATACCCAACTTCAAAGAAACGCTGAGTGCTCAAAGAAATATTGTCTTTCTCAAAAAGATGATTCCCTATTGGTAGATAATAGTTCAATATCTTCTCGCTAATCGGTTTAACTAGGATGTCATCTGAACTGTTAATACAGTCACCTGATTGCATATCCTTTAATAGTTTTAAAATTTGCAAGCTCTCAGGAATTGGCTCTTCTTTGTCATAATAATCAATAGCACAAATATTACAAAGATGCCTGAGGGCATCAATGAAATTTAAATCTTTAGCCCACATTACAAGGTCAAGAATATCTGCTGTGCGACTCTGCTCCTGAGGTAATATATCACGAGTGTAATCAATTACAGTCAAATTGTCATTTAAATATACTGTAATAGCGCTCTTGTTATCACCATCAGGATTCGAGCATGTAATATACCCATTACTATGACGTCGAATAAAGCGACAACCAATGTCTTCGAGAATTTCTTCAATCTTATTTTCTTCTAAGATTTTTTCTTTTAAAATCTCGACCCTCATCGATTATCCATCCTCTCTTTTAGTGTGACATTATTATATCACAATCACTTTGTACTGTCTATGGACAATGCCGCTAAATTATTCGACAATGAATTCTTTTAATTTGTTATATATATCTATATCAGAAACACACCAAAGTTCATTCCACTCTAGAGAACATAATGCTCCAAGTATTGACTTTGCACTGACAGTGTAATTATTACCATCAGTAAGATAAATATTCTCTCTTTCAGCAGAGCATATATTAACAAACTTATTAATGTCTGCCATCTTATCCAATCTAATCTTCACTCTCATATTCTTATTGCCACCTTTCTTCAGCAAATCCATTTTCTATCGTATAAAATACTTTTTTGATGCCAAGCGAACGAATAACTCTTTCGCAACCCTCACAGGGTCTAGCTATCGCAGGTTCTCCATTCTTATGTTGGCGAAAAACATAAATAGACGCATTGCTTAAATCTATTTTATTTTTAATCAACGGAAGTAATGCGTCTATTTCTGCATGACATTTACCAGGACATTCTATGCCATATCTTTCCGTATCAAGCTTCGCCTGTAGTGGATTGCATTTAACATTGCTATTACACCCACTAGAAATAATTCTGTGTTTAAGTACCACAACTGCCCCAAGGGGTTGCTTGTGGTCTGAGAGTTTTGATACCGCCTTGGCAGCAGCAAAATAGGCTTTCTGTGTCCTAGTCATATCTAATTATCCTTTTTACTTTTTCTTTGTGTACTTGAGCGAAATCCATCCAGCACCAGATTTTAATTTTCCCCAACCATTCTTCTCTTCAACAATAGTATATACTTCGTTCTTTTTGATAGAAGTTGTTACTTTATACCTTGTCCCCGGACCAGACCGAACATTAAGTACATTCGCTGTTACTCGCACTGTATAAGGCATAAATGTCTTTACTGCAATTTCCTGTAGGTCAGTTGCGTCCACCCAACCATATGCTGTAGAGCCACCACCAGAAACGGCTATAACCATATATGGATGTCTACTTTTTCCTACTCGATAAACATTATTAACCTTTACTTTGCCTGGTTTACAAATATAACCTTGAATTGCGTCGGAAGACTTGTAATGCTTAGTACCATTGAACTGTACAACCTGCCCTACTTTAAAAACTGGTACTATAGTATTAGTTGTATTAGAAGACGAAGAAGAATTAGTTACTCCGTAATATTTCTGTACTGCCTGAAGAAAATTATTCCAAAGCCCCTTGTCTCTAATTGTTTGAGGACAGTTCTTTCCATCAGGAGCAAAGTCATGATGTTGTTTAACAGCACCAATAGTTAGGTTATGTTCTTTAAGAAGCTTTGCAGTAAGCCATGCAGCATTATCTCTAGCTTTGTCAAAGTTTCCATCAGAGTTGACGCAGATTTCTATGCCTATTGATGCCATATTACCACCACCCTCTACTCTACCATCAGAAGCATGATACGCAATTTCGTTGTCTGGAATATGGTGATAAATTGCATGATCGTCAACGGTGTAGTGCCAAGAGACATAAGTTGTATTTGCCTTGGCAAGATTCTTTAAATAAGTAGAATGGTTCTTTGCATCGGCACCTTTAGATGAATTGCCTGTTTCGTGAATTACAATCCACTTCTTTTGTCGCACATCTCCTGGTCTAACTTTTCCACCTTTCTGTGGAATTATATCTTCAATAATATTCACTTTACCCACTCCTTTATTATTATTCATTTCTATTGGATTTTTGGTTGGCGTGGTGCTCGAAGATGTTTTGAGATAAATTACCAACATATTATCAACTGCCCTATTTTCCAATCCATTCGTAATGGTCTTGCCATCATAAATCATACGACTCGAACCACCACCATCAGCATTTAACATAAAACTCAAACCAAGAGATAATCCAAGATTTTGAAGTTCGTCATAAGTCATACCTGGAGAGTCAACGCAAATTACATAAATATAATTCGCATCATATCCTATACAAGTACGTCTTGTTTTGTATGCCAGTTCTGTCGCATATGTAATGATAGTCTTCTTACCCTCTTTAATAAGCATCGGGTACGCACTACAAAAATCTTTCCAATCTCGTTCTTTATGCCGCCCATATAAAAGCTCATTGGAATCAGTGATTCCAAAGCCTTCGGTTCGTAACCCGTCATATGCATACTGTTGATGATTGCTCACTAACGAAAAACATGGTAAACCAGCACTATTCATGCCGAAGAGCCCAAGATTCGTAACTAAATTGGGTTTTTTAGCCTGCCTATCGTAGAAAGACTGTAATGTCTCGCGAGGCTGTTGCCCTATTTCAATGCCAATTTTGTCAATTTCCTTTTTAGAAATTTTAACAATATGAACGTATTTTTTGTTTGTAGGTTCATATAATTCCATAAATACTACTCCTTTATAGTCTCACAGACAACCACTTTGTTCTGTTTGCTGTATTCTATCATAATTATTTTGCCCTGTCAATATGCACAACATACAAATATTTTAATGAGCTGCTAAATCACATTCGTGCAATTCATCAATCATCTTTCTGAGATAGGGTGACAACCTGTTATAATACCTTGTATCTAAAAACGGATCCATATGTGTCGATACAAGCCATGCTATCTCTATCGCAGATTCACCAAGACCATATATCATATAAGCCGAAACACATTGATGCTGATAATAATGTGCTGAGTCAGACAATTCTCCTTTTGTATTTCGAAATGATTTTACATAAGGTTTTCCTATGTCGTGATAGAGCGCAGCACTGTACACGTCCCAATCAAATGCTTTTGTTACCCCATAAGAATATGCCTTCATACAATGATCATATATACTCAACGTATGATGTGGGTTATCATGTGGAATTTTTGCGCTATTCAAAACTTGCCTGATGTACATTGTTTCATTAAAATCGTCAGGACGAACAACTTTAATTTTAGAAATTCCTTCGTCGTAATAAGGTGCCTGAAAACGCTTAAGCATTCTATCAATCACCTCTTTGCCAACAGTACGCTCTCTCGCCGCATCACGAGTAATACAAACTTCAATCGGAGCCCATATGATATGACATTCAATTTTGGCAAACTTCGGGCATACATTAATAATGCAAGACCGATCTTTGCGAGTCATATTCGTGGCGTCATACCAGACAGTTCGTCCGTCATTTAATGCTTCCACAGCCTTCTTTTGCATAGTAGTAAATACTTCTACTGGGTTTTTTTGAATTGATTCATCTCCATAAAATTCTTTACGAATAGAGTCAGAGCTTAAGATAATATCATCTTTAAATGCGTTTGTTTTAGCATATGTAGTCTTGCCACTTCCTGGAATTCCACATAGCAAGATTAATCTAGGTCTATTCATTTTTATTCCTTTCTCTTGAGTAAATACTCGCGGCTTACGTTCTTAAATGACCTCTGACCATCAAGACTTCTATAAACCCAACCTTCTCTTAGTCCTTCTCCAACTAAACAAGAACCATCAGCGTCTTTTTTTAATTCTTCCATCGTATCAGGAAGAATATAATGTTCGTCGGCAATCGGCACCCACGGAATACCATTTCTGTTACAAATCTTCGCAGCATCAATAGAATTTATTCTACCAATATCAGAACGAATAAGGTTGTATCCAAAGAAACAAATTTCTTTAAGCTTGTGAGGATTGCCCTGAATGTTTGGTCCCGCAGTTTCTCCCTGTATACACACATAACTAAGATGATTTCTTTCTAGATATTTTTTCAAGAAATCAAATATGTGATATTTCTCCGCCATCATCCAATATACATTACCATCAATATCTTTATGATAATTTGCCTGCGATGGAGTCAGCTGTCTTACATTTCTAGAGCATACATATTGTTCGTATTTTCTGCCCTTTTTCTCAAGAATGTAGGTACTACTTGTTCCGTCCACCTTCTGCGTTTTAATCCACGGTTCTTTATTTTCGAGAATATACGGAAGATTTTCGCATCTTTCCTCGTCGGTGACTTTAATAAAAGGAAAATGTTTTGGAAAACCTTTGGGTGCATCTTTCTTCTTTCCGAGAAAAACAAAAATAAGTTTTCTAAACCATTCATACTTCATCAATTTCTTAACAAACTTGTTACTAAAAAACTTGGGATGACGTGCCTTCATAGACTTATACTTAGCATTAGGATCTCCATTACTTTTTCTAATATTATCTTCTTCAACTGAATATTTAATACCCAAAATATCAGTAACATCAGTTCCCTCTCTGAGCCCATCCAATTCTTTGAACACAGACTGTGGCAGTGCAAGTCCCTGTGAAATACAATTAAACTTACCAAGCTTCATAGTCTTAACCTTAAATCCCTTGGTACGCAAAAATTCAAACTCTTCTCTTTCAGGTACTTTTGAATCAATCTCAATATATACGCAAGGATCTCCCTCTTTGAATTCACCCTTCTTACATATCAGATTCCAACCAAGAACATAACATTGTTCGATATTATCTGCTCCTTCAATAGGCCTGATATTGGTGACTTTTTCAATATGAGCCAATGCTCTCTTTCCGTTTACAATCATATTTATCTCCTTAGTTCATTACATTTTTAAACTCTTTCGTAACTAACTTCAATCCGAGTTATTTCTTTTTCAATCTTCTTCACCTTATACGGTTGATTCCAATACTCATCCTCCTGACACTCTGTCAACCCCCTCTCCCAATCGATCCTCCACAGCTCACCATCAATTTCAATAATAGTACCAATGTGCTGCGTCCACCTACCACTATCACCTTCGATTTCGTCAACCCTAACACCATTCCACACAAGGGTGTCAATTTCCCTCTCGTTTAACTTTTCACCCTTCTTAAGCTTGGCTACAGTTTCATCATAATCTGCCCAAAATCCCATAATTAATTCCTTTCTATTTTATTGTGTTCATCACACCACTTTTGACATTCTTCCATAGACTCAAAGCACATATCTTCTCTGTGCCGTGGTCTAAAATCATTTTTCACCTGATAAGTTACATTCATAGTGTTTTTCTCAATTTCAATAAAAATTTTTGCTATCTCAAATGGTCGCTTGGGTGAAGTCCATTCATCCCAATATATTGGAATGTAAACCTTGCTCCCAATATGATACTTAACTTCCATCTTTGTATCCTCTCAATCTTGTTGATTTCTCTTGTGCTTATTGACGGCTCTGAGCGTTCCTGGTACCTGCTGCCAAACATTCCTATCTAAATCCGCTTCTAACGCAAACATATCCTTACCACCATTTCTATTTTTTATCAAATTGCATAATACATATTTCTTCTTTTTGTCTAATGGTGTACTAGCAACCTCATCAGTCCAACCCACAAGTGGTTTATCAGTATTAACTATTTCGTAATCATCATATTGATTAGACTTCAAATGAAGCATCATGACCATATTCGAAAATAAATGGAATATATGCTTTGCAGTAGCAACAGAAGTACTATTTACTTCTTCAATCTTTAAAGCATTCGCTGCATCTGCCATCTGAAAGCTCATAATGGCAGCAACATTCAAAGAAACATTTAATTCCGTCAGAAGCGTTGTAGTTTTTACAAAATCAGACCATGATGACATATCTGAATTAGACGAATGCTTTAGAGTGTCATAAAACCAACACTGTGTTTTATTTACACGCACAGTTTGCCTTACTAAACGTGTGATATTCTCATCAGAGTAATTCGCCGCAACATTCTTGAATAAAATCATATCTTTACGCTCTTCAAGCCATTTCATAGCATCTTTTACATTGCGATATTCTTCTGATTCATTCTGTAGCCGCTTGATGAACTGTTCTACTGTTTCTTTTTCGGGATTGCGATAGATTATTTCTTTATTGCTATTTAAATACAATCCATGTTTAAATCTCTCTTCTGTGATAGAAATTTCGTGCCCAAAAAGCTTCTGAATCGCCGGAGAATTTAACACAGATACGTGAATGCATCGTAACATCTTATCTGTCTGCATTTCGTTAGCAAAAAATGCGCACTTAACATTCTCTACTAAAGCCAAATGTGTGCATAGATAAATCAACGATCTACCCTTACCTGAGTTGCTTAAAGCTCCAATTCCGTATGTATCGCCCGGTAATATGCCACTACAATATTTAGTAATAAAATCCCATGCACAATTATAACCTTGAGCAGGTGTTTTGAAATACTCATCCATAATAGAGCTTGCATTTGCAACTGCATCTATTGGCTCATCAAGACCAGTAATTACTCTAGAGCATATAGTATCAAGTCCTCCACGAACAATATTGGCACAATCATCTGCCGTTAATTGCTCGAACTTAGGATGAGATAGTACTTTTGTTACATCATAGGTCTTGTTGAGTGAACGTAATAAACTATATTTTTTAAGCTTATCTACGAATTTGCCTAGCTCATACTGCTCAACGGCTACGCTCATAACTCCTTCGATGAACTTAAAACCACCAAATTTTTTATACCCCTGTAACCGTACCTCTGATGATGCCGCAAACATATTGGCTTTTGCAGCAGTGAATGTATCAGAACAATTTAAAATATAATCTTGAAAGAACTGATAGAAAAAAGCGCAACCTTTATCGAAAAAGTCATCATTTTTAATGACGCTAGTATAAGAAAAAGATACTAAAGAATCTTTAAAAAATGTTCCAAGCACAATCATTTCTGTTTGCGTAGAACATAATTGTAGTTCAAGTTCTTCATTCATAAACACACCGCCATCTTATATAAAATCGTCAAGAATATTACTCAAATTTACATTATTATCCTGTGTATGGGTTCCTTTGAGACCTTGCACCTTACTGTAGTCAATATGCTCTTTTGTTGCTTCTTCTCTTACCCTTTCTTGTTCCGCTATCTCTCGTTTACGCATGTCTTCTCTATATCTTGCATTCCAGTCTACTAATATACTCAAATCATACAAGATTGCGTTAATACCACCTTTTATATTTCGCCGATAATGGATTGCTTTTAAATCATCTATATAATATTTCCATTCTTTAAGCAGTTCTTTGGGAGAAATTTCATAGATTTGCCCTTTGACTTTCCCCTTGTAAACCTGATCGAGTTTTTCAAATACTCTATCATTTACTTTAGAAATATTATATTCCTTGCTAATCCAGACAAAAATATTATCTTTGTCTATCAGCGTATTTATCTTTGATTTAAACTCTGCAACAAACAATGGAATGCCACTTAAAGCCTGTTTCCAGATAGCTATTCTTGCCCTTGGACTACTAATTTTTATTTCGCACATTTTCTTAAAGCAGTCTATATGATAGTACTGATTTTTATAAAACAATATATCATCGGGGATATTGTCTTTATCTATAGCAATATTTTTTTTACACTCATTACATATTCTATTAATCATTAAACCCCTCCAAATCTAAAAAAATATGAGAGTGGGAGTAATCACTCCACGCTCCCATTTAGTGTTTAATTTATGCCTTGAGAACTGTAAGAATTTCCTGAAGAGTTGCTGCGTCAGATTTCTTCATTGCTGCTGGGGTTGAGGGGAGGTTTGCTGAGGCGAGAGCGGACTTTTTCTCGGATTGTTGTTCTTTTGTCAGCCCCTTCATAATATTAGAAATTTCGCCGAATAGCTTATCTTCCTTTGCAATATTAGATGTAGCTTCAAAAGCTTCTACAGAAGAAAGCTCATCTTTATGTTCATGATAATACGTTTCTTTTTCATTCTGTTCCTGTTTCATTTTTTCAGCCATATACTGATCGTCTGCTTTTGTGGATGTGATTGATTTTTTGATAGCTTCCGTAACAACTCTAATATAGTTATCTACAGAAAAGTCAACTTTTTGTTCAATATCGGGGAATCTACCCCCTGCGTCCACAAACCCGTCTCCGCGGAACCACATATATCTTTGCGTATCAACAACCTTGTTATCTTCAATTTCCTTTTCAGCATTAATCATCATAACTATATCGGCCTTATTTGCAAAAATACCGTCATAGTCCGTATTAAGGTTACTAGTTAACAACTGATAAGCATCACCGTTTTTCTCAGTAATTTCCTTATATTTAGTGTGACCAATCCAGATTAAACCATATCCGCTTCTTGACAACCTAGTCATTATATCATCAATAAGCGTTGTTAGTTTTTCTCTAGGCGCCCCAAAACCACCAAAACAGGCATTGAATCCACTAGGAATTTCCCCCTTTTCTCTTCTATGGAGCCTGATAACTTCCTTTTGCCCAATTTTAATTAATTCATCCACGGTATCGAAGCAAACAAATTTAAAATGATTGTCTTCTTTATTCTCGCACAGGTCATCTACAATTTCATTTAAAGTTCCCCAGTCCGGAACAGTATCATATACGACCCCATCTAGTGCTTTCTGTCCTTCCTCATTACCTATTTCAAGCAATAATCCATAACTTAAGTCTCCATAAAGCTTTTGAATAAAATCTTTAAATAAAGTAGTTTTTCCTATTTTTTTAATACCTCGCCAATAGTGTCTATAGTTCGCAAGATCTACTTTTACTTCATTTGTTTTATATTGTCTCGCCATCGTCTGCCACATCTCCTCTTAAAGTATTCAAATAATTATTTAGCTGTTCCTATGTTACATATCCCTATTCTATTGCGTTATCAGCATATGACCAATGAAGCTTTTCTTAAATCACTTTGTGCCATATGGGGTAGATACTAAAACCTACCCAAACAACACGATTCTTACTCCACTGATTACCAATCTACCTCATCTTCGTTACTACTTACATCATTGCTCCAAGGTAGTTCATTGCTACTTGCTGATGTTGATGCTGTTCCCCATGTATCTGCATCCTTTTTAGGAGCTTCACCAAACTGCTTATCAGCTTTCTTATTCTCCTCAATAGCTTTTCTCGCCGCAGCAATTGAGTCTTCTGCATAAGTCTCCTTGTCAATTGTGCTAGGCTTTGCATTCTTAACAACAAGCTCGGAAATTCTTCTACCAGTAGGTCTATCAAATGTGGTTTTCTCAGTGCCCCAAGAGTCTTCCACTTCTACAGTCTCAGTAGGCACAAAGCTAGATATTGAACCAGCAATCTCAATAGAATTAAAAGGCTTAAGTCCTTTTTTTATATTCGTTGCCAGTGAACCATCTGTAGCAACGAATGTCGTCGGAACGATATCAGCATAAGCAACATGCAGTGCGTCAATTACAAATCTACCAGTTGCCTTATCTTTATCATCTTTCTCTTTATCAATGCCCTGGTAAATAATTGTAGCCCTAAAATCTGCCGTGGGCTGAAAATCATCTGCGTCAAAATCTATAGGCTTAGATAAGAGAGAAATCTGCGTTGGTACAAACTTAGTGCTTCTTTTAGGATTACCATCTTTATCAACGTAAAGACTAAAATCAATTGTGCCACGAATATATATAGACATATCGTCCTTGAGATGATTTCTAACATATTCGCAAGCATCGTATTCCGTCATGTTACGATTGATATTCTTGCCAGACGCAACATCTTTTTCAAGACCAACCTTAATACCAATTAACTGTCCATTATGAGACTCATTTCTATCTGCCCAAGCTACAGTTTCTGTTTTCTTTGACTTCGAATCGTAGAAATATACATTCTGTCTTGGCATACCATTTAAAGATATATACTCAGTCTGTCCTGGAGCAAATTCTACTCCGAAATTGATTGCTCTAAATCTAGAGCCATTTTTGGTATCCTTTTCAGTATAAAAACCGTTTTTTGCAGTGCCACTTACTATGCCTGAAAGCACAAATTCTGTTTTTGTAACAGGTAAATCAAAAATTTTTTTGTTAGCCATATTTATCTCCTTATTAAATATAAAATTTTAATCACTTTGTTCTGTATGATACGTATAATAACGGTCATCCGATACTACATCGTATAATTCATATCTTTCTAATATATCATTGCCTACATAAAGATGAGATGTAACTGCCCTACATTCCGAGCAGTATACATCAATATATAATTCATCTTTAATTTGGTTGTAATTTATATTAGAACAATGTATGTGTCCACATATACATTGGAAATAACTCTTATTATGTTTCAAATCTGACATTTCTCATTGCTGTCCCCCTTAGCCTCTTTGTCTTATGTACTGCAATGATTATACTACACTTTCACGTTTTTGTCAAGAGTCATTTTATAATATTCACAATTTATTTACAAATACCTTAATTAGCTGCTTGTCTGACTTAATTAAAAAAACATTTTTGTCATATGCAAACTCAATAACATCATTCATTGGGATATATAAATCTTGATCCTTAAACCTCACTCCTATTTTGTCTTCATTGCAAATAATATGAATACAATCAGTTTTATATCTTTTACCGCCAAATAGCTTATGATAAATATGAATAAGTCCTGGTGAATTATTAATTGAATTAAATAATGTTAAAAAATCTTGCATTTTCTGCCCTCCTCATTTGTCAATTCAAATAATATTTTGTATTCAGATTATACATTTTTTAAAAGACCATTGTCAATAAATATACATATGGTATATTTTGGTTAAAATAATATAATCACTTTGTATTGTATGTAATACTAAAACTTGCTAAGGACAATAACGTCCTTAGCAAACTATACATATTGCTCAAATTTTGCTTTTAAAATCTGTGGATATAAGTCAGAATAAATATCATATCTCCTAGCTATTTTCTTACAATTTTGAGTTGTAATAAAATTATTGAATGTCATATTTTCTTTTTGCATTTCAAGTTTAATGCAATGCAATAAACCACTTTCTTGAATACTTGTTGGTGTCATATTAATATCTAAATACTTTCGAATTGTCATAAAGCATTTCTGGCACCATCTATAACGATGCTCGGCATCAGAGGGATTATTTGAATCTGAATATGTGTCTTTTACATTCGCATTCATTTTGTAGATACCTAAATTTTTTACTTTTCGCACAATTACCGGATCAGTAGAATTATATGATACTAATTCCATTTCACGAAGGGATTTTTCTAAAATAACATATGCACGTTCATCTAAAGGAACAACCTTTCCTGTTTTAAAGTAAATACACATATTATTTAAACTAACTTGTGTTCTTTCTAAGTAACATAATTCCTTAAGCCATTGTCCTCCTACCCCCAAAAATAATAATTCTAATATAGCTTTATCTGTCCAATTAAGCAATTCATTTTGAATATCTATTAGCTGCTCCCTTGACAGTATCATACTACGTTTTTTATCCTTATTCACACAAGGAATCAAATCCGCTTTAGTAATTTCATCATATACATTTGATATCTCTGACCCTTTTTTATCCTTTGCCCATCGTGCAAAATATTTGGCAATCATATTAAAATTTTGCAAATACTTTACTGAAATTGTGTTTGTCTCTCGATAAATATTTAATACTTCTTCTTTAGAAAAATCATAAAAATATTTTTGATATTGATTCTCATATGATACAAGTTTATATATTTTTGCCTTAACAGATTCTTCAATATCAAATCTACTACGCATATATTCCTCTAAAAAATCTTTTAATTCCACCTCTGCTGTATAATTCATTTCGCTTCCACACTCCTTGTGGGTATTTTCAATTTATTATTCTATCATCACTATACAATATTATCAATCATTTTGTACTATATCAAAACAAATTATCTAAAACTTTAATTGTCTTTTCTTTCTCTTCTTTTAATACATCAACATATCTTTGTGTAATTGCTATATTGCTATGTCCTAATTGTTTAGCTATTGCTTGAATACTTACACCTGCTGCCGCCAAATTAGTTGCACTTGAACTACGTAATTTATGTGCAGTAATATGTTTTGCTATACCAGCTTCTTTAGTATATTTTTGAATCATATTATTAATTGCGTCAGGAGATATTCGATTGTGCTTTTGGGAGATAAATAACGCATTAGTATCAACATCCTTAAAAGCCCTACCTCTGACAGCAATCCAGTCACGTAGCAGTTCCGCTGTTTGTTCTCCAATTTCAATATTACGAACCTTGTTGCGTTTTTCAATAACATGGATAACATTGTTATCGAAATCTATATCCTCTATATTTAAGCCAATAATTGCTCCTGCTCTTAAACCAGTAGCTAATCCAAGCCCAATAATTGTTTTATCTCGTGCGGCAGTAATCTTATATGGATTTTTATCAACAACATCCATAATTTTTTTAATTTCTTGTCTAGTTAGATAGGTGACATTATGCTCGTTATTAGTGGTGCTAGGTCTCGATGTCTTATCAATGGGATTAGAAACATAATAACCACGTTTTACTAAAAAATCATAAAAGTTTTTTAGACCACTCCATCTAGCGGCCTGAATATCTGTATTAATACGTTTAATTGTTCCATCTGCTTTTCTTGACGTTTCCATAGAAATCAAATACTTTTCAATGCTTTCAATATTAACTTTATAAAAATTTTCATCATAAGAATTATGAGTAACAAATTTCATAAAACTTATCACATAATTTAAATAAACATCAATAGAAGAAAATGCTTTCTTATTTGCACGAAGATAGGTGTAATAAGTGCGTAAAATTTCTGGTTGCCCTTTAAGTTTTTCCTCTATTCTATTTTGAAGCTTTTGTTCTTTCTCTAGTCTACCATTCATAGTAATACACCTCCACTTTTTTATTGATGTCTAGTTCTAAATTTTACATACACAATTGTTGCCACAATCCAAATTATATATCTATCCTTAAAAATACAGCCACCAACCATAGTGGCAATATAGAACAATAATGCCGTACCATTTGCCATAGTCCCAGGACGATCCATATATTTATAATTCCAATGGTTGTTATATACGTCTTGCTGCTGTAACTGGCATTCTTCATTAACAGTATCCTGATTTTCTAATACTTTTCTTTTTTGCTTGCCTATATACTCCCGACTCTTTATCACATCTTTAAGAGCGTCCACTATACATCCTCCCTAAATATTTTATTAGCTTTTTTTTGTTGCCTTTTTCTGTTCTCTTTGCCTCCAATAATCATTTTCTTCGTGCTTTTTAAGTGCATGACAATTCTTTTTAAGACATTCATGTCTTTTAAGTGTCGCTACAGTTAAATGAGCGTGATGTTTACGACAATAACCAACTGCTTTCGTTCGAGATATATAACTACCGTATAATCCAACTAAAGGCTGTGAATTTATCATTTCCATTTGTATTCCTCCATATCACATCTGTGCATCCGAAATGTAATCTATTGCTTCGTTTATTGAGTCCATTGCAGAATCCAAATTATCAATTGCTTCCTCCATTGCTGAACCTCGCATTGTTGCATGAAGACCTTCTGATAAATTATCAAAAGAAAGCTGCTCGTCATCCATAACGTTCTCAAGTTCATTTTTTGATTTTATCAAGTCTTCGATAATTTTCTGCAATTTTTGACGTCTTATCTTATTCATCTTCATCATCCTCATCTTTAGTCCAATAATTGCCAATTATTCTATCTGAACAATCACCGAGATCCCATACATATCCAGCAAGTAAAAGTGTTACATGCTCCTTGCCTGCATTCGCAACGGCAATTCCTTTGAAGTTATCGAGAAATTCTGATATCTTTATCTTAGTACCATCTTCGTGAACAGGTTGCTTATGTTTTACCCATCCGTTATCTTCGAGGTATCTACCATATATATTTGCCACAAACATAATCTCTCCATATTTCACTGAATATTCGGTTAAGTCTCTTAGCACCTTTTCCCAAGGTGTATCCATTGCAATACATAATGCTCTGATAACACAATCATCGGTTAATTTATGTTTTGGATTGGCATTTACAAACTTCCAATACTTACTTTTACTTTTATTTTCCATATTGATGCATACCTCCGATATTTTTATTGTATTATATCATATTTTTTTGCGTTTGTCAATCACTTTGTCTGGTGTTTACATTTTATTTACAATGACCTTTGTCAGTTAATAAACGGTTTTATAATTCTAAACAATGGTGCCGATTTTGTACCACCAACTCGCTCTATATTATTATGGAACCAAGCCTCAAGTATATTACACATCTCATTCGCAGACATATCTAGCTTTCTCGGTGTCTCTGGATAGTTCGCAATAAATTCTCCACCCGGCTCAAGACTATCATAAATCTGCTTAATAGTTTCAACAAACATCCCCAAACTAGACTGGACATTCAGAACATTACTTGCGAAAATCACTTTATATTGTTTAGAAAGCGCATTTTTATTATGAATTCCATTAATACAATTGTCACCAAAGTCATAAGCTGTACAATCAAAACCCTGATCTTTTAGCCACTGTGTATGAATTGCTTCCTTTCCTGCCCCATAGTCTAGAATTGTACTCTGCTTATCAATATGTTCTGCGATATAACGTGGAACTATCGCCCTGATGCTACCATCTTTGTTTATTGCCGAAGCTCCACGAGAACGACTTGTTGCATTAGCTATACGAACTTCTTCTGTTGTAAACATTTATTTTCCTCCTTACTAAAAGACCTATGATTACTCACAGGTCTTTTCTTCTAAACTATCTAGTATACCAAGTTTACTTATTAAACCATAATATGCTTCCATATATGGACATTGTAGGCAATCAATATCTTTTTTCTGCATCTCTTCGAAAGCACAACCAGAACTACACGGACGTGCATCGAACATAATGATTTGAAGCGCACGTTGTTCATTCTTTGTAAGTGTAACATTAATTCTCTTCATAATTATTTCCTTAATTCCGTTTCAAAAACTTCCCATTCATAATAGATATCTGAATCTGCTACATAAATACTATTTGTTCCGTAAACAGTTGGTTCATAGCCATCTTCTTTGAGCATTTTGAAAACACTATTCATATCCTCTTTAATATCTTTTAACATTTTATCTTCGGAAACATACACTTCAATGGCTGATTCGCCGCTATAGTCATATGTATAAACTGCGTAAACTTTCATCCTTATCCCTCCTCAAATATGCTCACACAAATAATAGTAATAATATAAATACTCATCATCACAATCTTGACAATCATAAAAATCATCAAGAACTGTTTTAATTTCTTCAGCTATAAGCCAAAGACTCATATCTTTTGGGTCTGTATCCTCAAATTCAGAGCCACCAAAATAGAACCAATAATCACCGATATAAGCTTTAAGACCGTCCTCCTCCAATTTTGGGATAATAACTCGTGAAATCAATCCGTCCTCTATCATTTTCTTTGTAATTCTATGTTTCATAATTACATAGCCTCCTTTAAATTTAAATCACTTTGTACTGTAGGTATAAAACTAAAACACCACTTAATTACGGGCAAGCACCAGCCATCTCCAAGAACTCCACTTGCTTCATTCCTATTTAAGCAAGACGTATATCCATCAGAAACACCCTGACATCTTTCAAGCTCTGTTTGATTTAAATATCTAACTCCATCGAAGATATGCCCATTGTACCCATCAAGATCTTTTGCAGTAACCTTTCTTATACCACCACTAATTCTGTGGTATTCATTCACACAAGCTCTATAATGCTGTTCGTCTTTAAATATCAAGGTCGTAAATCCTGAACTCATAAAACGATGAACCATTTTGACAGGAGTCGTAAGAGGTCTCGAATCGCTAACTAGCAGAGCACGTGCTTTATCCCTATCAGTGTATCCACTCATTAAAATATCCCGAAGTTTTATACCATGGTCTTTAGGCAAGTCAATTTTCCAATTTGCCCAATACAATCTATCTCTCAGGGCTGCTGTAAAATACGAACCATTAATTCGTACAGGCTGCATACCCAGCATATTAGATATTGCATCCTGATCTTCTTTCTTCATAATTACATTTTCCATGAAGTAATAATCTGGATTGCACTCCTGAAGAATTCTAAGACATTCATAGAATAAATTTGATTTGCTACCCTCAAGCCCTATTCTATCTTCCGTATGCATGGCCCGACTGAAATTTTGGCAAGGACTTCCAAATATTACCATATCTACATGATCTAATTCATAATCACCAAGCTCTGAATGCAACACACCATCTTTATATGAAACCTTAGTTACATCTCCCAAGTTATGACTGTCAGGAAACTGTGTCATAGCAACTCTATTTGCTGTTTCTTTAATCTCGGCACGATAATAAACCACATCATATCCCAGCTGCTCTAAAGCACATCTTCCAATTGAAATACCATCACATAAACTAACTACTATAAATTTTTTCATCAATTCCATCCTCCGTTAATCACTTTGTTTTATCCTTAGCTTATAATTATATATCAATCACTTTGTACTGTATAGCACTTACTTTATAACCTCATTAATTACCTTTACTCGTCCACCTTTCTTATAGCATGACAAACAATCTATACACTTTTTACCACCACAATTTATCTCAACATTCTTAGCTGTCTCCTTATCCCACACTGTAAAAGTCTTAACTTTCAATCCAATTGCCTCAAACGGTGCCGGATTAATAGGTTTATTAACCATTAAACTTGAGATAATTATATTCATATTCTTAGGCTGTTTATGTGTCTTAAAATAATCCAGAACAATCTTATATTGCTTGGTCCACAACGCAAACTGACAATGAGGATTCTTCTTTGCAATATTCACAAAGTTCTCAAGATGAATTGCATTATGTAAGTCTCCATGGCTTTCAAATCTACAATATTGACTATTAATAAAGGGTAGCTGCCATTTCGGAATAATACTACCACTCAAAATTTCTCCGTTTGCTTCATAACACTTTCTTACGTTCGGACGATAACTAAGTGCCGATTTTGAATAACAATGCTGACAAATAGTTCCGTTACACTTAGATAATTTCTGACAATTTGCGTTATTTGTCATTGAACTACTTATTACAGTCATACCTTCCATTTTGCCCGTCAACTTTGTGCTAACCTTTAATAACTGTGCCATTTGCATAACCTCCTATATTATAATCACTTTGTTCTGTTATTCTTATGTGAAAGAATCATATCATTAATCACTGTTGTTTTATCTGTGTATGTCTTTTTCTCAAATTTTGTTAAATCCTGATCGAGTAATTTGGTTACATTTTTACCCTGAAAGGAATCATATACGCTTCGTAGTTTATCACACTCTATTTTACATACTCTACGTTGCTGTTGAATATTTTTAAGTTGAACTGCTATTCTCACAAGATCTACTGCGTCACAAGGTTCGATTTCCATATAATGAAGCAAATCCTGTATTTGTAAGTCATAATGAGATATTTGGGCTGACAATTTTTCCCTATGGTCTACTATACTTTCGAGGGTTTGTTTTAATTGTGTCTGTAATTCTTTTGCTGTCATATTAAGCTCCTTTTTTTTGTGTTTTATCATTCGTAAATAAAATTATCTCTTCCTATATACTCACCGTCAACATAATCTTCGTCAGTTACTCCTGAGTACCAAACTAATTTTCCATGCTGCTTTTGTTTTTCAATTAACTCACACATACAATCTTCTTCGTCATTTCCACCGACTATGATTTCTTCGTCATCTGCGTATCTTCCGATCATTTTCCATGGATAAATAACTTTGAGCATTTTTCAATTTCCTCCACTTAACATTATTTTATATCACAAAAAATATTTCTATCTGACAAAATTGTTGCTACATAAGCAAGCTCATCGGCAAAGACAAAAAGAAGATTTTTATTTTTATCAATGCCAAAGTCATATCCATTCATAGACAAATGGTTTTCAAGTTCTTCCAAGTTTGTGTTCTCAGGAAGCAACAGACACACATACACATGAAATTCTTCCATAGTTATATCCTCCATTTTGCCAACTGTTCATTTACATATCCGATATGAACAAGCTGATTATTGATACTCTTTGTACGTTCTGCCAAGGTAGTGTTAATTGCAAAATCAAGTTCTTTCTTAAATCCGTCCCAATCATTAATTAAAGTAAGCATCATCCATTCAGCCAACTTACAAATATTTTTTATTTCTCCACTTTTTATTATTGAAAAAACAGGATAACCAGAACTAATAGCACTATTGTCATAAACATAGAATACAAAATAATTTTTCATATTGCTTAGTGCAAGATGATGATAGCGACAACCACAACATAGATAATCTGCGTTTGCTAATGTATCTCTAATGTAATTAGTAATTTGTTCTATCATCGTTTCACCTTTTGTTTCATATTGTGTTTCAGAAAATTCCTTTAAAGTTTTCAATGCTTCTTCCGCATGTCTGATTGCTATAGCTGCTGTTTCATATTTATTAATCATATCTAATTCCTCCATCTAAAATAATTCTTTTAATCTACTTTTAGCCAATATTTTTTAAGTTCATTTATTGATACTTCTACATCAGTTCCATTTTCTGTTGAGTGCATATATCCATCTTTATATTCGTAGACCTTACCACAAAGAAAATCTACTCCATATTCTTCAATTTCATCATTGTAAGTTTTCATGCACATGTATTTTCCATCCATTTTATGTCTTAATGCTGCCATTTCTTTGCCCATCTTTCAATCCAATATTTTATGTTCATTAGCTTGTATCCAATTGAACGATAGTAATTAACTATATGCCATTTTTTATAGTAGCCAAAATCAACGCCATATCCAAAATAGACTTTATATTTGTCTCCTTTATAATTCCATCGACAAACATAATAACCATTACGTTTAGTTACTATGATATCGCCGTATCTAGTAAGGTGTTCCCACTTTGACCATATATAATCTGAGGAATTTAAAATTTCCATTTCGAGCCGAAATTCATCATCAATCCTCTGTGCCATCACTATTGTGCATTTATAGAATGCCACAGTGTATTCTTGGTCGCCAATGTACGCAAAGTAGTTTCCTTTAAGACGCAGGGATCTATCTTCCTCTGTGTAGAAGTCATGGTATGTATCATGTTCGCTATCTTCCCATCCTACCATATCTTTCATTGGCGTAAACATATCAGTTGAGATGAGCTTTCCATTTTTAAAAGCTATTGCTCCATAATCTATCATTGCCATAAACTACCACCTCTTTTATTTAAAATATTCGTTAATAGGTTTATCGTTATCATCTGTCGGCTCTCCCTGAGCATTCACCACTGCAAGTAACCACAATACGCACTCACCATAGCTATCAAATTCTTCCATCCAGGCATCTCCCTCAGAATTGTCCATAGCTATATATTTTCTATCATCCATTGAGTAGTAATAAAATAATCCGTATGGTTCTTTGTATTTACCATTACATTCAGTTTCTAGGATATTATCTATAAACTTTTTTGTAACATGTTGAATTGTTGTTGTACCTAAAATTCCATTCATTTTATCTCTCCTCTATAATAAGTTCAATTTCTTCTTCTTTAATAAGTGCTTGAATCCAATCATCAAAATCTTCATCATACTCACCATATATCCACTCTTGTTCCAATTCTCTTTCGGTCAATATTCTATCAAATTGTTTATCTTTGTACTTTAACATTATTCAATCACCTCATTCTCTAATAATCAATGCTGTATTTCCAACTCTCACTACCCCTTCGTCTCCGTATTCTTCGCGGAGTTCGCTCATCCTTTCTTCGTCTCCGCTGGATGGTTCAACTTTGAAGATATCAAATATATCTTCTATCCATTCACACAATCGTTCTTCAGGCAGATGCTTAAGCTCATCTACGTATTGATCGGCGAGTCCGGGCGCGTCGTCTCCCTCATCCTCGGTGTAGAAGAAATAATCAATATATTTTCCGTCGGAGTCAAGCAGGTCAAGTCTATCGTTATTCCATACAATTGAAATTAAATCATTTTTAAATAACACTTTATAGTTAGCATTCATTTCTGATTCTCCTTTGTAAATTCCCGTTCAAGAGATTTTTGAATATCACATCGAAACTCTTCTGTTTCTACCCAATATTTGTCTTTATCAATTGCAATAATATAAGATGGTTTTATTTTGATAATATCATCAATAATGTTAATATAATGATAACAATTTGAAATACTATCTGAGCCAAATCCTCCGAAATCAAACTTATTATCTGATTCTAAACAGGCTGCATAATTTGCAGCAATAGCAATGCCAATTAAACGAACTTCTTGAATATCCATACTTTATTCCTCCTCAAAATCATGTTCGTCAATCTTAAACTTATGTGTATAATCTTCATTGTCCTCATCTGCCCACACAAGAACTTCGGTGCCAATGTTGACATCATCCACAATACCTATACCCTTTTCTTTTGCTCTTACTAACACAATATCCTGTAGTGCAACACCTTCTTCATCTTGAATACATACCACAATTTCAGGTGGAATTTCGTGACCATAATCGCACAGCTCTGCGACAATCTTGTGTCCATTTGCTAATTTAATTTCCAATTTGTTCATCGCTCATACCTTCCTTTCTTCAATGACTTCTTCACAACAATATGCAAGCTGGTAAAACCAATCTTCTGATTCATATTTTCGGCGATATAGTTCTACGACCTTTTTCTTTTCATTTTCGGTTAAATCATATTCATTTACCTCACAAACATTTTCAAGATCTTCCATATCATACTCTCGTTGTTTTTCACAATAAGCGTCATACACTTCTTCTCTTGTTAATTCAATTTCTTGTCCATTGCGAATGATTTTCATTATTCATTCCTCCTCATCTTCTAAAATTAAGTAGCCATATCCTAACTGAATAAGCTCGTCATTACTAAAATCAGCATCCTTAAGTGCATTATACGTCATAGTAACTTCATCCTCGCCGTTATGCTCTATGATACAGTCTATCAAATTCGTCAATAGTTTAATTGCTTTCTGATAATCAAGCCCACCTTCGAACGACCAATACATTTCCTTTTGAATATATATCAGCAAGTCATACGTTGGAATTTCGGCCAACTCCTTGGCACAATTCAGAAAAGCCATATCAAGGCTTCTTGTTGTAAATGTAATTTTGCCATTTGCTTTACGTTCATCATGATAATCATTAACCTGTTTTATTTTCTCAGCAAATATTTCTTCATTTTGAAATGCTTTCTGTCCATCCTCTAAAAGATACTGGAACGCAACTTTCATAATAAGATTGCCAGCGCAACTGTATTTTGCTGCTATTTTATCAAGTGCTTTTTTGCTTTCTGTGTAGTTTTGCATATTTATATCTCCTTTTTTATAAAGTTATTGCCGCTTGCACCATAT